ATGAAGATCGGCAAGGTTCTTACTAAACTGGCCCAGGATAAGCGCGTTGGCAAGCTGGATATTGCGTCGGATGGCTATCAGGTTTCCATCCGGGTAGCGGAAGGCTTTTACGCACCCAAGAATCGCCGCTCGGCGGCATTCCAGACCGCGAAGGCCGCCCAAGCATTCATCAAGACCATCAAGCGGCTTCCAGTTGCTCCGGAGGGTTCCGAGGTTGTTTTCAACCTGATGACCGGCGAGCCGGTGATCCAGGCCAAGGATACGCCGCATTGCTGCAGGGTGGATTCCGAGGCCTACTGGTCGATGTGAGTCCCACCAGTTCATAGGTCGCTTGGGCGGAGGGCAACTTCCGCCCATTTTTCTGGTTGACGATTCACCAGAACCTGCTAGGTCTGGTGAATCGGAAGCAACAAGGAGATAACTGATGCCCACTTTGGCAAACCTCAAATCGCACCTTCAGACGGTCGTTTCGCGGCAGGCGAAGGCAATGGCCACCTTTCAGGAGCGCCTGGCGCAGAACCCCGTTCATGCATTCCATTGGTCGTATGCCGTTATGAGCGCAACCGCTCAGTCGGCTGTCGCCCAGCATTACCTCAATTCGATCAAGACCTGGGAAGAGATGAACCAAAACGGCACCCTCACCGAGGGCCAGCCCCAGGACGAGGATGGTGTCGTTGAGTTCATTAAGGAGAGCGTTCTCCGGATGGCCCTTCAGAAGGGTGCGGTGGTTCAGCGCTCGACCAGCCCGACTGCCAACCTCATGGAGGACGAGGAACGCGCCTTTTACGCCGACCTCGCCCGTGATTGGAACGCGATTTTCTAATCGGTTGACGCCCCACCAGTTTTATGTAGAACTGGTGGGGTAGACAGCAAAGGAGACCGAGAATGGCGAAGAACCGAATCTGGAATATGGGCGTTCGTAAGTTCGACCGTCTCTTCTCGCGCACGAAGCGGAAGGGTGACCTCTACGGTAAGTCGGGTCGCGGTGAGAGTAAGGCTATCTCGATCCAGGAAATTGCCAAGGAGATGGGTGTCAAGGTCGTCGACATCAAGTTGTCAGAGATGGACCCCTCAGACCTCAAGGGTCTGCCTGACGGCGGCTACATTGTTGCCTCTGGCCCGATCGAGCGCGAGCAGATCAACGAGGCAATCGACGCAGTGGTCGAGGAGCGCATTGCCAGCCCGGACATTCACGCGGGCGATATGGTGCTCATGGAATACGCCAAGGGCGTCACCGAAACGGTAGTCGTCGAGGCTATCGAGGATGGCATGGTTTACGGCCTGGGTGATGACGGCGAACCCTTCAGCGCGCCGCTTGCCAATTGCGATAAGGTGCCCTTCTGATGGGCTATATCCTCACAAGCATTGCTCGCCGGGTGTTGAACCTCGACACCCTGGAGACCCGCAAGAGCGATTCACTCGACTTCCACGAACTATCGGTGTGGCAGATCAAGGAAGCTCTCGAAGCCGCGTTTAAGGCCGGCTACGATGCCGGTCGTGATGATTCCAACTGACGGCACGGATATACCGGGACCAGTGGATTGGCACAACGCCAGCCACTGGATTGCCTATGACCACAGTGCCAAGACCGTCGAGACATGGTGTAAAAGCGGGCCTGATTACCGCTATATCATGAAGACGCGCATTCGCCCCATGTCGCCCATGGAGATCCTCTTGAGCGACTTGCGTGACTCCAGCAAGGAAGAGGTTCAAGCGGCTCTGGCCCAGAAGGGTTGGCTCTAAAACTGGTTGACGGCTAGACCAGTTCTGCTAGACCAGTCTGGTGAAAGGAGGTCGGTATGCTGGTTTATCGGTTGGAATACGATAACGGCGATGGAGTCTACAAGGGCTCACTCGGCTTTCTCGCCTGTAGGTCGGCTATCATTGATAAGTCGGATGAATCCCCTATCCATCCTAGCCCGGAGAATGATGAAGGCCTTGCGGCATGGTGGGAGGGGCCTGGTAAGGGTTGGTCAAAGAAGAAGGCCGACTGGCATTACAAGGGCCGCACCCAATACGTCTGCGGCTTCCAGGATGAAGAGCAGATGCTTGACTGGTTTCCCCATGAGGGTTTTCAGTTCATGCTCGATGAACTAGCCAAAGATAAGGCAGAGGGATGGGATGATCATGGCCTCCGGGTGTCGGTCTATAAGGTGCCCGCGCCTAAGGTTCGCAAGGGCAAATTCCAAGCGATGTTTCGCAAGGAAGATGCTGAAATCATTGATAGACTACCCCTTAGCCTTTACGCTTGACGTCGAGGTTCTAGGCCATAATATGATCCGCGTTGGGTGCCTCCGGGTCATTACTCCTTGCGAGTCTAGGTGTCATGGACTTGGATAGCCCTAGCTGCCGAAGGAAGGGGCCGTCGAGGGGACATTTCACTCCGACCATGAGGTAAACACGGACCGGATCAAGGCGCTCAAGACGGAATACGCCGTGAAGCTAGGGAAAAGACACACGGGGAGGGTGGCAACACTCTCCCCATAATTCTGGTTGACCCTTCTGGCTTTGATGTTACGCTGATTGGAGTCAAACTCAAGAAGGAGACGTGACATGTATTGGTTCATTCTCTTTGTGATAGCCACCCTGACTCTATCGCTGATTCAGCGGCGCCAGGAGCTCAATCGGTTTTCGCGCTTCCATTTCAGCGGTGCGGCCAATGCTCAACTGGCTCGCAGTCGAATGATTACCAACCCGTTTCAGCTGATTGCTTCCAACGCCTTGGTCGCTGGTTTCGGCGTCATCGGTGGTATGGTGATCTACCTGGCCGGCCTTTTGGTCTTCCTGGGCTGAAGGAAGCACCGATGACGATGATCGACCGAGAGAGCGCCGAGAAGCTGCTCGATACTCTGAAACATGGAGGCCTTGGTAACCCTCAAACTCTCCAGCAGGCTCTGGAGAATACATTGGAGCGGTTGCTCAATAGGGGAAACCTCCCCGACAATGCCAAGGCTCTACCCAAACAAGCCAGGTTGCTCAGCCGCTATGAACGGTTCTTCGGTATCGTAATCCAGGTTGCTCCACCTTCACCCGAACCCTACAAGGTCGAAGACGTGGCGCGCTTTGCTCGCTTCAGTGAAGCCTGCCGAATCAAACAAGCCGAAACGGCCAAGGTTGGTGATGTCTGCATCGATTCCGAGGAGGAACTCGCCGAAATGGTCGGGTTCTATCGCAGTATTGCGAGCGATTATGCGGCCATAGCCACCTTCGCAGAAATGGACAATCTCTCGGAAGCCCTGAAGGCCTATCGCGATATGGATACAGCGGATCGTGATAATTTCGGTTGGGGTGCCGAGGGCTTCGACGAGGATCGCTGGATCGCCACTATTAACGGCTAGTTCGCCCAAAAGGAGAACGTGATGATTGTTGTCAAGGTAATGGCTGGAATCCTCCTGTGGCTTCCCCTGTGTCTTGTTGCCTTTCTATCGTTCATTGCGACCATTCCTGGAACAGCGAGGCGACCCAAGGGTATCACGCCTCTCCATATGATCCGATGGGCGACCATTCTGATCTGGTTGGCACTGACTGGCCTATACGTGTGGTTCCTTGTGCGGTTCTGATTCTGGTTGACGTCTGGATCTCCAGTGTTATCACGGGTTATAGGCAATAAGGAGATCGGAACATGGCGACGCAGTTACCCAAAGGCATCCTCAAGTCGGATACCCTGGCCCCCAGGTGGGATGCCAAACATATCGCGACAGCATTCAAGTTCGCCGGCCTCGATGAGAACCCTCGTTATCAGCACATAAAGAGTTCCGTCGAAATGGCTCGCGCCCTCAGGGCAGAGGGTTACCGCGGCCTGGTCGATGACCATGGGTTCATCAAAGCGGTGAAGTAAATCCAACCGTTCCATCGATTGGTGGAAGCCCCACACTTGGTTCTATTGAATTGGTTGACGCCACGGTTTCTGGTGTTATCACCAGAATATAGGCAGACAACGCGGAGATCGGAAATATGGCAAGCTGGAACGAGACGAACAAAGGCGCGCAGAAGGCGGCTTCCACAGCGGCCCACGTCGCGAACTACATGGAGATCCGCAATAAGTCGTATCTCACGATGACCGAAGCCACTACGGCGATCTGGGGCACGAGCGGCACTGGTAATCCCAACGCGGTTCGGCTTATCGAAGCCACTGCGGCATTCGGCTACCTCAAGATCATCCCGCACGGTAAGCGCACCCGCTACGTCGAGGTCGGCAGCAAGCCTATTCCCACAGAAGCAATGTCCCAGGAGGATAAGGACTTCTACGCCAAGATGTATCGGGACGAGATCCAGGCCGAATGCGACGCCGCAGAGCGTCGGATAAAGGCAGCTCTTGCGACCAACCCCAAGGAAGCCCCGCAGGTCTTCATGAACGAGCTGAAGGGCTTGCTCGGCGGAAAGCGCCGCTAATGACGACCTGGGCTATGCGCGATAATGGAGAGGACGATGACTACGTTCCTCCCTACACCGCAACCAAGACCGATGATTTCTCCTGCGACCCTTCCAAGTGGTCCTGGAGCAAACTTTGTCACGAGGTAAAGCATGGCATGCCAGCGGTAATTGCCGAATATGAATCTCGCATCAAAGAGGTCGATACCAACTATCTCCACCAAAAGTCTTGGTGAGATTGTCTAAATCTGGTTGACGATACCTATAGTGGTGTTATCACCAAGTTATTGGAAACCAAGGAGGTGGCAATGACCCAGCAGATCGAGACGATGACTAACGCCCTGATGGATATGGCCAAGTCCTACGGCCTCGGCACTCCGGAAAGCCGGGCAATCGTCACCGCGCTTGAACATGCGCGCATCGTCGCTGGCATTATCGAGCCCGAAACCAAACGCATCGAGATCCGCAGCAAGGTTCGGCACCAGCGTGGTCAGACCTACGGTGGCGAATCCAGCGGCATGTTCGCGGAGATCACCAAGGATAGCATTCACCTCACGGGCTTCTATTGCGGCAAGGTCGTCGACATCACGTTCAAGGTCGGCGACATCGTGGAGTATGACTCCTACAACCTGCGCTACCTGGGCAAGATCGAGAAGATCACGGAGAAGCGCATCACGGTTCAGCCTCGCTACGGTGCGACCCGTAAGTCGATGGATCTTTACACCTTCGCGTGGCGTAATTACAAGTTCGATCTCGAGCAGGCGAATGCCGAGAATGCTCGTACGAGTTACGAAATCTAAGGGGAGGGTATATGATCACTGGCGGCGTTATTGGATTCCTGGTTTGGGTGGTTCTTATCATCCTGGCTTCCTACAGCCTCAAGGCCAACGAGAGCCTGAGTTATGAGCGGAGCCTCGTTCTTGGCTTCCTTTGTGTGTCGAGTGGCGTGGCCATCGGTTACCTGGTGAGTGTCTGGTAATGGAAGACAACACCGATTGGCAGGCCAAGATCGACCAGCTCGCCATCATCGCCTGCGAGGTTTCGGGCATTGACGCCTTCCATATCAGGGATGATCGAGCCATGTATCGTCACAATGAAGCACAGGAGCGAGCCAAGGTTGCTCTTGCTATCCTGCGTGGTCAGGGTCGGAAGGAGATGATCTAATGGGTTTTCATTCACTCATCAGCGTTTCGCATGACCAGTTCCATGAGATCCAGAATAGCCCCGAGGGCTTTATGGAATGGCTGGGCTGGTATATCAATTCGGGTGGGCGGCGCGAAGCTCAGATGCTCGAGGAGAATACCCACCATGCCGTGCGCGTGATTGCCATGCGGCATTCCGCTGATAACTTCATCATCTCCAGGGATAAGGTCGGCTTCCCCGCAAAGCTACCTTACGAGGAAGAGCTTGACGAGCAGAATAAGGCCTGGGATGCCGCTGTTACCAAGGCGAAGGCATGGCTCGGTAAGACTCTGAAGCTTCGCACGATGGCACAGGTGCGTGAACTGGTCGTTCAACTGATCACCAAGCATCCGGTCTCCGATGCTCAGATTCTCGCTGCCGATGGCGCATTCTTCGCCCGTCGCAAACTTCAAGATGGCAACTGGAAGCCGACGCGAACGGATTACGAGGCGCTCAAGAACCGGCTCGCGAAGATCGAAGAGGTTCTAGGGGAACCCGCGTGACAACCAAGGATCATGTGCTGCTGGTGATCTTCTTGTCATCAGCGGTGCTATACATGATCGGTATAGCGACGGTTCTCTATATGGCGCGTAGTGACTTGGATGGGGAGGAATAACAGTGAAACTCTATGGCACTAACTGCGAGGGCCAGGCTCCCCGCATTTTATTCCCCTACGCTCATTCGGGTTATGATAGTGACCTGGTGGCACGTATGGGCGCCCTCCGCAAACACCTAGATGGTGGTGGTCGGGTCTTCATCGAAATCACCAAGGGTGCTCGCAAAGGAACCATTGGTGAGCTGGTCATACCTAGCACTGATGTCAACGAGCTCTGGGCTGATCGTGTAAAGACCGGTATGGGTGAATATCGCCGTTGTAAGGTCGATGAATGGCACCTCAAGTTCGACGATCGTGAGAACGTCATCAAGATCTCCAAGGATCGCTGGGATTACAAGTGGAATGGCATCCTGCGCTTCAATTGTGAAGGCACTGTCTGGGTCTACGAGACCAAGGAAAAGCCTAAGGTCGAACCCGTGAAGCTCTTCGACCATTTCGGCACGCCTCTTGAGGCAGGCCAGGTGGTTCTATTCCAGCATGGTAAGCAAAACACCTACCACAATCGTTTCGGTAAGATCAAGCGAATCTCGGATAAGGGCACCATCTGGGTCGAGATGTTTAAGACCCGCCCCGAGCATACCGCGGAAGTCGTGGATAAGGGCATCTACGCCCAGGATATGTTTGTGCTGGATGGTGACCTGCGTGAAAAGGCCATGATGGCCAAACTTTGCCACTCCTAAGATTGGTTGACGATCACCACCTTTGAGCTTACCAGTGAAGCATGAAGTGGCTTGAAATCATTAGTGAGAAGCTAGGCCTTCAAAGGCAGGCTCTATTCGAGATGTCGAATCTGACATCCAGCGATACCGGCTTGCCTTTTGTCGTGTTTGTTAGCCAAAAGGCAGGTGCCAAACACGACATCAGAGTAAAGGTAGGGCAATCCACCAAATACATTCCTGGCCAAGAGGTCACGGTAGCTTTGCGGCCATTCAGGGTCATTGGCAAAAGAACCTTGAGATCCTCAGACTTGGCCGCCCTGAAGACCTGGGTTGATATCAATATGACCGTTCTTCTGGATTATTGGAACGGAGACATATCGACTCGTCAGATGCTCGACAGGATCCAGAAAATCTAAAACTGGTTGACGGTCTCCTTGTCTATGCTACCAGTGTGGCATAAGCAGAAGATAAAGGAGATCCAAATGAGCGTTGATTACAAGGGCCTCATCCGAGGCAATCATTCGGCCATCGACATCGCGAAGGTGATCGCAAAGACCTACGGTGGCAGCCACTTCCAGATCCAATTTGGCAATGAATCCACCACGGATCATGGCTACGGCCTCGGCGCTGGTATCGACCAGGGCCATTTTGTGCTCACCTTCGACCAGGAGTTCAGCCCCGAGGTCAAGGCTCTGCGCCCCTGGGCGCGCAAGGCACATCGCATTCATCGGCAGATGCACATCTTCACTGATGGCGCCTGCGCTTGTGACTACCAGGATGTCACGACCGAGCCGATGACCTACGTTTCGCTCGGCCATTGGGGTGATTGCCAGGAGATCATTTGCGCGCTCGTTGCTCACTTTGGTGGCTACGTTCGAGACGAGGCCGGCGCGGATATCTGGGTCAGCTATCAGGCTGTTGCTTCTATCGAGCAGGTGGCGTGATGGATTGTGGTCATCACTGTCATGAGATCGGAGAGCCTTGGATTGCCGAGAACCCCGATTGCCCCATCCACGGCGCCAATGGTCTCCATCCGGATGATGCCAGAGATATTATCAGAGAACTGGTCACCGCTTTGCGTGAGACCCATGCGATCACGTTCATGAGCGATGAGTTGTCAGAGCTCATTTCCAGGGCTGAAGCTCTCCTCTAAAGCGGTTGACAGAACTGGTGATCATGCTATCACCAATTTATCGGAAATGAACAAGGAGATCGGAACATGATGATCGCGCTCTACGCTTCCAAGAAGGAGCTCAAGGATTCGGTCGGCCAGAGCCTCAACTACCGCGAGACCAGCCTCTTCGGAAACGAATACAAGGCCGATGGCACGTTCTGCGTCTCGAACCGCCCCAGCATCACCGGTATCAAGGGCCGCGAGTTTTTCGCCGAGGTGACGATGGCCGGTGGCAAGATCGCGAAGGTCGCATGATGGAAGGCGACCGCAACCACGCCGGCGTCAAAAGTGAGGATTGGCGCCGGCTAGTAGATCGAGCACCTGATGCCACGCGGATCACAGAGCTCCTCAACCCACACGGCACCAAGCCCGTTGATATCGAGTTCAAGATCGGTGGAGTGAGTCTACTCATCGAGATCAACGGTCGGCCTCATCGCATCACCGTGGAGAAGATCTGATGTTTCCGGAATACCAAGCCTACCTTGCTGGTGGTAAGCCGTATGGCGATACCAAATCAAGCTGGCAAGCGGCCCTCGCACTGGTTCGCGAAACTGGTGCGGATATCTTCTACGTCGTGAAGATCGACGGTGAAGAGAAACGGGTTGTTTACGTCTTCGATCGTAACTGTAAGTTCGCAGGCCAAACCGACCTGCCTTTTGAGGAGGTATTCAATGGCTAACCCGAAGAAGATCCGCCGCCAGCAACGGGCTCTGGAACGTCTCGAAGCCAAGCTCGAGATTGATGGTCTGGGTTTCGCAAAATCCAGCCATATCAGCAGCAACTCCGAAAAGGATGCGATGGATCATCACCGGCTCCGGGTGAAGCTGGATCTCTTCCCCAAATATGATGGGCCAGTTCGTCCCCATCCGGCCAGTCGATATCTCTGATAACTCTGGTTGACACTCACCAGAGTCGTGTTATCCAGGATCGGTAACAACGAGGAGACAGGTGATGGCCAACAAGCGTAGTGGTAGCAAACGTCGTAAACGGCAGCTTGACCGTCGCAAGGTTCGCCACGCCCTCAACCAGAACCCCAGCTTCTTCAAAGGCGTGGGTAACTGGATCCAGCGTATCCGTTACGGTGATGGTCTTAACGCCAGCGACATGCGGGGTGACCGCTAATGGATCGCATGATGTCTTATGATGAGGTTAAGCTGGCTCAGCGTATCATCGGCCTGCGGGGAACCGCGTTTAAGGCTCGTGGCAACGGTTGGAGTTATCGTTTCACCAAAGACCGTGAAGCACTGATGAGCCTCCAAGCCAAGGGTCACGCAATCGGTATTGGGCCAACCTCTCGGTGGAAGCTGACTCCCCTGGGTATTCAGCAGCTCAAACTCCAGATTGGGGAGTTCACGTTTCGATGAGCCTGATGAGCTTTAACGAGCATTCAATCCAGACCCAAGCCGATCATCATTGGGATGAAGGAAGGCGGATTGACATGGATGCTTTCGACCAGCTACCGCGTCAGGTGCGAGATTGGATCAACGAGAATGATTCATTCTACCCGATCGAGGATGTGCTGTATGAGCATCTTAACGACCACCGTGGAGACTACGAACTCACCCTCGTCTGGCTCATCGAAGCCGAAGAGTTCGGAAGGAGCCTCCAAACCTCGCATTGAACGGCGAATGGGCAAAACATGGTCGGTGATGATCGGCCATGATTGTAAGACCGTTGATGAGATGAAGCTCTGGATCAAGGAGTGGAACCTCAAAGCTGGAATGAACCTCTATAGGATTCAAGGGTTACCACCTAAACCTAAGCCCCTGCCTAAACCTCAACCGCCCGCTCTGAACCCCGTTGAAAAGCTGATTGCCGAGAGAACGCTAGGTCTGGATCACAGCGATGCGGTCAACCAAAACACCTTCACCCCTAGTGATGAGATTGAACTCAAGGTGGTTCAGGGAATGGTTGATAAGGGATGGATGGCGAGACTTGATGAGCGATTCTACCTCAGAGCTGCAGGTATTGAATTGCTCAATGAGGTTCGGCCTTTGACCCTCGGTATCCTGAGCTAAACTGGTTGACAGTCTGCTCTCCTATGTTATCACCAGATATCGGAAACACAGGAGGGCTAAATGGCTTCTCATATCGATATTGATCTCCTCTTTTGGGATCGCAATTCAAACAAGCTGACTGGTGAGGCGTCAATGCTCCGCCATAGCCTCCAAGGCCAGATCCAGAGTGGAAATGCTCTTGCTATCGTTGGTCATCGTGAGACGCGCCTGTATGCGCTCCATGAAGTCGAGCGCGAAAAAGCCCACAATGAAGTTGGCGATATCCAGGCCTGGGTGTATAAGCCGGTTCGCAGCGAGGGGCCCTCGCTAATCATCTTCAACGACTAAGGAGCCGATCCGATGCTTACCGTTCGTTTTTATGATACCCAGACTGCCGAGGCGGCTGCTCAGATGTTTAAGGGTGTCGCTGATGGCATTTATGCTCGTTTCACGACTGATGCGCCGGAGGCTCTGCTGGCCAGCATCAAGCAGAATTTCGATTGGCGTGACGCCGATTTCTAATTGATTCTGGTTGACGGCAAGCCATCCTATGCTATCACCAGTTTGTAGGCAAACAGGAGGATATGATGGCTCGCAAGACACCCCGCACTCTCGAAACAGTCGAAGCGGAGATCGCCTCCAACCTCGAGAAACTGACTCAGGAACGAGCCACCTACCAGGCACTGATGAAGCGCATCAGTACCCTGACCAATAAGCTCAAGAAGCTCGAGGATGAGCGCGTTACGTTCGCGCCCCTCGATCTCGAAAGCGCGCTGGTTGCCTACAAGGAAACTGGTGAAAACACCCAGGGCTATGAATGGCTCAATGAACGCTCCTGGAAGGGCGATTGGAAGGATACCGGTCTGCGCCATAATGGCAGCTACTGGCCGGAAACCAACCAGTATGTCATGTCAGTATGGTCGAACAACACCTGGGATGATGCCAAGCTCAAGGAGCAGGCCAAGGTGATCATGGATGTGTTGCCCGCGATCAAGGCAGGCATCATGAAACGCGAAACCCTGATCCAAATCAGCAAGGGCGAGAAGATCGACCTCAACACCATGAAGGTCTTCGACATCTTCGATCGGGGAGCCAGTGAATATTCCAGTTGGATGCTAGCTGCTCTTGAAGATGGCCGCTGGATCATTTACGATGCCTATACCTGCAAGTATGCCTGGGGGCAGGCTCGCAAGGTCGGCACCCTGATGGAGTGCTTGAAGGAGATGCGGGATTATCTCTACTATGAGGGCCCGAGGGATGACGATGATGGGGATGATTATTGATGGGTTTCCTAACGCCTGACACCAAGCTCACCCTCGACAGTGTGGATGATGGAAGCCTCTATTATGCCATGTTGTCTGGCAACAGCGATGACGTAATCAGTGATACCATTGCTCGCCGTCGAGTAATCATCGATCAAATGGAGAAGCTGGTCAAGCTCTACAAGGCTAACCAGCCCATCTACGCTCGTATCCACAGCGGGGCGCGGGCTGGTAGTATCGTAAGGATCGCTCGCTCCTCAATCAGTTTGGCCAAAGTTAAGAGCGGGGATCCTTCACCATTTGGTGGCCGTCAGGCGATCCAGGAAGGAATGCTTCAAAGTGATCCGAGGATCCTCGTCAAGATTTTGAAGGATGACAACGCTTTCGACACCTTCATGCTTGGAACGTATCGAACCTATCTCTGGGTGGGCTTCCACGAATACCTGAAGTTTGCCAGAGGCCAGGATCACCATTACAACGGTGGTATCCTGTTCTACGAGTTCGATGGTCGGAAGCCTGTGAAGACCAGTTTTACCGATCAAAGTGGGCTTGAACTTCTTCCGGATTACCAGGGGCCTACTGTCTTTGAATTCGCCCGTAAAGACCCTGTGAGCGCAGCCGAGAAAGCTATGCGGGTAAAGGCTCTTAACTTCACGCCTATTGATCGATTTGGTCATAAGCTCAAAGTGGATGACCTATTCATCTACGGTAAGCCCAACGATCTTGTATTCGGTCGCCTAGTCAGGGTTTCGGAGAAGGGGGTCATCAGTTGTAAGGATTTCATGACCGGCGCAGAGGTGGCACTGATGGCCGAAGACACCAAGCGATGTGTCAAGAAAGGCCTACCTATCAGTGCCTTGATGCGTTTTGAGAAGGATGAAGTGTTGAGCCAGAAGCTGATGGTGGAGAAGCTAAAGCGGTAATCTGGTTGACGTATCACCAGACCTTGCTAGTTTGGTGCTACGGAGATACAGAAAGGGACAATGATGCTGCTCATCTATACCCACAATACTCGGATGAAGACGGGTTGGATCGTCACCGAGGATCTTATTGCTCCTGACGGTGGTCGTTATAAGCCTGCCTGCTCCGATCATCCCCAAGCGCAAAACGCTCAGCTAATGTGCCTCGCTATGTCGCGTTATTTTCGCGAGGATACCGATCAGCGCAAGCGCCCAACGCTCAAAGCTGCGTTCGACGGCGCCCTCAAGTATCTCGCTAATCCGGAGGATTACAAATACCTCTCCGCTACTGCTACCGCAGCCGAGCGCGTTCTCGTCAAGTAGAGACTGGTTGACATAACTGGTGGTCGTGTTATCACCAGTTATCGGAAATCAAGGAGGCATCAAATGGATATCATCGATATCATTGCTCGCGAAACTGCCAATTATATGGAAACGGCTCGCAAGGCTGGACGCCTTGGTGATTACGTGACAGCGAGCGCAGCCAGTGCCAGTGCCCAGACCCTCATTGATCTGCAGACGAAGATCAAGTCCCTCCAGAAGGAAGCCCTTGCTCCGATGGATAAGGCATTGACCGACGCTGGTTTCGAGATCGGCGCTATGCGTGGCGGAGCAACCCAGAATTCGAGGAAGCCCAAGGTTTCGATGCCCAAGCGCTACTTCTCGTCAGGCAAGCAATGGTCGCTGGATCCTAGCCTGAACGTCAGTGATATCGATCGAATCCTGGGTCAAGGCAAGCAATACCGCGTCACCGGTGACGGCGGCAAGGTCAAATATAGCTGGCGCTTCCTCGTCGATGGCAAGGAGTGCGCGATCTGGAATTACCACACCACCCGCTGGAGCGGTTACGGCCCCAAGGAATGTTTCGAGGCCCTGGGAATCAAGATCTACGGTAACTAACCTGGTTGACATCCTGACCTCCTATGCTAGTTCTGGTTTATCACAGCATAGGAGGTTCTGATGGCTGGTAAGATCCGTGGATGCCGTTTCAACGAAATCATTCGCAAGCTGAGCCGCCGCAAACGGCCTCTGGCCCGTATGGATTCTGGTGACTATCGCCGCGAGGCTAGCTACCGCGCGAATAACGCCAACAAGCGCCGTGCCGAAAACAAGCTGATTGATCCTAACGATTGATCCAAGCTACTTGGGTTGCTCACCCTGTTCACTGGTCCCCACATCAAGATTGAGGCCACCCGGCCCGCCAGCTTTGACATAGATCTTTAACACAACAACCGCCAAGCTGACTATGATAACAGCTAGTGTGGCGGTCAGCCCTACCACGATATGATCCTTCAGATCAAGCAATTTGATCAAGACATTGAAACAGGCACTAGGATCTGCCTTGTCTCCGAGTTTGGCGACCATACACCAATTGTTGGGCGTAAGGCCCCAGAACTGCCAGACAATCAAGCCGACAATGAAGGCACAGAGGAAGAGAAAGACGAAGATCGTCCAAAGAACGTGCTTCTGGGTCTTTGGTTGTGTAGTAGGAATGGGGTCGGCCATTTTCGATCTCCAGTTTCCCCTATTTACCAGAAACTGGCTCGTCACCAGAATCTGGTTGACGCCTATAACTCTGGTGTTATCACCAGTTTATCGGAAACAAACAAAGACGGAGACAGCAAATGGATCGTCGAACAATCATCAAGAACATCCTCGTAGCCGCGGTTGGTGGTGTTGCTCTTTCGGCAGGAACTACCGCGGCAGCCAAACACCTTGGTTGGGACAAATATGCTCAGATGGTTCGCAAGCAGAAGAACCTACTGTCTCTACACTACGCGATGATGAAGAAGGCTGATGGTTCTCGGGTATATGGCTCTCCTGGTTATCGGGAGATGATGACGCCCAAGGTTGACGAGTTGCTGGGTTTCGCAATGGATAACTTCCAGGGTGATACCACCAGCGCTGACGCTTTTGAAGCCACGCGCCAGATCTTCAAAGGCCGTGAATTCTGCGATACTCTCGATGTCGAGAAGCTCAAGGAGATCATGGAAGTGGTTATTCCGATTGCCGTGGCGCGGAACCTGCTCGCCTATCATCGAATCGCTTTCGACCCAAAGGGCGCGACCAATTGGGCTGAATTTGCTAACCGTTACCAGGATTTGATTCTCCAGGCCTAACTGGTTGACACCAAACGGATTGGTGCTAACTCTGGTTTATCGGAAGCAGACGGAGGAAACGGCAGATGGCGCGCAATCTTCGCATCGAAATGGATGACGCCAAGATCGACAAGATCTTCAGCAACCTAGATGCGGTATTGAAGCAGATCTACACCAATCTGCAGGTCGATAAGACCTGGACGTATCCGACCACTGGTCTGCGCTTACAAACATGGCGGGATCCAATTACGGGTATCGCGTTCCAGATCTTCATCCAACCGGGCGTGAAACTTCCTAAGGGCTTTGCCAAACTTCACATCTATACGGCTAGTGATGCTGATGAATCTGCTATCCAGCTCGCCGACTTCATCAAAGCGTTCAAGGTGCTTCGGCCTGAAGCCGAATATGGCGCGGGTGGTGGTTACGCCAAGGCCGCCCCTAACTTCCTCGTTTTTGTCGAGGATATGATCTAAACTGGTTGACGCCATACCAGAACCTGTTAGGTCTGGTGTATCGGAACCAAACAAGGAGATTGAAGATGGCTGTAGTGAACCTCAACAAGATGGCTTCCGCGCTTTGCGGTGAGAACGAAAAAGTTCGCATCCGCATGGTTGGCGATGAGCTCCAGATCCGGCCGACCAACCGCAAGTCGGCCACCAACCTCCCCAAGGGCGAGACGCTGGTTGACCTGCGCCGCAAGAGCCAGGGCGGCAACCCGGAAGCCGTGCGCGGTATGCGTTTCACTCTCCCCAAGGAGATGGAGATGCAGGTCACGCGCATGTATCGGGCCGAAGAGCGTTCGCACGGTTGGATCGCGCTGGTCGAGGTGAGTGCCGCCGATAGTGCGTGGGTTAAGCTGGGCACCAAGCCCGGCGAAGCCCGGCCGGCTGGCGCCTCGGTTTCGGATCGCTAAGGAGGGTAGAATGCGACAATTTTTACGCGAGGTTTTCGGCAACCCCAAGGATATCATGGAGTTGGTCGGTATCGCTGATGCTGACCTGCTCAGCGGCACCTGGAAGCTGGGCGTGAACGATCCTCGCATTGAGATCGATGAAATCCGTCACTGGTTCATCCAGGAGCAGCAGGATCGCCAGAACCCTGAGGATCTAATTGAGAATGCGGCTCGGCTTTGTGAGAAAGCTATTGGAGCGGCGGTAATCGAGGATCTCAACAGTATGGGTGATACCATCCGTTACATCTTCGGAATGATCGAAAAGCATAACAAGGCGAGTCGCCACTCCATCAACCCACCGCCCTATTTCATCGCTATCTACCAGCTACTCATCCTGGCCAGTAGCCCAAACCAACGGCAAGCGGTGCTCGATGGGGTGAATGAAGCTATCGGCCTTGATAAGGAGATTTTCAAATGAAGCCGGAGGATTTCAACAAGATGTTTGCTCGGCCTTTGTCGGGCAGCAATACCTGGTTCCTCGTGAGCGGAGCAACGGTAGAACAGGTCGTCGCAGCCATTGAACCCACAATGGTTCGGGTCACAGACATCAGTGATCCTCGGTGGCAGGATGACAAGTGCGTCACGGTAATCACCGGTGTGAAGACGCCCCAACACAGCATTGAACTCAAGGAGGCCTTTGATGCTCTCCGCTTTCGTAATCAGGTGGTGATCATGAAAGAGGCAGGTTTTTGCTGGAATCCAGCGATGTTTAATCGGATCATCAACGTAGACCTCGAGGCATAAAAGCGGTTGACACTCTGGATAGTGAGTGTAAGATCCAGAACATAGACACAGAGACAGCGGATCAACAACGCAAGGAGGTGAGAGTGACGGTTTCGTAACAGATGATCATGCGCCCCAAAGGGGTTTTGAGAGATTTGATAGTTAGAAACACCTTACTCTAACCCAACGGCCTTTCCTTGCGGAAGGCCGTTGTCATGTGTATAACAGACAGATGTGGTATAATCCTCTTCCAAGTATGAGCCTCCACCCCAGCAGGGGAAGTGAGGATTTCAAAAACTTCAAACCGGGTCATACTGGTGTTCCAATTGGCCCTGATCATCCTGGCTCGTTTGGTTACAAGCGAACACATCACACTCATGAGGGCTTAGACCTCTATTGCCCCGATGGCACACCAGTTCATGCTGTCGAGGATGGCATGGTAGTGGGGCTGATTCCTTTTACTGGTAGTCATGCGAATCCACCCAGCCCCTGGTGGAATGATACCTGGGCGCTACTCGTTGAGGGTGATAGTGGTGTAGTGGTCTATGGTGAGATCCAGGCTGCTCTTGATTTCTGGCCCAATGATTTCATCAAAGGCGGTGAACCAATTGGCCATGTCAAGCAAGTATTGAAGACTGATAAGGGGCGACCAATGTCGATGCTTCATCTTGAACTCCATGGTCATGGCACCAAAGAGATATTCGATTGGATCGATGAACGACCACCAAGCCTCCTTGATCCAACGGAGCATTTACTTCTTCCACTTTCCTATGTAGGGCGTTCCGTATCTTAATTGCGGAGGATGGTCATGGCAAAGACATCACCTAATGGCTATGAAATCGAGGAAACCGCGCCAGGCCACATTGATATCAAATGCGCCAGGTCAAAGAGGCCATACACTAGGGTAACGCCCCTAGGCATGTTTTGTGATCTGGATGATTGCCAGTGCGAAAAGGATAGCAAAGCGCTCATGAGTTCACTTTTCAATGGTTCGGAATTGTGAAGACACTCTGGCTCTACCGACCACTTATCAATTGGCAAGACGTCTATGCCTGGGCCATACTCAATGGTATTAAGAAGCTCATGCCACCCGAGCAGCTTCACCTTACTCTTGCGACATGCCGCCAACCAGTCAATTGGTCAGGGCTGGAGTTGCGCCAAGATGTCTTGGAGATACCTGAGGGCTATAAGGTAGTTCAGATCTTTGGCTATATCGCGAAGGGGTTGGCGTTTGGTCATCCAGCGATCAAAGAGCGTCACACAGAGCTAGTTGATCTCTTTCCTACTATGGATCATCCTACACTACTTAGGCCCCATTTGACCCTTATGCGGGGAGGTAAGATGCCTAAGACCGCGTATGAGGGGAAGCTGGTCTTTGGGCCAGAAAGAGCCCAAGAATTCGATGAAACTTCTGTGAAGAACCTGAAGCATCAGAAGACTGACACTCCTGAGATGCGAGCTCTACTTGGCCTGAATCCTAAATGACTTGATGGTGATTCTTCGGTTTACTTTGCGAGTCACCTTCGTTATTAAGAGACAGGGTTAAAGAGTAGGGTAATCTCATGGATCGAGTCTTAGCAACCATTCTCTTCATGATGGGAATGGGACCACCTCCCCCTCCACCACCTCCTCCACCGCCTACGGCTCAGCCGATGGGTGGAGGTATTCCGACAGTGCCACCTGGCCATACCGAGTGAGCTAAAAGATGTGGGCAGGGGCGGAGACCATCTTCTACGCGGCGTTGGCGATGATCTTCTTCATCATTGCCCTCAACGCAAAATCAGAGAACGGTGATCTAGCATTAGCTGGTTTCTGCTCTGCCATTATGATCATCTTCTGGGGGATTAACACCATCCAATGGATGACCAATATCCTCCATTTTGCCATACTGAGTGATAGCTTCTTCACCCTTGGTGCGCTGATTCTGTTCCTGATATTTAGGCGCAAGTGGCTACTCGCTCTATCTGCCCTCTATGCCATCGATGTGGTGTTTGATTGGCTCTATGATCATCAACATGTCTCCTACAGTATGATGGCATGGACAGAGAATGGCATTTACATCCTCCAACTGGCCAGTGCTGCATGGCCTGGATGGTGTGCCATTCGAGAGAATCGCAGACATCCTGAAGTAGATCCTGGTTGACGATCCGTTGGTTTCAGTTAGAGTGGCTGGAACCAAGGAGGTCATAGGATGGCATGGTGGAATAAGCGTCAGCCCGTGGAGCCAGTGGCTCCTGATCCAGCGGATCGCGATTTCACGGGTTCGGATATCTGGACGATCATCGCATCAGGCCTCGAAAACCACGGCATGATCATGCGCCGTGATGGTTCGGCCGAATTTAGTCGCAGCAAATGGGGTGATGGCAAATACCATCTCAAGGTCAAGGTCGACTCCAAGCCCGAGCCGGTATTGGATCTCATTACTGATGCCGGTGAACCCATCAAGATCGAGGATTGGAACAACCTCACCCAGGAAGAGCGCAAGCAATTCGTTCTGGATCATGGCGCTCGTTTCAAGGTGAAGGAAGACTGATGGGAACTCTGAGCGGCGACGGCTATTACCAGGAAGTCGACGAAGCCCGCTATGGTTATGCTGACGTCGAACGCGAGCATGAGTTCAACCAGCGTGATGAAGCGTGGAATGCGATGGCTGATCGCTTCGAAGCCAATAGCAGAGCCGAGGTCGGAGCCACCATCGAATGCGCGTGTTGCGCTCGTAAGATTGTGAAGCGCTCCTACCAGCAAAAGTTTTGCCCGCCCATCCAGAAGGGTAAGCGAAAATCCTACCGCTGTAAGGATCGCTATAACAACATCATGAACCCCAGGGGTAAGTTCGCTCACCTGGCTTGACCAAATTGCTTGACACTCACCAAAGTGGCTCTAAGCCAATGAGGCAACAATAAGGAGAAACCCATGTCGAGTATCGCTCGTAGGATCGCCAGGAACGCAGCCAAGCGCAAGCTGACCAGCGCCAGCAAAGGCTGGAACGGTATTACCAGTTCATTCAGGAGCCGCGATGATCTTCGGGCTCAGATGGCCGCCGAGCGATATCAGCCGCAGATCCAAAATCGTGATCGCAGCGCGGAAGCCGCCGAGAAGCTCACCCAGGCGATGAACCGCGCCCAGACCAAATGGGGTGAGCCTGGCGTCTCGACTGGTTATCAGCCCGATGGCAGTTATGTGAGCCCCGAGGGCGTTCACATGAGCAAGGCCTACATGGATAACCTCCAGACCGATAAGCCTGAGCTCGAGGGGAAGGGCGAGAAGGGCAAGCTCTGTAATCGCACGGCATGTCAGGCTCCGGGCGCATACTGGTATAACCACTCCACACAGGCATTCTATTGTGGAACCTGCGCTGACCTTATCAACCAGGATAAGTTCAATCGGGCTGATGCGGAACGACTTTATGGCCATCCGTTGCTAACCCTGGATCCGGATTTTGCGGATAAACTTGACGAGCGGCTCTAATGGGTCATGTCAGCAATACGGTAGTCTGCGAGGGGCCTGACTCTCCTCATGCCTTCGATGTCATCCCCGAAGTCACCCGCAGAGGTTCTCTGGATGCCAAGTGCCCCACATGTAAGGGTCACGGTCAATGGAACAGTGAGATCGACCTTGTGAGCTTTCGCAGCAAGAGGGTGATTTGTGACCACTGTCTTGGTACTGGTTGGATCGAGACTGGTGACGATGCCCTGGCTGTCGACGATATCGTGATGACACCGGAGGGTTACCCCAAATGGATTCTTCGCTATCTCCCCTGCCAATAGGCTAAAACTGTTTGACTTCTCACCAGAATCTGCTAGATCTGGTTTATCGGAAGCAAACAAGGAGATCGGTAAATGGCACGGGATATGCGCGGCACCGAATTTAAGGTCGGTCAAGAGGTCGCCAAAGGAATCACCCTCAACCAGCAAGGCAGCACCGGAATTAAGATCTGCAAGGTGACGCGGATCGACGGCGACAAAGTCTACATTGATGATTCCTCGCGCCCGATGAAGTTTGCGGATCGGCTACTGATTCTCGCCTAAACTGGTTGACCTCACCAGAATTGGTGTTAGTATCAGAGCATAGGATAGCACAGGAGATCGGGCAATGGCACATCGGCACACCAACCTTGGAGCACAATTCCAGGATATGGCGGCGTTCCGTCGTTTCGCTCTCGCGGGTAACGCGGTGTTCACGATGGTCAGCAAGCGCACTGGAGAGCGCTTCACTTACCGCATTCGCAAACCCAGCGGTGAGAAGAAGCCCTTCTTCATCCAGCTGATGAACGGCCCTGACAACACCTCCAATTACGCCTATTTCGGCCTCATGTTCGGCAAGGGCGTTGACAGCGATTTCACCTCTTACCGGCACGGTGGCGCCAAGGCCAAGGCCAGCCCCAGCGCACCGAGTGTCAAGGGTTTCGAATGGCTTATCCGCAACGTGATGAACGAGAAGGTGCTTGACCAGGTTGAGCTGTGGCACCAAGGCAAATGCGGTAAGTGCCGCAAGCCCCTCACTGTGCCGGAGAGCATTGCTTCCGGCCTCGGCCCGGTTTGTGCGAAGGGAGGTCGGGACTAATGGACAAGGTCACCCAATTCATCAAGGATAACATCTTCGCCAATGATCGAATTGTGAAGTGCGGTATGACCAAGAGCGGTGGCGCGACTTACCACCTAGAAAGCGGCATGATCCATCGGTTATCAAGGCGTGATTTCGAGCGGCTTTGTGCCAAGAACGTGGGTCTACGTTTCGTCAATCCATCGACAAACGGGTTTTAACGATATCCTCACCTCTGATGTAGGCTTCGCTGAGTTGCTCCAGTTTGAGTATCTCGGCCTCAATCTTGTTGAGTTCAGCCTTCATAGCCGTGCTGTCACTCATCAGCTTTACGGCTTTACTCAACCCTTCAAAGCCCTGACTGTGAACTCGATCAAATCGCATATTGGTCATCGAGTCACGCTGCCAGGTATTCATATGCTGAGTCACATTGGATATCTTCTTCAAAGCCTCCAGATCATTTCGTAGACAGAGGAGCTCTTTGGAGATCTTGATGAAGGCCTTGTCGTTGGATTCGCTCATTCTTTGCTCAACTTGTTGATCAGTATGTCGCCGCCTTTGAGGTAGACATCAGAGAGTTCCTGAAGAGTCTCACATCGGGTCTCGAGCTTATCCTTGAGATCACCAAAGCCATCAATACCCTTCTTGATTAGCTCAACCATTGGCATCAAGGCTTGAACCTCTGGCACGTAAATCTCACCAGCCCTGATCTTATTCATCTGACTACTGATGTAGGAATCAGAACGGCATAGGTGGCGAATAGAATCCAGGGCTTCCAGTGAGTTTTCAACACGGCGTAATTCCTGAGCTACCTTAAGGTAGGCTTCATCATTCCTTGATACCTCGGTCATCCATCCATTCTACATATCAGGGTTCATTGGATCAATAAACAGGTTGACCTAAATGCCATCCTTGCTATCAGGGTATGGAAGGAGATTCACTTTGGCTCTAGGACCACGTCATGCCCCTGATACCCTCACTGTTGAGGATTGGCAGGAACGTATCACGGATTACCGTGAGCGTAATCTTGGCGAGATGCTGAAGTATGCTCTCAAGAAGCAGGAACAGGCTCGCAAGGCGGGTCGCCACAGAAAGGATTGAAATGAAGCGTTCGATTCTCGCCATCGCGGCGATGGGTCTTCTGGCCGGTTGTACGACCGTTCCAAATGGCCAGAAGAATGGCACGATCGTCAAATTGGCTCAGGAAGGCATCTTCAACAAGACCTGGGAAGCCGAGATCGTGCGTGGCGGCTCCTATACCGGTGGCACTGGCGTTCAAGGTGCGGCATTCGATTTCACGGTCAGTGATCCGAAACTGCTGGATCAGGTGCGCGATGCCTTCAACAGCCAGAAGGAAGTTCGCATCACCTACTACAAGACTGCCTGGTGCCCGTTCTCGTCAGAGAATGATTGCCACTTCCTCAAGAGCATCGACGTCATCAGCGAGGCACAAGGCGGCACGGTTCGCGAAGGTACTGATCAACCAGTGGCTGGCATTCATGATCCTGCTCCGACCTCGAATTCTGTGACGTCAGCTCAGGTTGATGAGCTATTGAAGCAGAACGCCCAGCTGCTTAACCAGAATGAGCGTATGCTCCAGGTGCTCGAGAAGGGTCAGTGAATACGCAGGATCCCCTAGACATCGTTCGCCAGTTCTCGAAGAAGATTCAGAATGGGCGAACGATTCTCGATGCGGCTCGTCATACTGAATCAGAGCTCGTCGAGCTTTACGATGAAATCGAGAAGAAGGCTCAGGGGATGCCTCCAGGCCCCGATGGTATTGTGGGTGAAGCCCTTGACATCATAGCTTGTGCGCTCGACGTGATCTTTGTAGAAGCACCCGAGACGACCAACGAAGAAATCTGTGCCACCCTGCTCAGGAAGTGCGAGAAGTGGGCGCGGCGCTATGGAGCAAGTGTTGATGGCGACCGTTCAATCGACTAACCTAGATCTAACAGCCCTTCGCAAGCTGATTACCGATGTAGGTGGGCCGCACGAATTGAGCGCTGGTTGCCTAGCTGATTCTTATGCCACGTGTGATTGCGCGTATATCTTCGATGAAGCGCACATGGGTGGTGTGGGGCAGGTCTTCATCAATAATGGCTTGCCAGTATCCGAGGGCGGTAATGATGCGCCCTCCAAGGAACTAGCACAGGCCTACCTTCGGCTGATAGTTGGTGCGGTGAATGCCTTGCCTGCTCTCCTTGATATCGCGGAGGGGAAGACGCATGGCGATTGATATGCAGACGCTCTTCTCCACTACTTTCGGTGATCCTGATCAGAAACTCAGTGTCAAGCGGTCATGGCTCAAGGAAGTCTACAGCCTCCTAAAAGACCGCGAGCGTCTTCTCCTAGAGAATGATGCCCTGAGAGCCCAGCTAAAGGCTCATCAGGATCTCGAAGAGCTCACGGAGCACATGGAGAGCAAAGAATACGAGGCTGGTTGGGCCCAATTCGATAAGGGTATGAATACCATCTTTGGCAGGGGTGGAGCCTTCGATAAAATCTTCGGCAAGAAGCGACGCATAGGCTAAGTCTGGTTGACTTCTAACCAGTTTCTGCTACACCTGGATTATCGGAATCCAAGGAGACCAGGTAATGGCATTCATTTTATCCCTCGATGGTGGTATTCCCGGATGGGGCGCGGATAATCCCCTCAACCAGACCCTCTTCGAAGTCAGGGATCGGAATTACCGGGTTTATGGCGCGGTTCGCGGCCATTGGAGCCGAGGCCCCAAGGGTGGTCACATTTACACTTACACCGTCTATGACATCCACGGTAATATCTTGCTCGAGACGAGGCGCGAGAAGGATTGTCGTGATGAAGCCCTTTACGATCCCACCCAATTCATTACCGAGCGTTTCAAGTTGACGCGGCTGGCTCCGGTCAATCTCGATCCCCAACCCGTCGGTGCGCGAGGCGGCCCGCTGGTTCGTTGAAGCTGGTTGACACCTCACCAGAACCTGTTAGGTCTGGTGTATCGGAACAAGGAGATCGGAGTATGAAGCGTTTCATTGTGGTGATGATCGACACCGATGATTTGGATACCCAGACCATCCAGACTGATGACGTTCGGGCTACGGTGGTTTCGATCCTCGACCTTGGTTATGATATCATCTGCGATATCGACGAGGGCGCCGAGGAACTGACTTACTCCCCTGAAGGGATTGACGATATAGTCAGCACCTTATTTGCTACCAAGAAATGGGCCGGCGAGGATGGCGCTCGTTCGCTGATCCTCATTGATACGCAGAAGATCGACACCGACACGATCGCCCAATAAACAGACTTGCTCAGGTTTGGATCTCCTGCTACGTAAGTGGCGGGAGATCGTTCTATGAAACGAGCACGTCGCATCTATGTTGGCCAATTTGACGCCTATTGGTCATGTAGCATCAAGGATGGCCTAGAATTCCTCCGCGAAGGCGTTGAAGGAATGGCCTACAATCTGGATGCTGACCCTCGTTTCCTACGTATCAGTGGTCGCCCTCACGGAGTCACGAGGGATCGTGATTCTGGCGTCATTGATGGCCCAACCAATTACCTCAACCAGCCCTGTGATTGGGATGAAGAGGAATGGCGTTATCACCTAGAACTTGTGAGGGAAGAGCATGGCAAGCATCTGGCACAATGACGAGAAGCCTGGTTACCTCAAGGGTAAGGCGCATACCTCCTACAGTAAATGGCGCGTTCTCGTCATGGAACGAACAGCTCAACTGACCGGGCTGTCGGAGAATGACGCGGTGACCAGAATGCATACCTATGGCCAGAAGCAGATGGGCCTAGATTTCGACAAGGGTGTGACGGCCGAGGAATTAGCCCAGAAACTGGCGCAGTAAGGAACAGGTATGAGAAACGGTAAAGCTCAGGCCGTAAAGGCGGTTCTTGCCAAGCACGGTATCAAGATTGATACTGACGTGGCTCTTGAAGTGGTCGCCGCCGCATCTACGCGCAAGAGTGCCGAATATGAGCCTGGTGATTTCGTGGAGCTCTACGGTGGTATGGGTAACGTCTATTGGGGTGAAGTGGTATCCAAAAATGGTCGGGGTGGATACACGATCAGGATGTGGGATGAAGCTGAAGAGAAGTTCACCCACACCACTGATGGTCAGGAAATCTCGAAACTATCCACCAAGGAAGAGGCGCGCGAATACTACCTCGCGATGACACGGCAAAACCCATGAAACCATTCTGGCAGGGCTTCTTTAGCATCTTCGAAGCAATGGGCGATATGATGGATCTTTCAGGTCGATCAACCCAGGAGCGGATTAAACGCCGTTTCGATCGCATCATGGAACGGAGCAAAGAGGCCGAATCTTGGTATCATAGGGGGCCGTGGTGGGAGCATCCTATGTGGGGTGATACCTGGAAGGATAAACGCAAATGATCACACAGGATGAACACAAGGTTATCAATCATCTAGTTGATGCGTGGAATGCCTTCCTCAAACTACCAGTTGATCACCCTGATTCAGTTCCTGACTTCAGGCATGCCATTCATGCGGCACAACGGGAAATTCTTTCAAGGGTTGGTCGCAGGGAAATGAACCAATGATCAAGGTTCTAGCAGTTAGCCTGAGTGGCTCTGAGCACATCATAATCGGCAAGGTCGTCGATAAGCAGAGTGTGCCCTTTGCTTCTGAGGAAGATGCCCGATCACATTTGACTCGCATCGGTTGGTCAGACCAAAGATTCGCGATTGATGAGCAGGTCTTGGATAATGGCAAGATCCGCATTACATGGGATAATCAAAGCGCTACTGAGCACGTCAAGGGTTCGGGCGACTTCGAGTATATCAGGGGAGGCCCGAAGGGCGGCAAGAAGATCAGCAAGAGTGAGTTGAATCAATGAACCGACAGAGTAACGTCTCGATCGTTCTCAAGGACGATGACGGCCTATTCATCCGATATGGCACTACCAAATTCCGCCCGCAGAGCCCCTCTGATACCAAGGGATTGACTCGTGGTAAAACGACTCGCGCATGGCCAGTTGATGCCTTGAGAACTGGTCTAAGAGTTGATACAGCGGAAGGTCTGAAAATCTGGCATCGGGCGTGAACCATATCACATTGGATGATATGCGTCTTATGATGGCAGAGGCTGAAGCCGCCGTCGAATCTGAAGAGATCATTGAAGTCAAGACCCGGCACCTTGAACTGGATGAATGCCGAGATCTTCACCAGTGGCTCGTTGACTTGTCAGGCTTCCAATGGAGTGACAATGATTCATCTACAGCTTTGACTCACTTCCTTGATACACAGATGGCGCTAGTGACGTTTCCTGGTCAGATGACTCGAGAAGCTATTTACTGTAAGGTCAAGTGGGGATAAGCAGAAACTGGTTGACTCCTCACCAGAATCTGTTAGGCCTGGTGAATCGGAAATACAAGGAGATCGAGCATGACCGAGGCCAATACTTGGAAGCGTGGCGGATATGAGCGTGGCGCTTATTGGGCTGTTCGATCTGGTGGGTTACAGGGCTTCTCCGTCGAATACGATGCTGATGATGCGGTATGGCGGGCGAACTGTCGCAAGGCACAGAAGGAAAGAGATGCCTTCATTCGCGTCGAGAACAATCGGCTACAGGGTGGTTAATTCTGGTTGACCCCGTTGGTTCTGGTGCTAAGTCAGAGTTGAAAGGAGACCACCATGGGATTGATCAAGAAGTTCAAACGGCTGCGACAACGCCGCAAGAACCTGGATAACCTTCGTTTCATGGCAAACCATTTGCGTGAACGTGGTCTCGAGAAATCAGCTCTGTTTTACGACCGGCTCATAGCCTCAGCCGAAAAGCAGAAGTGAGGAGGGCGCAATGAAGGAAGTCTGTCTTGTCTGGGAAATGGGCGGCGAATACGATACTCGCTATGAAAACGTCATCCTGATCTTCGAAACCCTCAAGGAGGGTGAGGCAGCGGTCGCGGCGATCGAAAAGGAAATGAAGGCTCTTGCCAAGATTGCCGAGCCCTCGGCCCGTTTCAACTATGAATGGGAGGCATGGGCCCGAGGCTATCCTGATGCGGTAAAATATACGGCAGAGGCGCGCGCTCCCCTGTGGCAGCGTTTCTCTGACGAATATAACGCCGAAGTTCGTGCCATCCTCAAAGTCTACCCCTGCGAGACCAAACTGCCTGATGGGCGGGTGGTCTTCGGTATGCCTGACTTGCGAGAAAGACCTGATTTTTCGGCTGTTATGATGCCCATAAACAAGCTGGCTGACCTTCAGAAAACTGGTTGACGGCTAGACCAGTTCTGCTAAACCAGGTTGGTAGGCAGCAAGGAGACACCCGATGGCAGAGGTTCAGGTTTACCACTATATCCGTCAGAGCCGACAGGGTGAGATCAAGGCGCTCGGCACGATCGTCAATTACATCAAGCCCGACCGCGACGCCGGCGAATTCACGGGCGCCTACGAGATCCGAGACATCTCGAGTCACGCCATTCATGAGGTTGACGAGCGCGACGTCTGGCCCGTCAAATAAGCCAGATTGGTTGACGTCTCGGATTCTGGCGCTATCATGATACCAGAAAGGAGATCGTTATGATTGGTCAGGATGTCAAGTTCGAGATCAAACAGTTTCTCTGGTGCCTCAACGAGGCCGAGAACGCTGATAAGATCTGGTTCTTCGTTGAAGTCGGCGGCAAGATCTACAATGGCTGGGGCCGGCGCGCCGATCTCGATGCGGATCGTGGCAAGAAGCTGACGTTCAAGCGTTGGCCGGGTAGCTATGGTGACGCACAGTGTCGCAAGAAGGCCAAGAGCAAGCTCTTCCCCAGCGGCCGCAAGACGCCCTACAAGGCGATTCCGGTGAACAAGGATCCGGATGGCAACTATCCGAGCATCGAGGCCATTTACCCCAACTTCGTCGCGCATTTCAAAAAGCAGCTCATGTATGCGCGGCTTACTGGCACGGTGATGGGCGAGGAAGTCTGATGCCCATCCTGGCGTTCATTGTCGCCCTCACGGCACTAGTAGCGTGGGATCCTGCGGGTCTCTACCATGCGCCCAAATACGTGCCACCCACGCCGACGGAGAATCTTCAGAACCGTTGGTGGGCAGCGCAATTTTCGGCCGGCTTGGCGGCTGATTCCGCAACTGAGCACAAGTTCCTCCAAGAACAGCGCAAGTTGATCACCCAGGAATGTGAGGATCTCAACATCAATCCTAAGGAGGTATTTGGTAATGTCTCGCCCCTCTGATGTGCCTGGCTGGGGCACTTGCACTCGCCGCGCGTGGCACTGGTCAAAGTGGATTCTCCTGGTTGTTCCATTCGCGGCGATCATGGCTCTGCTTCTGCCATTGTGGCTCTTCAATGAACCACAGACGGCAGCACAAGCCCAATATATCAAGGATTACACCAGGTTCATGGTCTTTGCCATGCCCGCGATGGGACTCATCCTCTGGGTTGTGCTATTCTTGAATGCCATTATGCAGGAGCGAGCAGCGAAGACACCCTTGGAGCTCGAAGAGCAGGAACGCCGACTCTTGGCTCGGTTGAAGGAGAAATACCCAAATGGCTGATCTGATGAGGATAGCAGGCTACGCTCTATTCCTGCTGTTGATGGTGGCACTCTTCGATGACAAGATTCGCCCCAATGAGACTTTCGCCTCACCTGGCCTGGGTATTGGTATGGGGATAGCTTTGGGGATGATCGCTATCGGCTATTTGGCTGACATTCGCGATGCCATCCAAGCCAACAAACCCGAGAAGCCGAAGAAAGACATACCTCAGGAACCCTGACTCTTCGCGCGAGCGATAACAGCCTTGCGTCGCTCCTCAGGTGATCGCTCAACGCGCTTGAACTCCGGTTCTTCCTTCTTACCAAAGACCTTGTGCTTGAGTGATTGAAGGAAGCCATATTTCATCTTCTCGTCACCTGCGCGATTGCGAACGTCTTGTAGGCGACGATCCTTAGATGCCTCGATCTCACCGGCAGAAGGTTCGGTCTTCTGACCAAACTCCTTCGGATGCTTGAACCCCAGGAGTTCATCAACGCGATCCATTGATTCGCGTAGGGCTTTGCGATAATCAGTCGGCTGGCTCATGCGTCTATTTATTGCTAAGTAGGCAGAAGGAGAACCCGTATGCGCTGGAAAGATATCACTGAAGGATCCCAAGACTGGGATAGCATGGATACAGATGAGTATAATGAGGCTGCGAATGATGTGGTTCAAAGGGATCTAGTCAATCCAGTAGCTCAGATGATCAAGAAGGAGTTTGAAGCCATCTACCCCGATACGCCTATTCGCGTATGGGTCGAAGATGACTTCTGGTTTGCTTCAACCGATCCAGATAGTGATAATACCAAGGGCTTTGCCTTTGACGATGAAGAGATGAGTGACAACTGGACCGCAGAAGGCACCGTCTCGGCACAGGAAACTCCAGAAGGCACTAGGGTTCTTGAACTTTGTATCACTGATGCCTCAGCGGGTGAGTTCAAGGGCGTCTGGAGCCGCATTATTGGCCAATGGGCTGCAATGGCCAAACCACTACTGGCCAAATATGGCGCCTCAAAAGCTGGCCTGAATGCTGACATTGACTATTCGGGCGGAGCCTGGGAAGCCTTGGCTCAAAAATATGGTCTGATCAACGTGGATAATCAAGGCGAATATTGACGGCTCACCGGGGATCATGCCACTCCAGGTCTATGATCCAAGAGAAGAACCGAGCAAGGCGACCCGTTCGCATTCTTACCGCAATGCCCGCTGACACCAACCCAGATGGAGACATCTTCGGCGGATGGCTCATGAGCCAAATGGATCTCGCGGCCGGTGCGGTAACCAAACGACGTGCCGGTGGCAGAACTGTTACGGTCGCAGTTGAAGGTTTCAAGTTCATCGCTCCGGTTCATGTTGGTGATGAGGTGGTGATCTACGCTGACATTGAGAAGGAAGGCACATCCAGCATGTCAGTCAAAGTCTGCACCTACGCTCATGCGGGTTGTACGGGCGTTGAGACCAAGGTTTGTGAAGCCATGTATATCTTCGTTCATATCGGTGATGATGGGCGACCCAAATCAATTCCGGAGGTTCTATGACGCACTTCATGTTGTTCCTGTTGATCTACTGTTCCTTCATCTTTGTAGCCGGCGTGACGATCTTCCTCTTTCTGAGTGAGGCTGGAGCGATCTTACGTGCCAGGATGGCAGGCCAACAGATCATCCTCATTGAGGGTGTGAGCAGCGCCGTCGAGGGTGATGTCTGGAAGAGTTACATCATCGAAAGACCCATCACCGGAAGGAAGATGGCTTGGCGTTATCCTTTGACTAAGATTGGCAAAGTAACCCTGAATGATGATGGCACGGGTGAATATTGCGGTGCGATCGTTTGGAAGAAGATCTGATGGATCTTGATCCAGGTCTTGAGGTCTTTTGGGCCGTTTTGGCATTTCTTATCAAGCTCTATGGCGAGGATAAGGCCATAGAGATTATGGAAGGGGTGATCCGTGGAGATTATAGAGCTGGTATTGAACATGCCTAAGATCATCCATGTCAACAGAGCTCATATTGCGATGAATGCCAAGGATCAGGGTAACCGCCCTGTCTATACCATCAAGATGAATGGCAAGACTCGTTACGCCCGAGAAGTTGAGATCCTCGGCCCAAGCCGAATGGTCTATAATGGTGATCAATTGGCCTGCGGAGCGCGAGCTTGGATAGAAACCGATGCTGACCTCAATCTAATTGATGAAATGTCATTCACCGAGGCACGAGCTTCTGGTTGACCTTTATCCAATCTGTATTAGATAGGTGACATCAGTAAACCAGGGAGGCAATATGTCGGACGGATCAAATTCTTCAAATGGTGGCATTGGATTTGCTGGTCTTCTAGCGATTCTGTTTATCGGACTGAAACTCGGGCACATTATCAATTGGTCGTGGCTTTGGGTGTTGAGTCCTCTCTGGATTCCATTCGCCATTGTGATTGCCATATTGGCTATGGTATTCATGTTCATGATTCTCACGGTTACTATCGCAAACTTAACCGGTCGCGGTGGCAAGATTGAGTTGCCGATTTTCCTGCAGAGGTTCCTGGCGCGTCGCAAGGCTCGGAAGGCTTTGCGTCAGTATAAGGATCGCCTGAAGTAAATCACTAGCTAGACTTGAGGGCAGTTGGTCAGGAATCTGGTTGACATATAACCTGTTTCTGCTAACTCTGGTTTATCGGAAGCGACACGGAGATCGAGCATGTTTCGGAACAACGAATTGGTCAAGGTCACCAAGCACGGCGTGACTGTTGAGGGCCGCATCGGCAGCGAACGCACGGTCTTCTATCCCGACAGCACCGTGAACAAATATGGCAGCGGCAAGATGGGTCGCGGTGTTGTGGGCTATAAGGTTCACATGCCGATCATCAAGGCAGACGGCACCTTCCACACTGATCGCGCGGGTCAGCCGGCCATGGGTCTCGGCTACGTTGCGGAAACGCAGATCCAGAAGGTTTAAAGGGCTAGACAACCGCCCACTTTGGTGCTTAGTGGGCGGTTATGTCTATCGTAACGCGCTTCGCACCCTCACCCACTGGCTACCTTCACATTGGAGGGGCTCGAACCGCCCTTTTCAATTGGCTATACGCTCGTCACATGGGTGGCAAGTTCCTCCTACGCATTGAGGATACTGATAAGGAGCGCAACACGCCTGAAGCAGTTCGAGCAATCTATGGCGGTATGCGTTGGCTCAATTTGGATCATGACGACGAGGTAATACTTCAGAGTGAGCGAGCAGACCGCCACGTAGAGGTCGCCCATAAATTGGTTGAGCTTGGTGCGGCCTATTACGATTACACGACACCTGAGCAGATGGCGATCTACCGCAAGGATTGGTCAGTCTCCGGCAATCTCGGGCCGTTCCGTTATGATTCGCCATTCCGCGATACCTCCGCGGGCAAGTTTATCATCCAGGATCGACCATACACGATTCGACTAAAGGCACCGCGTGAGGGTGAGACGGTTATCCATGATCTAGTTCAGGGTGATGTCAAGGTCGCTAATAAAGAGCTCGATGACATGATCCTATTGCGTGGTGATGGAACACCGACTTACATGCTCGCCGTGGTAGTGGATGATCACGATATGGGCGTTACTCATGTGATTCGTGGTGATGATCACCTCAATAACGCCTTCCGTCAGCTCTCCATTTATAAGGCAATGGGTTGGCCCATTCCGATCTACGCTCATATTCCACTCATTCATGGCGAAGATGGTAAGAAACTCAGCAAGCGCACAGGAGCGGCCGCTGTAGAGGATTACCGAGACATGGGAATCCGTTCTGAGGCCATGCTGAATTATCTGGCTCGCCTGGGTTGGGGTCATGGTGACGATGAGATCTTCACTATGGATCAGGCGATCGAGTGGTTCGATATCAAGAATGTTGGTCGAGCACCCGCTCGTTTGGATAAGAAGAAGCTTGCCAGCATCAACAGCCATTATATCAGGCAGGTTGAGCCGCATCATCTAGCCCTTGAGATCCTACCAGCGCTTCATGCGCGTGGTATCGAGACACCACCCTTTGACATCATCACAGGGGCAATGTCAGCACTTCGTGAGCGTTCCAGCGATATGAACGCACTCGTTGATGGAACGATGTTCCTCTGGGCGGCTCGGCCAATTGTGATTGACGAGAAGGCACAGACCAAACTGGATAGGGTGGTTCTTTCAGGCCTACTCACTCTGCTCAAGGGTGTGGATGATACTGGTAGGCCTGGTGTGGAGCAATGGCAAGCCGAAGATCTCATGGAATTGATCAAAGCGTATGCTGGTGATCGCAAACTAGGTGAGATTATGACGCCCCTCCGTGCGGCACTGACTGGAAGCCTAGTCAGCCCGCCCATTGATGCCGTTATGGTTCTGCTTGGCAAGGCAGAGACATTGGGTCGAATTGAGGATGCGTTGAATGGATTTTGAAGCCTTGAAAGCGGCCGCTGATCAGTTGGAAGATGACATGCGGCGTTACATCTTCGATAAGACACCAGATCGTCGGAGGCAATGTCTAGATCGTTATCGTGAACGGCTAGGGTTGCCTAAATGGGCCGAGGCACAACAGGCGAAATTCGATGCGGCAGTAGCCGCCCAGGAGGCAGATGATGCGTAGTTGGAAGCACAGAACCCGTGGTCTTCGGAATAAGAGGGAACGATACAAGGCCTCATATGGATACAAGATGCGCTACGGTATCGTTTCAAGGATGATCAGGGAACGAGCCCTTGGTTACGACTATTTCGAATCATGTAACTGGCACCCATGTCGTATCGAATCGTTCAGGGCCTGGGACACTGATGGTGATGTCGAGGGGCCTAGCCTGGTCAACGGCAAACCCAATAGCTGTAGTCTGACCCATTGTGGCGTTCAGCTATTCAAGGAGGATGAAGCGTTCGAGCGTCGAGACTTCATCGTCAAATACGGAATGCTACCCTACCAGCTCAAATGGGTTTATCGTCTTCCACCTGATCATCCAAGAGATCAAGTGATTCGAGGCGTTCGTGGATCTCTGGCTATGGAGGAGGTCTGGGGTTTCAATAAGAACCAGGCCACACCGGAGATCACCCTTGATGGCAAAGCATGGCTCAAGGAGACCTTCGACGTAGATTATGATTCATTGACGCCTCTGACCGAGGAAGAGATGAAAGAGACGGATCCATATTGATGATCACAAAGTCAAATGGCTACCAATGGATCAAACAGTTCTACGGTGATCGTTGTACCAAGAGATCTGGAGTTCCTCTGATCAATCACATCGATGAAGGCATTGAGATCCTGAATCGCATTGGAGCGGCTGACCATGTCAAAGAAGCTTTCGCGATTCATCCACTCATTCAAACTGATACTGACCTCAAGACCAATTTTCACGATCTGATCAACGGTTGGTCTGGTCTTCCTATCACGGCTTCGGTCATCGCGTTGGCTCTGGAATACCGAAACATCGCGAATGCCTTCCTTAGCAATAAGATCGATACCTGGGATGGCAAACCAGTGAAGATTGATCAGATTAGACTCAGCCCTCTTGGAGAGGTGAATGAGATGCTGATCGCCGATAAGGTTCAGAATCGCAAAGACTTCCTCCGCTATCATAGGGAAACCCACCCTAGGAGTCTCGAGCTCGCCTATTATTTCGAGTGTTGGTTGGAAGCCCTAAGTATTACTGAAGAGCACTACCAGGCTCTTGTGAAGGGTTTGTAATGTTCGGTTGGATCGCCGCCACGTTTGTGGGTAAGGTCGTTGGAGATGTAATCGAAGATACGATCAAACCCAAACCGTTGATCACTCCACCGAACCAGGAAGGATATGAATGGGTCTATCAGGGTGGTCATTGGATGGCATATCCTGGAAGACGCCAGTTTGACTTTGGGCCAGATTCTGCTACTGATGCGGAATGCGGGAAGATCGACTCAGCCCCAGACAGCGTAAGGATCTTGCGAAACAGCGAGAGCCCTGGCGACATGCCTATGAGCGTCTAAGAGAGCGGCACATGCCTGATGCCGACTACAGCATCCTTGAAATGCTAGCCACATTGGCTATGGGCGCGATTCAAATGGGCGGGCAGAGTCTCACGAGTCAGGTAATCGCTAGAGAGAATGACGAGAGTTGGATCGTAGAGGTTGATGCCTTTGAGGATCGGAAGAAGATCCTCATCGTCATGAATCCAAAGACCGGCATTCCTCGCACCGTCTTACCATCACAAGGAGGTTAGAATGACCGAGAAGCGGGTTCTTATCTGTGTCAACATGCCAGAGGACCTGGATACTTTCAAGGCATTATCGGCGTTCATACCCACTATGGATGACGATTCCGGTCGCTTCACGGTCGGTGGCGTGGAGGTCGATTGGAATGTCTTGGAACCAAGCACGGCCGTTGAGATTGACCCGCGTCAGCGTGAAGCGGCTTCCGATCTCCTGATGGCTTTCGACCTACCCGTGGAGTTGACCGCAGCGGCACATTCCATGCTCCTGGGTGCGATAATCAATCCAGGCTCCACCATCCAATCCATGGGCCCAGGTAATCGGAAGGCTATGCTTCTGAAGGCCAAAGGGTTGATTGAAGAGATGCTCTCCGAGATCGCCTAAAACGGTTGATTTCTTTCAAACTGGCGCTAATCTCGGTCGCGGTATCAAAGGAGATCGAGCGCATGAGCGCCAGTGATGAGATCAAAGAACGCATCGTTCACGAGTTTACCTGTTCCAATGTCTCCACAGTCGAGCGAGACTGGAAGAGGGTTCAGAAGTTCCAGCTGAACGGCGAGACCGTGCGTGAGTTCTTCAACTCCAAGCTAAACCGAACAGTTTACACTATCGGGGACGATGAAGATTGCTCCGTTTACGAGCTCGACCAGTGGGTCTACGGTTTTTGTGAGGATGAAGATGGCGGCCTCGCTGTAGCCTTCGAGCCCAAGGATCGTTGGAATCGAACCTGCTACATTTACGACCAGCATCAGCAGTTCATGTTGGAGTTCTTCCACTGCCTTCCAGCCGGCCAGTTCGACGAAGTCACGGAGAATACCTTCATCTTCGATGACACCAATCCGCTCAAACTCCACATCCTGCTTGCCAAGTATGGCTTCAAGCACGACCAGACGCTGACCGACTTCCTCAATAATACGGGCAATCGGCCGGCTCCACAAACGCCGACCGCGCCCGTTAATCCGCCTTTGCCACCAGCGTTGGATCCAAACTGGTCACCACCTGGCAACAAGGTTCCTCACCAGCCGGCTTCTCCGCCTTCACCACAGTCGGCTGGTGGGGTTCGTATCGCCAACAAGTCACCAGGCCAGCAGTCACAAAGTCATACTCAGAATCAGCAAGCCATGATGGCTCAGATCGGCCAGATGGCGGCGCAGTTGGGGGCCACGGGCGGTGTTCAAATTGGAAGCCTCCATATTCCAGCAGCGTCCTTGCCGCCTGGAATGCAACCGCTCGCTGGCACGGCACCTCTACCACCCAGCGGTATTTTCAACTCACCAGGAATGCAAGCCGCTATGCCAATGATGGCCGGCCAATATCCTGAGCTGGTGAATCTCCAGCCAGCAGTTCAGGCAGCTTTCATCGCCCAGCGGATCATGAAGCAGCAAGGTTTGGTTCAGGAGAACCCAAACTGGATGGATAAGGCTGAGGTGGAGAATCTCTTACTCCGTCATCGCAATACCTCCTTCGACCTCGACATTGAGCGCAGCAATGCGATCTGGATGCTTTATGAGCTGGCTGATGATGGCTCGGGTGAATCATTGCCTGATTTCTTCGCGATGTGTGATGAAGAGATAAGTGATCATCTGGAGGAATTCGGCATCCTTGATCAGGCTGACGACGCACACAATGTCGAGATCGTTCCAGACTACCAGAACTATTCCGCTCCTTACGATCTACCAGTTCCCCAGCCAGCACCCATGGCTCCACCACCCACCCAGCAACGCCCAACACCTATGGTGGGCCCTGCGGGGATCAATGCGAGGGCTGGCAGCTTCACACCACTCCAGGCAGCCACACCACCGGCAGCAACCCCTGCGGCCCCTCCTCCGGGCAACGTGGCAGCTCATATCGCTAATGATTCGGGCGATAAGTGGGCCGAGTTCTGCGGTGAAGTCTGGGAAACCTTCGAACTGAATCGTGCCAACCTCCCCCTTGATATTGACTGGTATGATCGGTATCGACCGCGTGACGCACAGATTACTGGCCTGGGTTATTCGTTTGAACGTCGTGAGTTCACGGGTATTCGCGTGAAAATGGGCTACCTGGATCGTGACGGCAAGTTGATCGAAAACATCGACCTGCCGAGCGCAATGCTTGATGAGCTACTCAAGGAATGGGGTGGTTCCTGGAATGTCGATGACATCACGCAGGAGATCGACAAGCGCAAGGGCGAGAACCCCGAGACTGGCTTCTCCTACACGAGCGAACAGCTCTGGGAAGAGGTTGAAGCCTTCTTGATCAACGAGGGTTGGAAGGAAGCCAAATGAGCGCCAAGGATACACGCTTCAAGCGCCATTGCCCCATCTGCTCTGACACTCTTCCAGGCACTGATGACGCCGTGATGGTTTTCGAGTGTCTAAAGGATCAAGTCGCAGAGATCGACAGTGGCAAAGCTGACTTCCTTGAGCCTAACTGCACTTTGTGTGGTGAAGATTGCTCACTAGATGAAGCTCGTGCTATCCTCGCCAAGGGTGAACCAGAGCTCTTAAACGCAAAGCCAGGCGAGTTTGACGATTGAAACGCTATCCTGAAAAGCCACCCATTCCACCTTGTATCGGGTGGCTTGCTCACAATACACAATGTTGTGAGTGTTATGAGGAGGAACGACAGGCTTGGCTCGCCGATCTTGGTATCGGATGGTTTACTCGGATGGGCCGTAAACTGAAGAAGCTCTTGGGGAGGAATTGATGCTCACTATGACGACTCTTGCGGCATGTTGGATCGCGGCCTTCCTAGGCTTTATCGGCCTAGCCTGGTCAGCATGGCGAAAGAAATGGCTGCTGGTTCCGGCCTGCTATCTTATCATCGGATTCTGCGCTGTCGCTCTTCCGCTCAAGATTGCCATGCCGGCAACGAGTGGTCTAGGTATGATCTTCCTGACGCTAGTGTGGCCCATTTGGATACTTCAGCAGCCGTTGGGTTTTGACATGGTTCGCTGGTTCCCCACTGGCTTCTGGATGTATATGTTTGACTTCTCATGATCGTCAAGCACTCAGGTAGTCTAACTGTATTCGAGGCCTTTGTCAGCCGGGCTGAACGTGATGATATTCTTGCGATCAACCGATGGTGCGAGGAAGTAATACCTGGGCGCTTTCGGTTCAGCTCTATCCTTCCGACCACTGTGGCTGATCAAAATGGCATAAGGTTTCTAAAAGGTCTACGTCGCACATTCTGGATGGATGACCGAGATGCCGCTCTCTTGTTCAAACTCCGTTGGCTGAATGCCTAGAATTGGTTGACGCTCACCAGTTCTATGTTATCACCAGTTTGTAGCAATTGGAGATCACGGCATGAAACAAGACGTCACGTGGAAGGCCTATAGGGCAAAACGCGATGAAATCTGGGCCCTCTTCAATGCGGATAAGACGTTGACTCATGAAGAGCGAGGCCAGAAAATCAAAGAAGCCTTGGATCAACTCAATATCGTGTAACGGTTGACCTTTGGTAGCCTGGTGTTAGAGCTGGAGAAGTTCTAACACCAGGAGACCCTTATGAAAAGGTTGCTACTGGCGATGATGCTGGCGATCCTTGGGTCTCCGGCAATCGCGCATGATTATCACTTTCCACCTCTGAACGGTCATCCGCTTGTGGATGCTGCCAACGTGATTCCTGACCAGAAGGAACACACTTTGGATCAGGAGCTCTTCGATATATGGCATCAGACTGGTCGGCAACTCGCCGTTGTGACCGTTCCAAGCCTCGAAGGCACCGAAATCGAAGACTACGCGAATGCCTACTTCCGAGAACTTGGATTGGGTAACAAGGATATCAATGACGGTGTTCTTCTGCTCGTTGCGCCCAAGGAGCACAAGGTCAGGATTGAGGTCGGCTACGGTTTGGAACCCTACCTGACCGATGCGGATTCCAACCAGATCATCCAGGAATCCATCCTACCACCCTTCAAAACTGGTGACATGCCAAAGGGTATCGAACAGGGTATCAACGGCATCACGGCGTATATCACTCCAAACGCTATCCAGAGGCGTATGGAAGCCAACAAGATCGCTGAGAAGAAGCACCAAGCATTCGTGGCGGCTTTCGACTCGTTCATTTCCTGGGTTGGAATGTTTGGTGGATCTCTGGCTGGTTTGTTTGGCATCTACTGGTTCGCCACTCGTAAGAAGCGCCGTCTTGCTCGAGAAGAGCGTGAACGGGCTGAAGAGGAAGCCCGCAAGGCACGGCTCGCAGAGCAAGAGAAACAGCGGCAGATCAGGGCCGAGGTGGAACGCAAGGCAAGAGAGCGCCAGGCTCAGATCGCTCGCGAGGCCGCAGCAAAGCGCAAGGCCTTCCTCGATGCCATGACTCCTGAGGTTCGTGCCAGGTTCCTCGAGCGTGAAAAGCGAGAAGCCGAGGAACGGGCCGCTGAAGCCGCCCGACAGGCGGCGGCTCGTCGTAAGCGTGAGGAAGAGGAAGAGGAGGAGCGACGGCGTCGTGACAGTTATTCCTCATCATCCTACGGCGGTTCATCCTGGGGTAGTGGTGGAGGAAGCGATGATTGGGGAGGCGGTGGCGGCTTCTCGGGTGGAGGTGGTTCATCGGGCGGTGGCGGCGCGACTGGTAGTTGGTAATAGACTTCCAAAGCACCTGAGTGTAACGGCAGGAGGATGACTCCTGCCGTTCCTTTGATCCGTCACCGTAAAACCCTAGCCGATTGGTCAGGAGACGGTAAGACGTGGATATGGTATGAGGGCTCTAGATCTACCCTAGAAGGGCTCAAACGTGAGGCAATGGAGCGTTTTGCTAATGGGGTAGAGGTAGGCCTAGCCGAGTATGTGAGCGGTTCTCCGGAGAGAGGTATCCTCTACATGGCCTTCGTCTTCAATAACCCTGAAGATGCGATGATTTTCAAACTGAGCGTGGCATGAGATTCAGTCAAACACTGAAGGTCGATGGATTGACTTGGATCTACGTCGAAGGCTCCACGGCTGATCTGGATCGTTGTATCAAGTGGATCGAAGTCAACAAGACCTTGTGGGTCAATGCTTATGAACGTCTTGTGGAGACTGATGCTGGATGGATGAAAGACCCTCAAGGTTCTATCGCGTGGGCGGTGCGACGAACCAGTAATATCACTGACAACACCTACCAGCAAAAGTTCTGTTTCAAATCTCCTAGCGATGCTTTGCGTTTCAAATTGAGTCACGCATGAAGATCTACGTCGATGACAGGGATGATCCTGGAGCAGCAATCTATGTTGACCTGGTTGGTCCAGAGGAAGAGCTCAATAAAGCTAAGGAATGGTGTCGAGAGCGCTGGCTTGGCGCCCAAGTTTACCCTTACCGAGGCTTTAATCATTGGTTTGGTGCTTCACGTCTTGAACACGATTGGAAGCACACCACCATCCAGTTCTGGAACAAGAGTGATGTCATACTCTTTAAGCTAACCTGGGCCTGAATAATGACAGACTGATCACTCAGCCCCTAGACTAGTAGGATGAGTGACCTGATAGTTCAGATCCGTTTCGCAGAAGAACTGGAAGAATGGCGACCTAGCTATCCTGGCGATCCAATGATTCGGCCAGCCAGTTATACCTACGATATTCGGTACAATGAACGTAGCCTGCTTGAAGAGTGGCTCAATCGATCCACACCAAGCTATAAGGTTCATTGGTCAGCGTTGCGCCACCCTATCAATTTCAGTCGCTCTGGTGTTCCTTTCAGTCTCGTGAGTGCGGAGGAATTTCCTAACGGATGGAGTGAGGCACAGGTCTGCTTTTACAAGAAATCAGAAGCCATGCTCTTCAAGCTGGCTTTCTCGTGAGACAGGCAACCTATCTTCCACCATTTACCAGAATGGATGAAACAGACGAAGTGTCGAAGAACAAGAACCATCACTGGTTTATTGACTGTATGGGTCTCGAGTATCTAGAGATAGTGGCATGGTTGCGTGACATGGCCTGGCAAGGCGATGTGAGGTGGTATCCTGAATATTTCCCAGGTCATCAGCTCACTGACACAAAATTAGTCATACACATCGAGGCTTCAGACGATCGAGATGCGATACTCATCAAGTTATCGCTTTAGGAGGCCCGATGGAAGAGCTTTACACCAAGAAGATCTACTACAAGAAGTTCACTCACCGTGTGGTCATTGACTGTACTGGTGCGGCAGTAACCCAGAATAGCAAAAAGTATGACCCGAAGGCACCTACGGGTTCAGTGGTCTTTTGGCTACTTAGCAACAAGTTCAACCCAAAGGAATGGCAAGGCCTAAGCACCTATTCCTATATCAAAGGCACCACCTCCTATTCGGTCTTCTTCAAGGATAAGAAGGTGCTCGACTATCTGGAGAGGAATATCGGTCAGACCTACTTCCAAATACTTGAGAAACCCTTGGATGATAATCACGTTGAATTGCTCGAGAATAACGATAAACTGGTAACTCGTAAACAGCTCTTCTATGGCAAGTATCGAATGTGTCTCCGAGTTAGCCCCAAAATGGTCAACAAGTGGCAGACTAGCACGACTCACATTCAAGAAATGAAGACTTGGTGTAGAGATCAGTTCGGATCACCCTATGAAGCTCGTGATCGCTACATGATGTCGGGTTGTCGCAAGGGTAACTTCTACTTCGCTGAAGCCAAGGATGCTCTACTTTTTAAGCTAACTTGGGGTGGAGAAGATGTGCAGACAGAACGAGTGGTGACATATAAGGAGTTGGAAGATGCCAGAGTGGCTAAGGCGTAGTTGGGCCCGAGGTGTTGGATACACGATGGGCCTGATCTATGTGGCTTGCTTCTCTTGGTGGATATGAATGGAGGTGGATCTTCCACCTCCATTATCACATAGCCGCAATATCGGTATAAGTCATAGTGCCAGTTTGTTCATTCACATATGACCAATTCGCACCATCAACGGAGATCCTGATGCCGTTATTTGGAGAGGTCAAAGTGGCTGATTCATCATTCCCCTGGCCCGTACTACTAGTAACCAGGAATAGGCCATTCTTGAATATTGGATAGGTAACAGAGGCAGCCGAAATGAAGGATTTCATCGTATTCTCAGTCCATGTCAGACCATCATCGCTGGTGTAATAGTAGAGGGCCTGACCCACACCAGTAGTCTTACTGGTAATGGCATAGAGAAGACCATTCACATACATGAATCCACTCTGCATGTAAGCAGAAGTGCTACCAATTGTTACCGATGTAGTGCCATAGCTTTGTTGTGTCCAGTTCAGACCATCAGTACTGTAGGTATAGGTAGGAGCTGATTGCGTATTATTGTGGAAGGCACTCTGGGTCAGATAAAGACCATTTACTCTGGCAAGGAAGACACAGCCAAGAGTCTTACCACTATTAGAGATATCAGTTATCTGGGTGAACGTCTCACCATCCGTGGTTGACCAACCCAAACAACCTGAGTAACCAGTATTTGGGGTGATACCTGATCCAAAGGGAAACGGAATAAACATTGTTCCGTTATCAACGGTCATGTAGATCTTCTTGAGAAGCGTAGAGTTCATGACCTTCGTCGTAATGACGTTGGTGTCAGCATAGAGGATATGTTGTTTCCACGTCACACCATCTTCAGTGCTAAAGAGAGCATAAGCCACTCCATAAATGGCGGCAATCCAGAACTTACCATTCCAGAACTTGAGTTTACAAGAAGCGGCTACGAGACTGGTGGGTCCAGACATGCTATTGCCAGAGGCATCTAGGAAGGTCATATCAGCTGCATTGATAGTCGCGTAATTGATACCATCCGTGCTCTTGAAACAACTCATGTCATCGGCACTTTTCAAGATAAGCCAGAAGCCATTACCATACTCACAGCTAATGCCACCAGCACCATTACGTTGGGTCCAAGTTGTGCCATCTGGGCTGGTCCAAGCATCCGTTGATGTAAGGGCCATGAAACGTTCTACTCGTGAGTTCCTCACAGTGATATTGAATTGACGATCCGCGTAAGAGCCCTCACTGTCAGTCGCGCGCACCGTGAATGGAAATACTGCCATTGTTATACCCTCTTACTGAACCTCAATTGAGTAGGTTCGACTTGAAGTGTTGATCTGGTAATTTGGATCGTTCTTATCCACTACACCAAGAGTGAAACTATAGGTTTGACTCGCCGTGATATCATTGTTAATTATCGTTCCACTCAAGAGGCCAGTCTGACCATTAAGAGCAAGACCAAATGGTAGAGATCCGGTGATCCAATAACTCTGTAGGTCTCTTCCGTCAGCGGCAGCCGCGGAAAACTGAATAGAAACCTCGTCACCCTTACTAAATGAGCCAACCGAACCACCGGTTATGGTCTGTGGAGTATCATTGATCACCAGAGTATCACTGATCACTGGATTGGCCGTTGTGTCATAATAGGCCGGATCCTTCTTCCTGAGTTCCTTGAATGAACCACTGATCTGACCATTAGACTGGTTCAATAATAATCCCCAGGGTAAAGCACCTCCACTCAAGACATATTTGGCCATTGAACGACCCAATGCTGGCGTGGCAATCAGGCTAACCGTGAAGTCATCATACTCGTTGAATGTACCAAGATCCACATCGGTCTGCCATTCTGGCAGGGGGAGGCTTGGAACGTCAACGTATGCTCCTGGATTCTTTAGATCAGCCACCGTGCCTGAAATGATACCAGTCTGAGGATCAAGCAATAAGCCCCAGGGTGGCGCTCCATCAATGATTTCATAGTGATCAAGGGTTCTCTGGTTTATTGGAGTTGCGATGACTTGAATTGAGGCGGTCATACCTTCATCATAACCCGCCAACTTGCCGAATGGTGTTTGCCACTTTGGGCCATCACTCGTACTGGCGACCTCTTTGGTCCTAAGGAACAAGGGCGCGATCGTTCCACTCATCACACCAGTGAGTGGATTGAAGCTGATACCCCATGGAACTCGATCCTGATCAGTTGGAAGACTATAAATGACTGGTGTGTTGGTGCTGTTAGTGGTGAAGGTGATCTCCGGTAGCTCATCTTCTTCGTCATAGGAGCCCAGAGAACCCTCATCAGGGCCTGTCCATTCTGGTCCCTCGCCTAGTGCGTCAAATCCCACCGAACCCGAGATGACACCCGTATCAGGATCTAGAGCTACACCATTTGGTAGCTGGCCATCCTCAAGGTTGTATCTGATTTTTAGGATCTTAGCCATTATACACTCTGAGCTCCTAGGCTGACATTGATTGGAACACCAGGCGCGATATCACTGACCGTTCCACTCTCAGTATTCCAAGTCACTGTCGTCTTGACATTCACGACATTGATGCTGAACTCACCCGTGAGCGTTAGATCAGTTCTATCGGTGACCTTTACCGTGAAGGTGAAGGTTGTATCCTCGGTTACTTCAGCGATATGGCCACTGATCACACCACTAAACATGTTGATGCTCAGACCTGGTGGTAACTCACCATCGGTGATCTCGTAGATCGAGATGTTGTTATCATCGTCAGTTGCTTGAACTGGAATACTGACACTGGTATCTTCGGCGAAGGTCCCCAACAGGCCAGGCAAAGTCTGCCATTCAGGTGGGTTCAACTTGGATGGAATACTCGTCACGGTAACAGGTGGTGATTCGCCAACCGTATCACCACCAAAACTTGATGCCGTGACTCGATAAACAAGATCACCCGTACCATCACCCACATAGGTATTTGTGGTCTGGCCATTGATCAACACACCATTCAAAACCCATTCACGCTTGATCACAGAACCAGGGTGAACTGTTCCATCATCACCAGTGAAGGTGGTACCCATTGGGCCACCTTCTGGGCTGATACTTGGAAGAGTAGTGAACTTAGGTGGAAGAACTAACCGCCTGATCCTTATTCTTCCAGAATGGTTGGTGTTGTACCGGATACCCATTACATCATCGCTACATCAGTGAAAGTAGTTGAGGTATCATCGTAGCGATTTACCGTCACCCAATCTGTTCCATTGGTTGATAGGCGAAGGCCTCCGGAAGGAACTGACGTTGTGTCACTATCATCGGAACCAAGACCACTCGAACCACCAATTATAAAAATGCCATTCTTGTAGATCGGAATTACGTTGCTATTTGCCGAATTTTGCGATGACGATTTGAACGTCTTATAGGTATTTGTAGTCCAATTGATACCATCCACGCTGGTTAGGTAAATCTGAGGTGCGGCGGCTGTTGTACTCTTGTTGAAGAAGGCGTACAGTTTACCATTGGCATAACTGAAATCCCATATGACTTGGTGATCTAAGGTTCCAAAAGAACCTGTAGTCCAATTGCTACCATCAGTACTATATTGATAAGCAGTAGTGGTACCGATAGTTGTTAGATAAAGGCCATTGAACCTACGTAGAACACCGGAACGAGTAGTGGAACCCGCGATGTCGGCCATTATAGTCCATGTTTCTCCAGCATCAGTTGACATGTAACCTAGATTTTGAGTTCCTGCGGTCCAAGGGTGGTTCATAAATAATGTTCCATTATCCTCAGTAATCGTGAAGTAGTAACCACCAGAGAGATTATTTGTAACAGTTCCAATCAGAGCCGATTTATAATTCCACGTTACGCCATCAGTGCTAACGAAGACACCAATTTTACTAGTACCACCAACATTACCTTGCCAGGGTAGGTAGAATTTGTTACCAAAAGACCGAATCTTTGCTGACGAACCACTAGTTAGAGAGGCAGCACCATTACCTGATGTTAATAGCGTTCCTAGATCATCATATACTTGGAGCGAAGCACTAGGAATGAAATTGTAATTCACACCATCGTAACTCTTCCTGAGGCCGTCATCAGAATTGATAAGCCAGAAACCATTGCCGTAAGCACAGCTATAACCACCCATTCCAGGCCTTTGGGTCCAGGTCGTTCCATCACTACTCGTGTAAGCGTCAGTAGTATTGATGGCCATATAGCGTTCAATTTTGCTATTCCTGACCGTAATATTGAAAGAGCGATCAGCGAAGCTTCCTTCACTATCTGTGGCTCTGACTGTGAAGTTGAATTGTGCCATTATTGCGCGTCCTCTATCTCTAGATTATAGGTTCTGACCGACCATGCTTGAGCCGAGTCAATGACTTTTAGGGTTATGGTGTATTGACCTGCAACCGCCTGAACTGAATCAACCACACCAGTAATTATACCATCATCCATGCTCAATCCCCAAGGAAGAACCCCTTGAACTATACATGAACGGTTTACGGTGCGACCCGCATATGGAGTGAAAGCAAACTGAATATTCAGAGTGTCACCCTTCGTATAAGTTCCAAGGCTACCCAGGTTACCAACAACTGTATCTGTACCTTGTACTGATACTGTGGAGGATATTTGGGGATCCTTGCCACCCTCATAGTAATCAGGCTCACCGTAGTGGCGTAATTCAGCAACCGTACCAGAGATCACTCCAGTGGTTTCATCGAGACTTAGACCCCAAGGTGTGCCACCTTCTCTAATGATGTATTTGACCATCTGTCTGTCACTGGCTGGCGTGGCCGATAGAGTATAGGTGAAATCCTGAAACTCATTGACCACACCAATAGTTCCAAGTGGGTCATTCCAAGTTGGTAGAGGCAAAGCAGGCACTTCAGTGGTGAGGCCTGGAGCTTTTAGATCCGCTATAGTTCCACTGATCAGGCCGGTCTCACTATCTAAGACTATACCCCAAGGCAGACCGCCGCCTGATAGAGCAAAGCTCTTAAGGGTCTTATCATCCCTTGGAGCAGCCACAAGTTGAATCTCCACCGTGTCACCCTCATCGAAGGCACCTAATTTACCAAATTGAGTTGACCAAATTGGGCCTTCGGTCTGATTGCTTTGGATCTTCTGAACTTCAAGTAATTCAGCAAGCGTACCAGTAATCATGCCAGTATCTGGATCCAACGCTATGCCCCAGGGCATTCCATTTCCAGCATTGGTAAGACCCATGCTAACCGTCAGGCCTTCCGCTACATCAACAGTGATTGGCCCAAAGGATACTTCATCTCCTTCATCGAAGGCCCCAATATCGGTTGAACTTGGCCCAGTGAAACTAGGGCCGAGACCGATATTCTCACTCGTTGGAACACCATTGAATTCACCGGTAGTCTCGTTGAGTGACATACCAATTGGAAGATCGCCATCAATGATCTTGTAGTGAACCATATTCATTACTCCGAGACCGCTTCCAATGGGGTGGTAACCATTTCACCAGGTGCTGGATCACCAACCAATCCTTCTGGTGTCTGCCAGGTTACTTGGGTCTTGATATCTTTGATCAGAATCTCAAATGACCTTGATGAAGACAGACCAGACCAATCAGTGACCGTTATAGTGAAATCATAAGACGTATCTCCAGTAACCTGACCCACTTTCCCCATCAGGTGACCCGAGAACATATTCAACTCAATACCAGGAGGCAATTCACCACCGCTAACGCTGTAATCGTAGATGTCATCATTTGGATCACTTGCGATTAGAGGGTAATCAACCGTGTCACCTTCAGCAAAGGTAGTCACATAACCCGATCCAGTGAACCACTCTGGTGCCTGAGGATCGGCAGGTGGTTTTAGAGTTTTCTGGAACCTAAGGCGACCAGAGTAATTGGCATGAAATCTGATACCCATGGAAGCAGCCTCCTATTCTGCTCTATTTAGTAGGGTTAGAATGGTGGAGATGAGATCCATCCTACCACTAAATATCCGATACATGGAGGGTAATAGTGGCAAATCCTTGGGTCAGCCCATCAAGCGGTAATCTTCTGAATAACGGTCAGCCTTGGAAGCATACTGACCAGGTTGCCATTGATCTTCAGTTTACTCAGGGTGCCAATCCAACCAGCCTGATTCTAAGTGGTGGTGAGTTACCACCGGGTCTGTTTCTCAACCTATTCAAGATCCAAGGCACTATAGGGCCACTACCAAAAGATAAGACCTCCTATCCAGTCGTCTTCCGTGCAACCTACGCAACTGAGACAGGAACGAGAACGTACGATCGTTCATTCATCTTCATCGTAGATCCGGAGGATGAGGAGCAATCCTGGGTCAATGATTCACCAGAGCGCAATCTTGGATCAGTGAATCGTGGTTCCAACGTCAATATCGATCTTGGTATAAGTGATCCGGATGATGATCCACTCACCTACAAAGTCATGGGTGTCAAACGCTCTAATAGTTTTGCGGGCCTACCCTATGGTCTAACAGTTGATTCCTATGGTCGTATCACTGGAAGCCCAACAGTAACCGATAACCAGCCTGGCGACTATTACTTCAGAGTTTACGCCCGTGACCCCGATGATACCGAGAGGGCACCACAAGGTGAAGGTGATCCAAAGACTTCCAGGGTTACATTCAAGCTCACCGTCGCGCCTGAAATCGTCCTAGACGCTAGACTCTCTGATGTCGTTCACTGGGAAACACCCTCGGGCTCACTGGGTAGTACGTACGAAACCTACCCCAGTTACTTCGCGGTCAAAGCATCACCAGAGTTTCAGGTAAGTGGTGGTCAGTCATCTGAAACTCAGATGATCAACTACACACTCACAGGTCAGAGTAAACCTTTACCAATGGGCTTAATGCTCGACCCGTCATCTGGTTTGATTATTGGTCGTTGCCCCTACGTGACCACCAACACGACTTACCAGTTTACCGTTGAGGCTCGTGTGGTCTTTGTCAACAATGACACGGGTGCGATTCGCCAATCAACGATCTCGAGTCAACGTACATTCAGCATCACCGTTCTGAGTATCTTTGGCATTGACAGTGTGACCAAACTGGAGATCAGCGTACCCGCACCAGCAAGAACCAAGATTGCCGAATGGATCTGGGGTAACAAGGTCGAAGTTCGTGATGACTATGTGGAGAATCAAACCTCCTATTTCGGTAATGGAACGGAAGTTCAATTTCTCGCACCAGCGGGGAAACCAAAAGATCAGATAGTCGTGCTCATTGATGGTCAGCTTTCTACTCGACCCTATGACGTAGTGACATCAAACAAATCCGATTATGTCGTCTTCCAAACCGGCCAGACTGAGACTCTAACCGATCTATCCAACTGGGTAGCGGAGGGTAATGGCAACTGGTCACTTCAACCTGGCAATGCATCGGTTCTCCAGAATATTAATGGAACGGCGACCGTCTTCTATAGCGATTACCTGGCTTATGGTAAGAAGCTCTCAGGTACGATTGAGGTTCTTCCTGGTTCGGGCGATGATGATTTTATTGGCTTCGTGGTTGGCTTCCAACCCGGTGACATAACGGCCACTCAGACCGATTTCCTGCTCATTGATTGGAAGAAACTCCTTCAGAGTGGCGCCACCCCTGGTTTTGCGGTATCTCAGGTTTCTAAGGGTATGTCGGGTCTTTTTGCTCACAGCTACACTGGTGTCACTGAACTCGCCAGAGGGGCAACTCTGGGCAATGTAGGGTGGGTTGAGGGCCAGACCTATTCCTTTGACATTGAGTTCAGTCTTACCAACCTAAAGGTTTGGGTTGATGACGTTCTTCAGGTCAATGTGAATGGCACCTTCTCGGATGGCCGCTTTGGCTTTTACAATAACAGTCAGGGCGGCGTTCAATACTCAGGTATTGCCTCTTCTTATCTCGCCCCACCCGATGGTGTGACCATCCAGATCAAACGCTATACCAACCAATCAGACGGCACGGAGACTGATTACCTGACTATCTTGGGTCATGATAACGTCTACAGAGCCGCCGATGATCTCTTTGGTAAAAGGAAGGATTACAGGATCCTCCTAGCAAGCGGCCTCAACTATACACCTGGCAACTTCATGGAGCACTTGAAAGACTTCCACCATCCAACCAAATTAAGAATTGGTGAGTTGGCATGGGCCGCCACTCGTTCACCCGATGGTGCCTACCTCTATGACATGATCTACTTGACTGTCTTGGATCCAATGGAAGGCGCGGCAGGCTTTGACGCACAGAATAAGGAACAACTCCTCAATCGTTATCAGGGTAACACCTCTGGTCGACAGACTGCTATTCCTCAGTGGAACCTCTCCAAACAGGATAGCCATTATTTCCCCAATAGCATTCGCAATCTTCGACAGGATATGATCCAGACCAGCAATCGACTTGACTGGAATGAAGCCACACCACCTGAGCCAGCAGCTTCTCGAGGTTACGGTCTAGTGGGTAAGGAAGGCCTTCCACTCTGGATGATGAGTGAACAGAGTGCAGGTCAGCCCAGTAGCGTTCTCAATTACGTCTGCGCCATTGAATTGGCTTGTGTCAGACCTGGTAGCGGTGCAGGTATTGTCAAGGCTCTAGCACAAGCTGGAATGAATGATGACCTTCAGGGTACAATCATTGATGTGGATCGCTACCTACTGAATAGTGATGGCTTCTCGTCTACCACCTTCGACTTCGATCAAGATACAGGATCGATCACTACGTTTGATGGGCCAGATAACACCGAGACACCAACGACTCAATACACGACCTTTGACACCGTTCTACAGTCTGAAGCTAAGTATTATAAGTTTCCACCTGGTGACAAAACGTATTGGTCTGATAGTGAAGTGGTTGCTCCATTCGTGGATGGCACAACTACCACTAACCCAACCAGACGCTGGAATAGAGATTAACAGGAGATCGCATGTCTGACATCTTGACTAAAGTCAACGCAATCGGTCTCAATACCAATTTTCCGATTGCGGGCCAGAATAATTCATCCGAAGGCTTCCGTCAGAACTCAAGAGCTGTATTAGCTGGTCTGACCGAAGCTTCTGATGAACTGACTAAGATCCAAACTACTCGTTTCACCTTCTCTGGTGATGCGACTGGTCAGAGTGATCGTATTGGTAATGCGGTGGTTATCGGAGCAGCTGATCCAGCGCTTGAGATTAACTTTACGCTCAGCAATACTGGCGTGACTCCTGGCCTTTATTCCACCACCACTCAAGACTTTGAGCTAACTGTGGATGCGAAGGGTCGAATCACTCTAATGGAGGTTGTACCCTATTCGATTGATTGGCATGGTGCGACTGCTGGCCCACTCGTACCAAGTTCCACCGATTGGGGAACAGGCAGCACTTTCAATCTACCCGTACCGACCTTCAATGCTAATGGTCGTCTCGCTAGTGTAGTAGAGACACCTATCACCTATGGTCTTCAGGATCAAGTACTGACCAATAACTCGATCATTGTTGGTAGCACGGTCAATGGTGTGCCTAATCAATCCATTGAACTTGCGCCACCCACTGATAATCAAACCTATAGCCTGGTCTTTGATGGCACTGTTATCAAATGGCAACTTATTGGTGCAGGCACGGTAAGTGGTATCATTGCGGGCCAGGGTATCAAGGTTGAGAGTGATCCCTCGACTCCAACAGTTTCATTGGATCTAAGCAATCTAACCACCGAAACTCTAGTCAGTGATACCGATCTACTTGTTTGGCAGGATGTATCGGAGAATGAGCCGAAAAGCGTTACTCTGAACGACCTACGTCATCAGATCGTCAAGGTATCAGCTGATACCGCGCCGAGCCTTGGTGGTAATTTGAATGTCAATGCGTTCTCGCTCTATAGCACCAATCCAAATGGTTGGTCGCTGAAGAACTCAACCATTGATACCAAGACTACCATTTCAATGTCAGCAACGGGCCTCAAACTACAGGGCTCCACTGGTGCTCCAGTTTGGCTTGATGCCGATATAGTGAAGCTCACAGGGCTAAACGTCGACCTTATCAGCAACAATAACGGCACGGTCACACTATCTTCGGATCATCTCCGATTGAATGGATTGGAATGGCCAACCACCACACCAACTAATGGTCAGAACCTGGTGATGACCGATGATGGCCTTGCATGGCAGACACCAGCGACATTCTACCAGACCATCGAAAATACCATTTTCGTTGGCCCAAATGGCAATGACACAACTGGCAATGGTTCACTCAATACGCCATACCTGACCATCAACAAGGCCTTGGCATCTATTCCAGTTCAGGATGACGACATTCACACCATCATGCTCCTTGGTGGTGAGTATGCTGAAGACCTGGATATCACCAACATCTACAACATCGCCCTTGAAGGCTTCTTCGCAAGTAATCCAAGTGTCATTACTGGAATGGTGAGTGTTGGTTACAACACCAAGACCTTCCAGATGTCAAAGATCCGCATTGATAACTCCGCTCGAGACGTATCGGATCAACAACCAGTATTCATGATCACTACGGGTATTGATTCGCTCCTGGTCAAGGATTGTGAAATCCTCCGTGGCCCGAATGAGAAGAGTGATCTTCTGGCGGTTACACTATCAGGAACTCATACCCAGGATGTGGTCTTCCAAAACACCACTATCCAGGGCACGGTGAGTAATACTCTTCAGAGTCAAGATAGCGCTCGCCTGGTCATCAGTAATCCAGGCCTTCCACTTGATGGCTGGCTTGGTATTGAAACAGATGGTGACAACTATACCTATATCAGTGGCGCTCCTCTTTTGAAGGGCGTCAGGCATACTACTGGTACGCTGATATTGGAGAATATTGGTGCGATCAAACCCGTCACCTATCAGATCTCCATTGATCAACCATCCTTACCACATTGGAAGGATAGCACAACACCTTACTATCTGAGTAGCCTGACTGGTGATACTGCGGAGGAAGACCCTAACAACCCGGGCTTCAGCCTGGATGGTGATCCATTGGCTCGCTTCCTAGATGATCAGGGCGATCCAAGTGAGACGCTTCTCCTAGATGCCAATGGAGATCCAATCGAGGATCCTGATCACTTGGGTGAAAATCCAACAGTCTACTTGATGACTCAGTATATCCAGGATCTGGTTAACCAAGACCCCATAGTAACCGATTACACCGTTGGCCTATACAGCACGGCGACCAACCCTGTTGACCCTGAGAATGATCCACAGGGGCGTCTAGAGCTAACCAACGTGAACTTCTACTACCAGGGTGAGTTCAGCAAGATCTACAAATCCGGCGACTGTGATTGGGTGATGACCCGAGTACGGCGCCGTGCCGATCAGGATTTCATTAGTGGTGCGCGTATTGCCTACGACGTACAGCCCGATGAAGGTCAGTTCCTTGCTCACTTCACAGCAAGTGGTATCAACCTCCGTTACACCGATGATGGTTCGAACGTACCAGGTAACGTGATTGACGCACAGAACGCCAATACATTCCAAATTCTATTGGCTGCTAGCTCAACGATTACTTTGAAGACTCCTCTGGCTAGTGCCTACGCACCTGGCCCACTCAATACGAGTGGTGAGATGTACACCGAGATTCTCATGATTGTAAACCAGGATGAGACTGGTGGTAAGAATGTCACCTTCCTCGAGGATAGCGGCACGGGCATTAGTTGGCTCACCGAGAGTTCTGCCAACCCAACAGCTCTTGGTTACACCTTCTACATCTTCCGTTACTTTTCGAGGATTCGCAAGTGGGTGGCCTTTAAGCAGGCTGATGGTAATAGCCTCAAGATCAGCCCAGTCACCACGTCTTCCTACACCTTAGTACCAACGGATGCTGGTTCATACATCAGGCGTAATAACGCGGCAACCAACCAAGTCATTGTACCTGCAGCAAGTGACGTGAACTTTGCTCTAGGCACACAGATTGAAGTGGTTCAGACTGGGCCGGGTCAGACCGAGATCCAACCAGCAAGTGGTGTGATCATCAATACACCAGACGGCTACTTCCTCAGGAAGCAATTCTCCAGAGCTCTGCTGACTAAGATCGCTCTGAATACTTGGGATCTGAGCGGTGATCTGGATGTGGGTCAGGTGGTTGCCCCAACAATCACTACGGATAACAACAATACCAAGGTGGATGATACACATATCACCGCTGACGGTAAGAATAACGCATAAGCCATCACGGCAAGGAGAGCAACATGGCACAAGAAACAATCAATGTTGGCACTACTGCCAATGATGGAACGGGTGATGGTCTTCGCGATGCTTTCGTGAAGGTCAACGATAACTTTGATGAAGTCTACAGTAACATCTCGACCAAAGCACCTAAGGGTGATATCACATCTGCTGGTCTGACCACCACGGGCCCCGCACTTGTTGGTCGAACCGATGGAACATCTGGAGCGGTTCAGGCACTAGATCAGGCCGAGGTCAAGACCATCCTGTCTTTGGATCAGGTGGATAACACGGCTGACACAGATAAGCCAGTAAGCACCGCAACTGCCACTGAACTCGCAGGTAAAGAACCAACCATTACTGCGGGTGATACAACTCAGTATTGGCGTGGTGATAAGTCTTGGGCGACTCTTGATAAGACTGCCGTTGGTCTCGATGCTGTGGAGAATACCGCTGATCTAGACAAACCAACCAGTAATGCGACCCAGGATAAACTTGACGCTAAGATGGATAGCGACGCGGCTATTCCAGCAACTCAACTAACCCTGACTGCTAGTTCGGTTTTCTTGGGTCGCAATACTGCGGGTGCAGGTAATGCGGAAGAGCTTAGCTTCACCACCGCAAGGGCTATCCTGGCCATCAGCAATGTTAATAACACAAGCGATGACGCAAAGCCAGTCAGTACCGCTACTCAAGCACAGCTTGACACTAAGATGGATAAGACGGCGACCAATATCCAGACTAATCAGATCTCAGGCCTTGATACGCAACTAGCCAATAAGCTGAATGTTGGCTTCGACCTCTCGGTTGGCAGCAACTATGCTGGTCTCCTTCCAGTAACCAATCTTGCCAAAGGTAGCGATAACCAATTCCTCAGCGTTGTGGATGGTGTGGTTACTTGGGTAGCGGCTCCAAGTGGTTCGAGTGCAGTCACAAGCGTCGCTGGCAAGGTTGGTGATGTGATATTGACCAAGAGCGATGTTGATCTGGCAAATGTCGATAATACTTCTGACGAAGATAAACCAACCTCGACGGAAACCCAGGGTAAGTTGGATGCCAAGGCCAACAAAGTAACGAGCGCAACTGCTGACCATCTGGCAAGTCTAACAGCAGATGGTGATATCAAGGATAGCGGTAAGGCACTTGCTGATCTCGCGTTAGTCTCTGACATTCCAGTAATTCCCCACAGTGTCAAGCTGATTAAGGGTGACGCCTTTGCGGATGACCAGGATAGCTTCTACGACATGGCTACCGATGCTTGGACGATCAATGTGGCTAACTGCTATATCGTGGCACTTACTGCTCCAACCGTTGATACCACTATGAACCTCCTGAATAATGGTACGCAGATTGGAACGATTACCTTCCTGGCTTCCAGCACAACTGGCACTTTGGATATTCCTCAAGAGGCTGATCTTGCGGTTGCACGTGGTAATACCCTAGAAGTCGCTCCACCAAGCGATTGGAATACGACTGATCTGGCCAAGATTTCAATCATCCTCCACAACTAAAAGAGTGCCCCAATGACCTTAGAATCATTGGGGCATTACCTTGACTGGTAAGTAGAGTAAAGGGAGATTCCACATGGGTATTAGGTTCTTGGGTCATATTCCTCCGCCCCAGGGGTTGAGGATTAGGCAGATGCCACCTAAACCAATCTGGCCAGCACAATTCTTCAGTTCTGGAGTTGAGCTGAATGGTGACCTTCCATCTTTTGCTATCTCCAACAATAATACCACTATGTCATTGACCGGACCAGTAACCAACTATGCTAATGGCTTCCCAGCCTATGCTTTAGGTGGCGGCCGATCTTATTTTGAATGGAAGATCGAAAGCATCAACCCTTCTACTAATTCATATATTGGAGTGTCTTATTGGCCATCTGGATCTGGAAATACTTGGACAAGTGTAGATCAGGTTAATAGTGGCTTGGGTGATAACATGGTAGTTGACCAGAATGGAAATGTTTGGGCCGGCGTTTCTAATGAAACCAATCATCACGTCACTGGCAGTATCCTGAATAGACCTCTCCAAGCCGGTGACATCGTTGGTATAGCCGTTGACAATACCGCTGCGAGTGGAGCTTTGATTCAGAAGGTGAATATCCACATCAATGGTACATGGGCTGGATCAAACATCACCACCAATGATGTCAATAATTCAACCAAATATCTGCCCTTTACTGGTATTGATCCAACATCAAACCTATTCCCTTGGATTGGTGGCAAGATCGGTTCCATTACCGCAACCTTGAATTCAGGTCAGGAATACTTCAAAGTCAAACTCCCCAACTACAAGAAGCTAGGAAGCCCAGTTGGTCAAGTAGGTTGGAGACCAGGTCCCCAAGTGGTTCTCCAGGATAGTCAGACAATAGCCAACACAATATCAAACCCATCAACTGTATCCTATAGAGGCGCAAGAGCAGATAGAGCTTTCCCCTTCACAGGTAAAGTCTATTTTGAGGTCACTGCTTCAAGTATTAAACCAAATAGTCGCTTTGGCTTTAATCAGATCAACTATGGTCTTAGTAGTCAATTCGGCAACGCTGGATCATACGCCTATGGTGATCAGAATGCCTTCGAGCCATCAACAGGCAAGAAATGGTCTAGAGGTTCTTCAACTACCTACATTCCAAGTGTAGCTACTGGATCAACAATTACGTATGGTCTGGCCCTCTCGATGAATGGTTCCTCATCACCACAACTGACTATAATTCATCCACTAGGTCAGACTTCCAATGCCTATCTGAGTTGGAACAAAAGTGGCCCAGGTACCGTCTTTTACGTAGAAGATCTACGCAATGAACTGGGTAATACTTGGTCGATAAATGGTGGTCACAATGCGTTCGTCTATGGCCCACCCAGTGGCTTTACCGCTTGGGATGATCTATAGGATGGATGATCAAACCATTAGAGAAAACCTGACCAGGATGTCAGTGAGAACTTACCTCAATACTGTGGCTAGGGGACACAGAACTTGGGCTGATCTCAAAGCACCAAGTCTCCAATTACTTCAGGAGTACAGGAGATTCCTCCAAATCAATCCAGATGACCTGGGCCACCAGTATCTTGAACTATTGAATACTTTGATAGCCGCACAGATCCCCAAGAGGCCAATGATGCGCAATAGGTCGCTAAGTCTCCAAGAAGCCCTTGCCTCTAATAACAACTATCCAGGATAACCAATATGGCTTTCAAGATTAGCGGCATCCTTCCACCACAAGGTATCAGGGCACGCTCTACTAAAAGCGTTCTTAGATTCGACACTAAACCCACATTGAGTGGAACGTCTTATGTTGGTGAGCCAGTAACTCTGATAGGCGGTGAGTTCCATAATGCCACACTGTTGAGTCGCAAATGGCTAATAGATGGCCAGGAGTTCACCCAGGATGGTCAGACCTTTACTCCAGGCCAGGTCGGTAGCTTGACGTGTGAGGTCACAATACAAAGAGACACAGATCAAGTCACGGCAATCGCCGGCCCATTGGATATAGAGGTTAATCCCCAGACTAACCTGGTTTATCAGTGCGGCTTTGAATATAATGAATGGGTAGGTACATCATCTGGTGCTGGATTTGGATATCCAGATTCTAGTAGAAGTGGTCAATCCTGCGCTCTATTGAGTATTCAAACCTCTATGAATCCTATAATGGCTATCAAAGGATTTGAGACTGGTGGTCAATATGTCCTAGAGTTATACATTGCGAATGGATTACACTTTACAAACTATATCCAAATTTCAAGTCAGGATAGTGATTTGAATTGGTCCCAGTCCCAAAACACATCGAGTAAAATCTGGAATTATTATTCAATTGATTTCACAATGACATCAGAGACCTTCTTTCCGACTATTGCTCATCTTGGTGGCACTGGAACCATCTTTGTTGATGACTTGAAGATCACTAAGATTGGCTGACCCAGGTACTAGAAAGCTAGAAGGTCTGAAATCTAGAAAACGCTCTTCAAGGCGCGGGTCAAAATGAGCCCAAAATGGTAAGGTTGACCTCAAAGAGATCACTATGGAATGACTATAGAGCCACTATGGTGCCACTATGGGAAATCATGCCAATAACTCCAAATATACCCTAGATCACCCCTAGAAACACCCTTAGAAACCCCTAGATCTGTGGTTATGGTGGAGGAATTATTTTCGGCCATCTTGGCACCTAGGATTCACCAGAGTCGCCCTTTTGCTTGGATGGATTAACCAGACTGGCCCTAGAAATAGATCCAAAAATACTCGAAATGTTGCTGGATCTCGAATAGTGACGACAGGGGCTTCTCGCGCATATAGACGGGTAATGACTCTGGAGGATCAACCAGACCGATCTTTTGTGGTGTCTTTGCACCGTAGGAGGCTTGGTGACATATGGGCCAGTCTTGGTCTATTGACCCAACCTACTGCACCTTGTGCTCGTGAGTATCTTGATCTTTGGTGTGCTGATCACATAGTTGGGGTTTGGGATAGTCAGTTGGATAGGCATCATGTCATATGGCGATTTGCCTGTCATCGTGATGCCGTGATGTTCAAGTTGGTCTGGGGTTAAGAGGATATGGATATGGTCAGGATGTTCATCTACGAACGGAATCCGAAACTTGTAGAATATTTCGATAGTGATCGTGATGCTGGTTATTTCATCAGATCTGAAGTCAAGGATTGGTTCACCACCCAGAATCTTGATCATGTCTATGCCAATAGAGAGTTTGATGTAAATCAAGGTCGTGGTGGTTGGTCAGTGGTCTTTGATAATCCGAGAGATGCGATGATGTTCAAGTTGACTTGGGGCTAATGAGTAACTTCTACATTGATCGTGAGACGGGCTTCCATGTAGTCATTGTTCCTTCTAGTCGGGTTCTGTGTGAAGTCTGGGGGAGTGAAGGTCTAGAAGACTGTTCTGTGAAACCAGAGGTATCTGAGTGGTTACGAGAGTTCCTGGATACTCGTACGATGGAGGAAGTCTGGTATCATCCTATGGTAATGGAGAACCTAACCAGGTTTGGATTCCGTGATCCTGATAAGGCTGCGTTGTTCAAACTGGCTTATGGGTGAACGTTTCATTATGACTCATGTTGATCTCTTTGGGAGTTCACGGGCTATTGACTGGAATGCCTACTATCTTAAGGCTCATCCTGATGCTTTATCTTGGTTAGCAGATCAAGGGATTCACTGTAACGTATCGGTGCTTCACGCTAATGTGAATGGTCGGAGTGATGCCGTGGGTATGAGGTTTAGTTTTACCCATAAGGAGGAAGCTCTGCTATTCAAGCTCACATGGGGTGGTAAGTGATTCACCTTTTGATGCCTTATGATCGAGTCTTTTGCGAGGTGGAAGATCGAGAGTCGCCCTGGGGTTCAAGTGATCATCTACGCTCTGAGATAGCCGAATGGTTAGATGGTCATCTTGGCGAGGCGTGGGATTATGACATTTGTAGCCAAGGGGTTGAATTCCATTTTGGCTCTGGAGATCTTGATGTTATGCTTCTATTCAAGCTAACGTGGGGATAGGGATGAGTTACGTCTTTGATGTCTCGAGTGAGCATAATGATCTCCTTGAGGTCAATAGTTTCGTTCTCTATAGGGGTCATGGTGATTACAAGGGGTTGAACCGTAGAGATGATAAGGGCCACACCATCTACAATGTTGAATTCTTTGATCGAAGGTATGCTCTTCAGTTCAAGTTGAAGTTCAATGCCACCGTGGTTCTTTGGGATGAAAGCGATGATCAGGAGATTGTCACGATTCAGGAACTATTGGATCGTGGTTATGAAGCCTTGAGTCTAAGGATCAGGACCGATTATGTGGAGGCGTTTCGAGAGTGGTGTGAGGAAAAAGATTTCCCCATAGTCGATGAGGTCAAGTTCATCCGTGATGATTTGGAGCCAATGCTCCTCTATGTTCCTGGTTCGAAGAAGAGCCACATTGCCATGTTGGCCAAATTGCGTTGGGGAGCAGATGAAGAGTTTCGTTGATCCGAAGACAGGGTTCTATGTTGTCACTCTTTCAGCCCTTGAGGCAATGATATGGGATCCTGAAGGGGGTGACACTCGCTGGATTGCACCCCAGATAGTCAGTTGGTTCCACTGTCATGTCAAATGGCAAAACAAGAAGGAAGCCTGGTATCGTTATTTGGCCCAAAGCGATATGGTTGACTTTGGTTTCAAACATCCTGATATGGCCGCTCTTTTCAAATTGACTTGGGGATGATGGAGGTTCGTCATTCTTGGTGGCATGGATTGATCCATGGCTATGGATTCCGAGTCACGTCTCTGCACTATAGTTCACATTTTGATGGCCAGATCTGCACGACTGATAATCTCCTCTATGAGTTTGAGGAGAGTGGTTTCTACGCACCCGATTATCAGATCAAAGACACGATCCTTGATTGGCTCATTGATTCAGGTATCGCGTGGAAGGCTGAACGCCGAGGAGTCAAATCAGGTATCTGGTTTCGTCGCAAGCAGGATGTCATTCTATTCAAACTGGTATGGGGATGACCTACACTACCTTTGAAGCGCCCTTCCTGCCACTCAAGAAGCAGGGTAACTGGAATCCAGTTCGCATCAATTACCGCTGCTACTTGGATAAGACTCTTTATGACCGCCTTGTGGATTTGGTCGGTCTGGGGAGTCAGCAGCTTTGGTGGACCGATAGTGAAGCTATTGCTCATTTGGATCGTTATCCTAGTCACCAATGGTGTTGGGTTCCTTGTGGATCAACCGACTATAGCTTGGCACTTGATGAGTTTAATCAATCCAACCCAAGGGATCGTTGTCGATTCTATTTCAGAGATGCTAGTCTGGCCGCCATAGCCAAGTTGGCCATATGACCGCCTGGTATGAGTGGGATAATTGGTTTGACGCCCAGGTGCCCAATGGAAATGTGTGGGCCGAGGTTACCTCGAATGGCAAACGGGTAAACATGTTCCTCAAGGAAGACGTTCTTGGATGGCTAGAAGCACGGGGCCCTAAGCAGACACTAACCAAGGCAGGAATATGGCGGTATAGCCTTCCTATAACTGATCTAATGACTACCTTCCACTTCCAGGATGCCAATATGGCCCTTCTATTCAAGTTGACATGGGGCTAACCTGTGCTATCATTCTGGAATGGATTATGTGGTGCTACAAGAGGATAACCTCATCTACTTCAACATACCGTTGAGTAATGGGCGGATCTGGGTCAAGTCGGGTAAAGGCCAGCACAAGAAGGGATGGCGTCTAGTTCCTGAGGTCAAGGTCTTCCTCTACGGTTGTGGTCTTTATGACCGTGAGGGCTGGATGTTCCATATGGATCCTAGCCTTTGGGCTCAATTCAATGAGGAGCAACCCCGAGCCGGTCAGTTCATCGCAATCACCGGTTCACAGAGAATTCGGAGCCGTGGAGGAATGGGTCACTTCAGCCCAGGTCTCCTGATGTGTTTGACTGATAAGCCCAAAGCGGCGATGTTCAAGCTCGCCTGGCTATAAATTGACCCCCTGAGAGCCACCTATTATAAGGGTTAGGTGGCTAGATCCTTTCTCCTACCTCATGCTATCGACCTTTCGCATCATGCAGGATGGCTCTGGTATAGTCATGCTGTCAGCCCGCCAACGGATCGACAGGTAGTTCCTGGCTTTACTGATCCAAAGTTTCCGGGTGTCAAGTTGGCCAATTGGTACTTCCTCAGTGATGCCGCCCTACAGCTCATACAAGGTACGAAATATGATTTGACATCTAGGGGTTATGGTCGATGGCATCTATGGTTTGAAGATGATGGGCGGGCGGCTCTCTTCAAATTGAGGTTCATGTGATAGCCATAAGAGTGCCTGCTGATCGCCTATTCATGTATCAGGGTTCCTTTGAAGATATGGCCAGTGGTCTACGGGCCTATCGTGATCAGCAGGTTCTATCATGGGAAGCTAGGGCTTGGTTTCTTGAGACTCGCTTGGAACCCAAATATGAATTGGATGAATTGGTGGTATTCGGGCGACCTTGGTCTGCCACGTTCTACTTTTCATCAGAGCGTGAAGCTACCTTATTCAAGTTGACGTTCGGATAAACCGTGTTAGCTTGGTCGTATGAAGAGTCTCGACATCACTGAAGCTCATATTGAATATGGAGAGGAGAACGGGCGGGTATTCCTCTCCTGGGATCCAAGGGTTCTCCATTGGGTGATGATTGACGAGCCTGACGCCCATCGTGATCACCTCGCGGGTAGGCGCGAAACTCAGATCGTTCGCTGCCCCTATGATCACACGGGTAACTTCCAGATTGTTGAACGGCCTTCGTTCAAAGAGGCTATGACCTTCTGGCAGGTCAGCGACGCTATCCATGAGTGGATTGTTGATATGGGCTTTCGCTATGCTATTGATCGTCGCTGGGATGGTTCGGAGTTCGGATGGAAAGTTGGTTTTCTCACCAGGCAAGAGGCCATGGCATTCAAACTAGCGTGGTGGAAACCCTAAGCACTGGTCTGATGCGTCTGACTGGTATCCAGACTAATACCTCGATAGTGATCCAGACCAAGCAGAATGGAATGACGCACTACCAGCTGAGTCAGGAGTTGGAGGTATGGTTTGAAGAGCAGGGGTGGAAGATTGGCCGGGATTGGCGATGGCAATGGCTTACTGGCCCGGTCTTCTATTTCACTGATGGTAACAAGGCTATGATCTTCAAGCTGGCATGGGGTGGCCAATGAACCAGACCGAAAGAGCAAGGTTGATTCACCAAAACCTAGCTCGTCGCCGCGCTCATGCCATTATAAGCGATTGCTTCAAACTGATCATGATAACGACACCCATCAAATATCGGGCGATGGTGCGATACCTCAACGATTCTATTGGTATGGATGGTTATGAGGTCATCAGCCCGGTCGTAAACAAAATGGGCGTCGTCAATGTAGAGATGTACGTTCCGGGTCGAGACCTTGCACTTCTACTCAAGTTGACCTTTGGTGGGGCGACCGAAGATTCCACGATATCATGATTCAGAATCCACGTGGTGAATATATGGTGTTAGTGAACCATACACCGCAGATCTTTATTCCGTCTAGTGACGGCTATACGACCTTCAGCATAAGATCAGAGGTTCTTAATTGGCTCATTGAGTTCATTGGCTTGCCTGAACTTCATTCATGTCTGGATGTATCTGCGCAAACACCATGGCGCGAGCGTGTCTGGAGTTTAGGCCCAGAGAGCCAGCATTGCTTCTTCTTCCATACCAAGAACCAGGCGATCCTCTTTAAGCTGGTTTGGGCCTGAGTTAGCCCTGATTATACCTGGAGAGTATGCCATCCTCATTGAGTGCCAATTTGAAGAGGATTGCTTGGTTAGCGTCTCGGAAGCGAACGCATATCCAACCTAATCGTTCCTCATCAGCATCAATGGTACAGATATCCTGAAAGACGCCATAGGTCTCCTCAATATGATGGATCAGAGCATAGACGGATTCTGGGTGAATGATCTGCGCATTTGTGGATACCTTGTAGCCAACATTCCGGTAGGTTTGAGTCATGCCAATCTGTCGTTGAACCTCCTGCCAACGATCTGACATATCTCGAATCTTATCCAGGTGACCATAGGGTTCCATTATGGATTCCAGGAAAGTTTGAATCTCAACGCTTGCTTGGGGCAGACGAAGTTCACATATATACCAGTGAAGCCGTCAAAATCAATCTTCCAATCGACATCTTCACGGCCGTAGGTGTGATCTAGGATCTCAGAGGCTTTCTTGTGCGCCATGGCTTTGAGTAATACGCCACCCAGACCACAAGCTAATGAAGGGTCAAGTGGCTGTATGAGAACGCTGGTAGAGGTCATAGGCAGAAGGATAGCTTGAAATAGACGGCTTTGCCAATATCTTTGAACCAGACCTCGTAGACATCTGATCTGGTATTATGCTGAACTATCATCCACTCTTCGAATTCCTGCCAGCCACTATCTAGGAGCCACCAGCGAACCATATAGTGGTGAACCGGTGTTACTACCTGAGGTAGTTCAACCCTATGAGGTTTGGGGTTCTTTGGAAGATCAAATAGGTCATCCACCCAATACTTAGTTGGGTGGATTCAGGCGGAGGAACCACCAAAGGTCAGTTTGAATAGCATGGCCAGGTCATCATGGCCTTTGATCTGGAAGTATGCCTTGAACGAACCAGGATCTACATAGGCATCCCAGAGGTAGTCTGATGTGAAGAGGCAGGTTGGATCATAGGATGGATCCTCATTCATGAGATCCTTCAGCGGCCGAGCCATTAAGGCACTGGGGCCTATACGTTCCTCCAACCACCGTGATGCCTCCCCTACTATGTCTTGATCAACTGGCACTTCAATCTTGTTGATCTTACCCTGGTAGATCACAACGCTATACCCCATTTCAACTTAGCGTACAGGGCCCTGTGAGGGTCAACAAAGGCTACCGCACTTCCTCTATTAAGCAGGAGACTCGTAAAGCCTTGAGGGTCTTCTTTGACCCTCTCATGAGCGAGGAAGTACTTCCATTCATTCTCATCCAGTTCTTGAAGCCATGCGTTCATGAAGCGATAGTTGGTACCGACCAGAACTTGATACTGGTAATCATTCCAATTGATCGCAAGGTGTGGATCAAAGAATCTAGGTTCAACCCCAAGTGAGCTTGAAGAGCAAGGCATGATTTGCTTCCTTAAACTTGAAGCTGATGGATGTCATCCCGTAATCTTGAAACATCCACACAACATCATCCTTCCAACTAGTGCCCCAAGGGCCCACGTTGGCTGCTAGCCAATCATAGACCTCGTCTCTAAGACCGGTGTCGAATCCGAATTCGTCAAAGTCACAGACCTTCTCCTTGAGGATCCAGATTTCAAAGGAGTCACCCATAGACGATCTGGAACAACTGAGCAACTCGGAGATCCAAGAAGACAAACTCATGAAAGTAACGGCGTCGATGTTCAGGATCGCCATCATCCCAGAACTCCCAGGCGCTATTCTCTCCCCAACGATCTCTAGCTCTACTATTACACCATTCTTCGACCTCTGGTCTTATTTGCGAAGCGTCTCGAGCATGGTATTTCTGATCACCCCAGGCCCATCCGAAGACTCTTGGATTATCGGTATCAATCCTCACTATGTGGTACATCTGGTATGGCGCTTGTGATGATAAGGGGAATGTATGGGCAGTAGATGAACGTCTCGCCATCTCCATTAAGCATGATTTCTTCGCGCCCCTGCCATGCCAGTTTGAAAAGTTGGAAGAGCCTATGATCATCGATCCTGATACATTGGGTGCGATCAATCCGACCAGTTCCCCATTGGCGTGGAACCGTTTCATCCAACCATTGAGCTAAGGGTGGAATGATACGAGGGCGAGTCTGGATACCTGGCTGGGGATCCTGATGAATGAAAAATACCTCATCCCAACCAGGTGCTATTCCCCATCTACCTTCTGAGCCTATGAGTTTCACGGCGTTCCTCCACAGGCCAGCTTGAACATGACCGCATGTTCCTTAGAGGTGAAACGCCAGGTGCAGGTGTATTCATAGGCTGGAACGGGTAGGAGGTTTGGAATGTAATCCTGGATGCCAGCAGAGCTGCTATATCGTTTCGAAACCGAACCTGTAAGATAGGCGTGTTCCTCTATCTGGGTGTTCTTCTCCAAGATCTCTTGGATCTCTGGGCTATTATCAATGAAGATAGGCTCTACCGATCTCAGATGCCTAAGGCAGTCATTATCACTCATCCACCTGAATGCGGTGATCGTGTTATCCACATCAGGCACAGATACGTCAAAGCATTCACCATCATCCTTCTGGATGGTGAATGTCTGGTAGGATATAAGACGGGTCGGTTTACCCTTGAAGGTTACATCATAGAAATCGAGAATACGCATGACACCAGTATGGTGTCACCGACCTCCAAAGGTCAATTTGAATAAGGTAGCTTGGCTGGAATCAGCAAACTCAAATAGCACCTGCCAAGCTGATAGGTCGTGACCGAAAAGCCATTCACGCCGGCAATGACATTTACGATCTACGAACCAATCAAAGACATCCTGCCGGAGCATGACTCCCTTTTGGCCTTTCTTATCATGCCACCATGTTCCGACATTTGCGAAGGGGAGAATGACCTTCGTCACAACCAGGTCAACTTGAATAGAACCACATGATCGATATGGGCGAAAATCATCCCCACATCAAAAGCGCCAAGCGACATGGCGGGCGGCACCGTCGCCCGACCAATTTTGTAGCCAGGAGCATGTTGCTCAAACCAAGGATAGAGCTCCGTAGCCCTCCATTGCGCATCCAAATGATTTCTCATTAGACGTCGGAGGTTATCCTCTGGTGAGCTCTGCTCCTCAAGAGCCTTTCTCTCTAGGCGTTCCTCTGGGGTCTCTGGTCCTCTGAGCATGAATTGGCTCGTCATCGCATCATGAATAATACACCTGAGACGATCCTTTTCATTCCAGGTAACTTGGTAAGGGGATCTAGTCATCTAGGAGGTTTCGTATTTCAATGATCTGACGGTTGAGGCTTTCGATCTGTTCCATAACATCGTCTTTGTTATGATTGAAGGTCTGAATGGCCCTATCAATAGCACCTTCTATCTTGGAATCTAAGGCGACTAGAACCTCCTTGCGGTCAGGAAATTCCTCGATCAGACGAGCGATAATCTTATGGGTCTCTTCAGCCCATTTGAATGCGCTGATCTGAAAGGCCTGAGCCAGGGCTTTATCCTTGGGTGAAATCACGACCTCCTCTAGCCAGCTTGAAATAAACCGCGTCATCAGCGTCTTTGAAGTAGAACTCCTCACCCATACCACGTGGTCCCGAGATACAGGTCACCCAATGGTAATCAGTGCCTTCTGACCAGCCTCTTGTGCTTTTAAGCCATGCAATGTGGCTCTTGGCCATCTCCTTATCATGGAGATCACTCTTGGGGATAAAGACGCCAAACGCAAAGCCTCTGAATATTCCGTTCATTTGCCGCCCCATGCCAACTTAAACATCATTGCCTTGTTGGCATCTAGGAACAGGAAGTGGAGGAATTTACCACCTGTCTGGCGATCACCTGAAGTTATATACATGGGGTTGCTGCGACTTTCAGTGACACGAAGGTAATAACCCACACGTCTACCCCAGACAAAATCAGTCATGTTACTGGCACAGCCGCCGACATTCTCCTTGAGCCAATCGTGGATTCCTAGCCGAAGCCCATATCCATCATAGATCTCATCGGTGGCTTCAAGGCAAATATGAGTGCTCATACGCCTCCCCATGTGAGTTTGAAGAGCATCGCCACTGTAGCATCTGTGAAATAGAATCGCACATGGGTAGGATCTTTGATCCATCCTCCGACCTGACCATATCCACGGGTATTCTTGGTTCGGAGCTCAACGCCCCAGGTATAATGGGCCTCTGGCCTGCCATAGATATCATGGAAGACTGGTGCCTTCTTACCATGAGCTTCAAGCCAATCAGCCATATCGGAACGTAGGTAGATATCCTCGTTATCATCCTCTTCGTTGATCTTGTAGACCCAAAGGTTCTGACTATTGTGTGATATTGCCTTCTTATGAACCTCGACCTGACTATGAGGCAGAGCGAGTTCGACCTGGGTAAGACGATCACGCGCCGCCTTAGTCAGAAGGCCTCTTACCAGCTTCTCGCGATCATCACCAAGATTCATTGACCACCCCATGTAAGTTTTGCCAAAAGGGCGTGTTTGGCCTGGTAGAAGTAGATATCCATACCAGCCGCGTTAGGGCTCTTCTTCGCACACCAGAGGATATCGCGAGGGCCAGCCGTTTGAGCCATCCATTCGAGGAACTCAGCGGTCGGATTGCGAGAAGTCATATATGACCAACCGCTTGAGGTGGTGCGACTGCGAGTCTCAAAGGCTCGTGACTCATAGGAGACAAAGACCTTATGACCATGCTCAACAAGTGGGCTTTCCTTGAGCTTAGCCCTCGGCATCACGAACCTGCTTTTTGGCCTTCTTGAAGATCTTGGCGTGCTTACCCTTGCGGAAATACACAAGAACCCGATCAGGGTCATCCTGCATGTCGAGGTAGAAATCCTTGTGGATCAGTATGCCACTGGATTCCAAGAACTTCATGACCTTCAGGGCGACCACCGGAGGTTCGCCCTTGTGTTTCAGCCTCACAAGGTGAGGGTAAAGCTCTTCGATACTTGGCAGGTTGCTATCCACTGGTTCCTCCTTATGCCAATCTTAACACCAAGTTCAAGATAGTCAACCAAAGGTCAGCTTGAACATCACACCAATCTTAGGATCTGCGAAGCTATAGCACATGAAACGACACGAATTTGAAGATGCCGCACCAGTTATTTTGGTAATATCGCCTGATCCGTTGTAGTCAGAGTAGAAGCTATGAAAGTCTCTATCAGTCAGCTCGCGCTCTTCTAGCCACGCCGCGATATTATCGCGTAGGGCCTGACATTCAGGGCTAAAGATGGATCCAGGCATCTTAACATAAATGGGGTGGCTCTTTGCCATCAGGCACGAGCTCGCAGCTTAAACATCAGAGCCACATTGAGGTCATTGAACTTCAGCAATAGATGACCGGGGCGACCCTTTGCTACCGCACCATTAACGCTCCTGAAATCTCGGCCCAGCTTGAGGCCCATCTTCTTCAAGAGTCTGACATTGTGGGCATTGCTTATGACAAGCACTTCATGTTCGAACATGGTGCCATTCCTCCAAACCTTAGTTTGAATAGCACCGCGTGATCAGCTTTTTCAAAATTGAAAACGTGGGTGTGGATACCCTTATAGAGACATTTGACAAACTGGTAGGTGTAATCAGGGCCAATTATCCAGCCCTGGTAGGCGCACCAGTTATTCATGTCTTCTCGAGCGGCGTTCTTTACCACTACCCATTCAGCTGATTCATATTGGGTAGGAGAGATAGGAATCCAGACCTCGTAGGTCACAGGAACATCAGTTTGAAGAGAATGGCATCTTTCTTGTGACGGAAGGCAAAGACCCAAGTTGTGGTGAATTCCATCATGATGAAATTACCACGATCAACCGGCATCTTCTTACCATCCTTTTCGGCCACATACCAATCAAGAGGGGCAGGGCCGAAGTCATACAACCAATCCATAGCCTCAAGCAATTGATCATAGCGAGGGTCAGATCGGAGAACGTCTTCCATCACAAAGTGATGCGGTAGAGCTCTAAGACGCTTTTCTGAAAAATTGCTCACTGACCGCCCCAGGCTAATTTGAATAGAACGGCGGCCTTTGGATCACTGAAATAGAAGGACCAACTGATCGGATCGTGAACCGCACTATCTTCCGTTGTGAAGTTCTCCGTCAAGGAGTAGTCAAAATGAGCATTGATTCCATGATCCCTGAGCCATATGACAAGGGCAGTACTGCTTGGCCCATCCTTGGTATTCTGAATGATCACCTTGTGACAGTATCGAAACAGGCGCTCAGAATCGCTCATTGGCCACCCCAAGTTAGCTTGAAGAGCACCGCATCATTAGCGTTCTTGAAACGGAACAGGCAATGGTTACCCATACCAGTGCTTATCCAACGGCCCTTCCAACCATATTTGCTGGAATAGTGACCCGCTTTGCCGAATTTACCTTCAAGCCACATTCGCACATCCTGGCGAACGGCAGAGCTGACGCCATCGTAGGACATGAAATCCATGGAGGTCTTAACCTTGAACTCCATTACCGACCACCCCAATGGAGTTTGAACCTCACAGCCTCGCTGGGTCGTTGAAAGAATAGAGTAAGACCCCCATCAGCCTTAATCGCGAAGCCACCCTTGATCGTCTTTCGGCACCATGCTTCGAGGAAGAACTTGATCGTCTCCGTGGAATCACCGGTCTGAAAATCCTCGAGGTCGTTACCCTCCTCCACCTGATCACGATGTATCCTAGCCACAGTAAAGTGGTCAAGGTGAACTGACATCCAGTTATCAAGCTGGATCTCTCGATTGGCTCGGCTCAGGGCGTTAAAGATCGACATTACCACCCCAGGTTAGTTTGAAGATCATAGCTAGTTTCGGATCCTTGAACTCAAAGAGTATAGGCCATGGATCTCGATAGCAATCATCCATATGAGGGGCCATAGCATAATCCACACCGACAATCAGATCGCGCTCTTTGATCCAAAGGCTGATCTCTGGTTCCAGATCGATCTTTCGAGACATTGGCCTGGTATTGGCGATTAGAACCTTGAACTTCATCGAGGGATTCCAATCAGTGAAGAACTCTTTGAATTGGCGACCAACAAACGGGTCATTCCATTCAAAGGTCATCCAGGTGTTGTCTGAATTGATCCAGCCATTGAGGGTCTTTTCATACTCGGAACCAGCATTCAAAGTAAGCCAATTCTTCAGCAAGGGCTTCATCTTGACCTCACCAGCACCCCATTCAAAGGTGGCATACTCAGTGCCGTCAATGGTGACAAACATTACCATGAGCTGAACGCCAGCTTGAATAGAAGGGCGTGGGCCTTCTTACGAAAGGCCCAAGCCATGATGCGCGCGGCTCGATGACCCCTGCCGATCTCATGCTCAAAGCAGATGTAATCACGCTGATACATGAGATCCAAACCGTCTGACCATTCCTTGATCGCTATGGCTCTATGGATCTGCCGATCAGAATCAATCTCTGGTAGCTCGATGGCTACCGGAAATTTGACATATTTGCTCGGCACGTGACGCATATCAGTGGAATAACACCAGTCTGGATATCGTCAACCTATAGCATATCGTCAGTGGGGAAGCCGCCCCACGTGAGTTTGAAGAAGACAGCATCCTTGGTTTGCCGGAAGAAGTAGTCATAACCCAGATGGAAGACCAGATCCTCCTTCCATAGGAAGGTGTGCCAGCGACAATCCAAATGAACGTCAGAGACCCACTCAGTGATCTCTTTGACATTGTTGGGGTATTCTAGAGTCAGAACGAGCGGATATGTCAGGAGCAGAATCTGCTTCTGATGATAGTAGGGTTCAAGGTGTCGAATGTGCCGTTCCATGGCTCACCTCCTACAACCCTATTTAGCCCTATTCGCCCTCAATCCAGTAAATAATTGACCACTTTGGGGAGGAATCCAATGGGAGATCGAATCAAGAAAGCAAAAGCCGCGATCAGTGCGGCTGTTAAGAAAATCGTGAAAATCCGCGGCGAGCATGAACTCAAGGGTTCAGCCGAGTTTGACGTCTGGTATCCTGATCATCCACCACGTTCTGAAAGCGCTACATTCAGAGCAACCCGTAAACTGCTCATCGAGAGTGGCACGGGTGAATGCTTTATCTGTGGTGCCAAGGATGATCTAGAAGCCCACCACTGGTATGTGGAATGGGCTTTCGCAGATGCGGTTGATTGGGCAAGGATGGAGACCCTCTACCCTGACTTCAATTGGTCAGAGTTCAAGGAGCCCGAGGATTTCGTGGATAGCCCTTTCAACATGGTCATCCTATGTGAAGAACACCATCGTCATAAGAACCATGGCATTCACAATCTGCCTTATCCAATCTGGGTTATGCAGAAGCATAAGAAGGCAGGCTTCCAGCTATTCGCACCTAAGTCTTAGGCTAGAACCAACCAGGTTACCAGGGCACCTAGGGTCCAGAACGCGATATCCAAGCAAGACCATTTGCTAGTGAAGGTCTTCGTGAAGTTCTCTAGGTGAACTGGTGTTCCCCTCTGGGTGATTTCACGCACCGTGCCAAGCACAAAACCAGCCCATGCGGCTGTGAACCAGGCTGGGTATAGGGCTAGGGGGAATACCATGAGTGCCGCACCGATAGCATGGAGTGATTGATCGGTTAGCTGCTTCTTGAGATTCAGTTGGGTTTCATCTGACATAACTACCTCCTCATGGTAATTAGCCAAACCGCAACTTGAACTCCATAGCCACCTTCTTATCCTTGAATCCGAACTCATGATTGGAGTAGGTGGTGAATAGATCAGTTGGAGTCATGCCGTTAATAACGGCACGACCGTAGAGCCAATGCCACGCATCATTCACCCGATCCAATTCGCCTATTATTGCTACCCTATAGGGCCAGCGACTAGAGAAGGTTGGTGGTCTCACCAATCCAACGGATCAGGAACCCGTTTCCCTAGGTAGATGTTGTTATCCAACAGGTCATAGTGACCCTTTACGTAGATCTTGTGCTCACCATGTTTGAACTGATTGGCCCAATACTCGTCTGAATCCATGAGGTAGACGATCGTGCCATCATCACTGATGACGACTATCTTGGTCGCCCCGCCAGGTTGGTAGCTCAGGGTGAGTCGGAAGATGTGTTGTTCCTGACTCAGCCTCTTTATGGGTTCTGCCTGATCTGCCACTTTTCTCTACCTTGTAATCGTGCCTGACCCAACCAACGCCCGCATCGCCACGTTCATGATGGTTTACCCATACACGTTCCAACTGGCCTTTCGCAATGAATTCCTCGATGATCTGACCATCGGGCATCTTGCGTTTACGGGTGTGATCTTCCTTATGGATGATGGTTCGCCAATGACCCCTAACCTCGTGACGTGCCTTATGGCTCTTAGCCTTCTTAGCAAGGATCCGGCGGATCATCTTCATGGGCTTTTTGGCCGGAATGTTGATCGTGATCGTCTTGTTGGTGAGGTATTTGCGAATCGTACCACCCGCGGCGGTAAAGGCACCCTTCTGCTGGGTTGGTGTCTCGACAACCGGCACTTCATTGATCAGAGCCAGCAGGCTGACCACAAGACGCACATCACCCCGGCTCTCAATGCATGAGTTGATGAACTCATGACTCATATCACCCATATGGCTGATTGGTCTGATCATATTGCTCATCGGTTCCCAACCGACGTTGATGGAGTTTTTGAGCTGCCTGGCCTCTCCTAGCATTCGCATAGGATCGATGCCTTGGTAACGGGGATTGTTTTGGTTCTCCAATGAGGAACCATAACCCCAACCCAGATGGGGAAAAGCACTCAAGGCTTCTTCAGGATTGACCGCTTCGTTCATTAGGTTGATCCGCAGGTGTGATAGCAGATCATCCTTCTCAATAGCCATGACATCGCCAATTTGGTTTGGAGAAGCTCTACGAGCGGTGTCAATGAGCCAAGCATTCAAGGCCATACTACTGAGCATCTCGCCCCTGTGTGGCACGTGAGCGGGCTCCTTTGACCCATCTACGCTAACCCAGGTAACCATCGACCATCGTAGCGGATCTTTTGGGTCTTCCTGTAAGAGATAGCCGATCTGCCTTGGTGTCTCGGCATCAACTCCAGGGCTGATTCCTAGTTCAGCTCCAATGCGTAACTTCTCATGGAGATCAAATTCGATCCAGACCTCGGGGAAAGGTAGACGTGCCAAACAGAGACGTTCTGCTATCTTGGTCGGGCCTTCCAGAGATAATTCACAAGCTACTCGCAAGGCCCTATCATCCACATTGAAGGGGCGAGCGCGGAAGAACTTCTTACGATATTCAGCGTAATAGGTCTTGTAGATATCCTGAGCGAGGGTCGGAGCTCGCGACCAGATCTTCTGATTGTTGAGGTCTCGCCAGACCCTATTGAGCAAATCCACAGCCGATCTCACTAAGGTGCCTTAGTGAATGACCGTTTACACTGGTTGCTCAGTTTGTCAAGCAGGATAGGCCCATAGTGAAGGAGAAATACACCATCCAAGATCCCCAGACCAAGCCGAGCACCATGGCAAAACAAAGCCACAGACGGTCACCAAGAGACAGGGTAAAATCCAAGATGTGACGACCAAGGAGGAGCAAGGTGGCTATGGTGTAGAAGAGGAACACCGCACAGGAGAGGAGAAGCAGACCACCCAATAGATCAAAGAAGATCATCTTCACTACATCCAGAAACATAGAGCACCCCTCCTTATACCTATCCTATGATAGGGTGGCATCAGCTTTCAATATTCATAATCGCTGTATCATGCCAGGCTATCACCAATATGTGCGGTTAAGCGGCTCAAAAGGGTCACTAAATATCTTCGAGCAGCCTGTAGCTAGAGTGAGTTAGAGGTCATGGGGGATATTATTCATTTTCCCAATGCAGTTCAGGGTAGCCGAGGTGCGATGGCACTGGAACCCGCTACTGTTACCGTCAAAGATATCAACAGTAAGATGCTTATGGGGCCATGGACCTTCACATGCCAGAAGTGTCAAACCAAGGCCACATTTGAATCTCAGAACATGATCTTCCGACAGGTTGAGTTCTACTGCGCCTCATGCGGTGCTCTGCATCGGGTTATCAATCCAGCTTTCGTGCCTAGCTCGCCCAGGAAGTGACCTGTGGTAAATATCAGAAATCCTTCCTGGAGATCGAGATGGCTGATTCAAACACTCCTACACCCGGTTCGCCTGGTACCTTCCTGCCAGTAATTGGCCAATCTTCTCTGACTAATGATCAGAAAAACACCGCACAGATCCAGAAGCAGAATACTTCATCCGTTGATGGTGCTTCGACTCAGAATGATATCCGCCTAAAGATCGGCGAAGTCAATGGTAACATCTACACTGGCGTCGAGACGCCAGTCGCTAATACGCAAGTTCAAAAAGTTCCAGACTTCTCGGATACATCAACAACTGGAACTGGAGCTCAAGGCCCTAAGGGTGATAAAGGCGATCCAGGCCCACAGGGCCCAGCTGGTCCCCAAGGCCCTGCCGGAACGGTTGATTATAGTGTAGTTCAACAGATGATCCAGGATGCCATTGATCAGCTGAGCTTCAAGAGCCTCAAGTTTGTCACACCGGTTCCTACACAGGTCTTCGGAACCAAATCGATTGATCTTCCAGTTGAACTGGTAGATACGCTGGCCAATACGAGTACAGTAGTTCAGGCCTCCTATTCCATTGCGACCACTGGATTGGGCACGATTGATTCTTCGGGTCACCTTACGGCTGCTGATGTGCAGGTTGATACCCCCACGACAGTGGTTGCCAATTACACTGATTCAGGTGGTAAGAACTACACCGCTTCAACCCAGATCACCATTAAGGTGCTCAAGGTTAACAGCCTAACGGTTGGTGGGCCTACCAATGTCAATAGTGCTGGAACTGGCACCTACACGGCGACGGCTCATTACACCGATGGATCTACTAAGGTAGTATCAACTGATGCCAACACGACCTGGTCTATTGTAAGCGGTAGTATTGGAACCCTAGCTGGTAATGTGTTGACCGCACCTACAGTTGGTTCCGATACTGCTGGTCAGATTAAGGCCTCCTACGTTGAAGGAGCCTACACAGTTGAAGGCACCCTCAATATCACGGTTAAGGCGGCGGTTATCAAAGCCTATTACGGCGCAGCGGTATCACCTGCCTCGATTGCTGATTACAGCACCTTTGATGGTTGGAGTGATTTCATCCAATCGCTACCCTCTAGAGGTTCGAGCAATACTCAAGCCAATACCGTTACTATTGACCAGCAGACTGTAGGTGGAACTCCGGGCACTGATCAATATGGTTGGTATGCTTATCCGAAAAGCTATGGAACGGCAACCTTCGTTGACACATCAAACAGTTTTCCGGGTGGCTGGGATGGAGCGAAGGTTCCACCAGGTATTGATGTAAGCTCTTCTGGTGTGACAGGCCCTATGGAAGTCACAGTAACCATTAACGGATCTGATACCGTATTCTACATGTATCGAACGGATCAGGATGGTATCGGTTCTAAGACCTGGGCTGTAAGCTAAGGAGAAGTAAATGGCAATTACACTTGCTTCGAATCTCGCACCAGCCGGTGGTAAGTCTTTCTATCTCCTTGAAGACGTCTACATGAAAGGCGGTCTCCAGATCAAAGATAATGTTGCTGGTCGAGACCAAATAGCGCTCACCAACCTGAAACTAGGTTCTTTGGTTCTAACCATAGCTGAGGGTAAGATCTGGAAGGTTACTGATCTCACACTCCCCAGTATTGAAGATCCTACAGCTACTCCGTCAGTAACCTGGGAAGAATTCCTTACCAATTCTGCTGGCGGTGTGGGTGACGCACCTGAGGATGGCAAGATCTATGGTAGGCAGAACGGAGACTGGTTTGAGGTTCCAACCGCTACAGCGGTTCCAGGTTCGCTCAATACCAGAACGGTAGCCATCCAGACCATTGACGGCTTGGTGCCAGATATTCCTCAGGAATTCGCACTAACGCTTTCGGTGAGCTGTATTGTGCTCAAGTTGACGGTAAGTCGCCCTGTGAAGGTTCAGGCTTTTGGTACTCCTGCGAAGGATGAACCTAACCCCTATGAGTTCATCGCAACCAGTGATCACCTAACTGATGATGGTTCGATGTTACTCAGCGATGGAACGGTATTCAGAACTAGGAACTTCTCGATCCTAGCCAACATGGAATCCCCACCAACCAACAGCATCTACTTTACCGTATCAAACGTCGATGATTCTGAGGGTTCGGTAACCCTCACACTGACCTATCTTCCACTTGAACTTCTACCAGATGATGGTTCAGGCGACGATACGGGTGATGGTGAAGAGCCAAGTGATCCGGAAACCCCAAGCAACTAAATACAGAAAACCCATTCACTAGGGAGTAACAATTATGACCGGCTTCGTTGTTGAGCGTCATGGCTACACTACCGCAGCGGCATTGATCGCCGACGTAGCTACTGACATGATTGCAAATGGCTTTGATTTTGTTTGGACAACTGGAGGAGCTTCTTCCTTCGATAAGGCCAACGTTCACAGCCCTTACAGAGTAACCCTTGAGGCGAGCGGCGATGTCGATCCACTCAATGAGGATGGTGTTTCGGTAAAGCAGCCTTGGCGCGTCTGCCTAGACGTTCAGGATCCTCAGCGTGCCTTCATCTACGTCGCTACTCCACTTCAGTTGGATAATGATGGCAACGTAGCTACGGAGAAGTTCTACCAGAGCCAGGGTTCCACCAACCTTCTAGAAAGTGTTGACTATATCGGTGCTATCGGTGCACAGGTTGGTGCCACCTACACTACTTCGGGTTCTACCCGACCTGGTATCATCGATCCAGATTCCGGTATGTATGTGCCGCCTACGCAATCAAGTGGTATTGCACCTGATGAAACCAACAAGGGTATCATCATGCGTAAGGTTCGCATTGGTGACGCCGGTGCTTCCTACCCACTATCTTACCGCCTGGTTATCACTGATCGCGGTTTCTGGCTCGGTTGCTGGGAAGACGCTACTACGGCTGAAACTTCATCGGCTTTCAACTGGGTTCTAGTTCAGCGCCCAGTTGACCGTTCAACTGGTGAGACTCTAATCACTGGTAAGGCTCCAGTATTCTGCGTCAACGGTGTGGGTGGTGATTATTGGCAGTTTGTGGTTCGCGAGTCGGATATCCTTCGCCCAGGTGCTCGTCGTGATGCTACCATCAATGCTACTGACTCTGAGGCGGTTATCAACATTGAGAACCAGGTCAGCCTGTCGGAAGATGGCAAGTACATCGTGACTTTCCCCTCGCGTCTAAACACCTCGCGTTACCGTTATCCACATGAGCTTGATATCATTGGTATCACTTCGGCAGACGTTGTGTCGCAGTACAGTGATGTTCCTCTGACGGTTTACGGTGAAGAGAACGCACGTTCCTACAAAGCCCTTCACGCTAATGGCACCGGCAACACCGGTATGCGCGTACTCATCCTTCAGCAGGGTGGCGGCATTAGCTAAGCCTTTGGGGGAGATGAGAATCTCCCCCAAACACTCATGGGGTTCGTAGATGTTTCCTTCAATATCACTGGCGACCCCCAACACAACTGTGACCTCGTCGTTCACGGCTGATGAAACATGTACGGTTGGTGTTGGTGATGGTTATGTTACCCGAGTAAATGGGCAAGCTACAACCTCGCGATCAATTGATCTGGTTGCCAATGACACTATTGAACTAGACGTCACGGCGCCTGCTTCAAGCCAAACGATATTCATCCCCTGGTCCTACAATGGCAATGACTGTCAGTTTGCCGTTGTTAGTGCCGAGACCAGTACACGCCACTCGCTTTCAATTCACTACAAGAACCTGTATTGGCCTGACTTTCCAGTTACTGTTAGTCACCTAGGCACTTGGAAGAATGCCACCACGAGTGCCGCTCTAAATTTCAGCGCATCAGCCTACTACACCACTCAAACCAGTAACCTGGGCGTGGTCATTGATCCAAAGGATGAAACTGTCATCTTCGTCAGAGCTTCTGATGGTAAGGATGTGGTCAGATTACGACCAGCAGCAAAGCCAATAGGTTACGCACCTCTTTGGAATGGTTCGACTGGTTTCTGGCAACCCTATATCCTTTGTGATAATGGTCGTGTCTACAAATACGACATGACATCCATCACCCAGATCTTCATAACGCCAGGTGTGATCATTGATGGTGCGAGATCACTTTGGAGTGATGGCTCCTCATTATTCGTGGGTGGTGATGGTTTTGTGAAGCGTCTGAGTGACGTGAATACCATTGAGGCAACATATTCGGTTCCTGATAGGGTCGTTGGTGGTGCTACTGTTGCGAATACGACCATGTTTATCACAAACACTGGTCTGCTCTATGGTATCATTGATGGAACAGTGACTCAGATCCATTCCGCTTCAATGATGGGTTATCCAGCGGCATTCCAGAATTGTATCGTGGTGCCTGTTCCTGAGGAATACGCTCTTAAGGTCTACGATGCCACTGGTACATTCGTAAAAGACATTCCAACTGGTGATGATCTACCAATGGCTGTCAGTGCCGATGGTAATGCTACTCTGGCTGTCTCCTATGCCGACAGCCTAATGGCGCAAACCCTGACCAGTCTGGATGATCCAGAGTTCACAACTTGGAACTTCACCTACAAGGTCAGTTTCGCCACACCAGTTGATGATGCTCTACTTGCTGATCATTACCTGCGCGAGTTCACAATTACCGTTCCACCAAATCCAATGGTCTCGGGAATCAATTTCCCCTCCTGGGTTGCTCCAATCAATGTGGATACTGGTACGGGTGAGCAGATCGCCGATACTGATGTCGATGGTCTACCTGTGGCCGCGGCATCGAATAGCCAACTCCTAATCAATGGAGAGACCGGCTCAACATTGATTCCAGGTGGTAGAGTTCAGATGATCATGAGGTCATCTGAAGGTCGTAAGAGCACGGCATGTAGTCTGGGTAATTACGCCTTTGACTTTGTGACCAAGGGTGTAACCACTGAGTCATTCTCGACCTATATCAACATACCAAACAAACTCAAATCCTCACAGCTGGTCTACAACCTGATTGTTCCTGACAAAGTGGTGGCCGCACCAATTGCGTTGAGCCATGGAACTCTGAAAGTCAATGGAGTGGTATATGGTGGATCCACACCGGTGAATGCTGGTGATTCACTCAATATCACGCTTAATGTTCCAGATGATGCTCTGACCTACTACAGCATGTTGAGTATTGCTGATAGTCAGTTTGCCTTGATTGTCAACAATGCGACCAACAGGGTTATGGATATCCAGCGCTACCAGGATTACTCAAGTCTAAATACCGTAAGTACGATCACATTGGATGAGACTGGCACGTATGATTTCCCCAATTACAGCGATGCCAAGGTTCTAAAGGGCGGAGAGCAACTCACATTCCCCACCACTCTAATGACTGGAGATGAGGTAGAGATCCATCATGTGCGAACCTCCTCTTGGTGGATTGATGAGCGTGATACTATCATCATAGGCCCGAATACCAACTTCGTGGTTGAAAGCTTCTCGACGGTTGATGACCAGCCGGTTAATGTCGATTTCGGAACGGTTCACATGGGCATTCCTGATTTCGATTCAGTAGCCGATGGTTCACCAACGATTAGTGGTCTATCTGATGGATACAGCATCATCATCTACAGTGAGGATATGACCTTCTCGGTTAATGGCGCCCCACCTGTAGCCAAAGCTAGTGTGAAAAATGGTGATGTAGTCGTTGCTACCTATACGGTTCAGAATCTCTGGGAAGAACGGTTTGTGAAGACCAACCTATGGGATGGAACGGTCTACGAGTTTGGATCACTTAATATCGATCCACCACTTGGTGTGAATGAAGAGCAATCACATGAGATCTACTACGAGCCTACCCGTTGGGCCCTGTATTTCACCAACCAGTCAATTGGAACGGAGAACTCTGGCCCTCAGTATATCACCGACGGTATTGGTGGTTCAGTAGGATCGGAACCAGCTTTTGATTCTGACGCCACCCAACTCAAGACGCCGTTGCCAGAACCAGCTATTAGTCGCTTTGCTACTCAGCTGAAGACACCGCTGCCTTTGGCAAAACAAGATCACTTTGCTACCCAGCTCAAAACGCCATTACCCAGGCCAAGTCTGGTTCATATGGCGGAACAGATCAAGACGCCACTACCCAAAGGTTTGGTTGAATCCACTCCTACTTTGTCGAAGTGGAACTCCTGGCTTCCTGCGGTTCAAGCGAATGAAACCTACTTGTCTTGGCCTAGATGGCCTGGTTCTGTAACCAAGAGAGCTTCCTACGAGGAATGGGATTTTGTATCAGACTTTGGGGAGAGTCATATCACCCCTGCGGTCGATATGCTGGAGAACTTTGAGTCATCATTTGGTCACTATATCGTCTTCCATACCTTTGATGGCTATTGGGAGCCTTTCAAATCGATATCGCCGAACCAAGTTCAGATCTTCTACGTCTATGATGCGAAGAGCACCTACCACAAAGCCAACATGCCTTGGCAGATGATTGGTAAGGCCACATATGGGTTTGCTCATAATAACTGGCTCAATGCAACAAGTCAGACGATTGTGCCTGTTTCGCAGGTCTTTGAGTATGAATTCGATGAACGGAAGCTCGTACAAGATCATCCAGTGAAATACGGCTTCCTTTCGTGGAACCATGATGAGTATGTGACTATCGATCCAGTCTTTGATAAGGCTGAGAAGATCTTCTTTGGTGAACTAGTTGGCTTCAATGATCCTTCGGCAAAGCCATTCACAGGCCAGAACGATCCTCAAATTCTGCCATCTAGGGCTGCTTCTGTTGAGAGCGCATCAGGATGGCATGTTGCTGATCTGGAGTGGAATACCAATCTACCACTCGAGACTGGTGGTTTTGCAAATGCCGATGATGCGTTGGCTGCAGGCACAAGCATAGCAGGTAATCTCGAGGTTGAGACCTACAAGCAACCAGAAGGCACGTTCTCCTATGTAATTAAGAGAGAGACCACACTGGTTTGCGAAATCCAACCTAGTGGCCTCATTGCGGGTGCCTGGCTCATAGGGGGTGGTTAATGGTTATGATAATCAGCAACTGTCGAGCAGTTCAGCCTTTTGTCAGTGTGACCAATACGGCAGTTAAGAGTCTGACGATCTCCATTCCAAGAGGCGGATTCAATGTTACCGAAGAGATGGAGGGCTACACTAATGTCATCCTGCCTGGGCGAGTTGAAAACGTAGAAGAGGTGAGTGTCTACGTTGACGGATTCCGAATGTTGAACCAGACGTTTGACTTTGGTGAGACGTGGAGCTCATTCACAGCGCAAGGCGACTTCCTGTATTTCAATGAGCCAGTAACTGGAACGGTTCAGATTTTCGTGGATAAACCATGGTCATACGTGTTGCCAGAACAGCACTATATCAGAGTGAACAACGTTCAGGGTGGTAAAACCAAAGCCACCAATCCTGGCGATCTATATGGTGGCACCTTCTGTGAACCATTTATCCTCACTTTGCCGGTGAATGGTTATGTTAGACTTACTGATGATCGTACGAGTCTGGTGTATGTGCCTAATCAGGGCTTCGAAGGGTATGATGCTTTCAGTTATTCAGTGATAACCGATCGTGGTCAGATTGCTGATCCAAAGTGTGTGAATGTCAAGGTAGGTAATCCAGCACCTCCTCCTAGCGATGATGCTGGTGACGACACGGGTGATGATACCGGAGATGGCACTGATACACCACCTAATGATACAGGAGGTGAGTGATGCTTGTTGGTAACCTCCCCTATGCGAATGGTCGATCGGATGTAGTTCTCCGTCTTACCAACGCACCAGCGAATAGCACAAATGGCTATGCGCCCCGCCAACCTGACCCTAAGCCTACGACTTCAAATGACTATATGAACTTCAACGGCACGTCACAGATCATCAGATATTCTGATCGAACCGATTGGCATGTCACAGCGCCATATTCAGTTGAGCTTGAAGTCTATATGGTGGATAACCAGAACCGATGGATTGCCACAGTTGGTGAAGGTTTCGGTATCGGTTGGCCTGAATGGAGTATTTTTCAGAATGGTGCTGGTGATCTGGCGTTTGCCTCATCGGATAACAACAATGAAGATACCTCCACTGCGGTATTCATGAATCACTACAATGTGAATCAGTGGTATAAGATTGGTCTTATGATCTATACGAGTGGTTCAGATATCAGAGTGCGTGGATATGTCAACGATACTCAGACCTTTGATCAGGTTATGACTCAGCCCATTGACAGCATCAATGATCTAGCGATCGGTGGTGATGCGGCTGCCTATGCCTCTAGATTGTTTAAGGGTCGCATTCGCAATGTGACGATTGGACACAGTGAATTCTGGCCAATTTGACGACCTGAATAATGATTTCTGGATGTGCTCTGCGTTATCGTCGCTCTAAATTCCTAACAGGAGAATCCAATGAGTGACGAGAACTTCCTCCATGAATACAACCGTTTCGTTGATGGTGTGACTAGCGATGCCAGCAAGAGCAGTAATGCCTTCCTGACACGTCTGACAGATCTCTACGACCAAGGCTGTGATGTTGAACGCCTTCTTACGGCGGCCTGTGGTCTGTCTGCGGAGGGTGGTGAGTTCATGGAGATTGTGAAGAAGATCCTCTTCCAGGGTAAGCCATACAGCGAGGAGAATCGTTTTCATATGAAGCGTGAACTCGGTGACGTGATGTGGTATTTCGCCACCGCCTGTATGGCTCTGAAGCTAGACCCATACGAGGTTCTTAAGGAGAATATCCGCAAGCTCGAGAGCCGCTTCCCCGGTGGCAAGTTCGAAATCTCTAAGAGTGAGAACCGAAAGGTCGGTGACCTTTGATTGACCATCCGTTCCTCTCCTTCAAGGATCTGAGTGATGATGAGCTCTTGGAGAAATCCACTGAGCTCCATCGCAACTTGAACCGAGCCCATCTCTGGGGTTCAAGCCCAGATCTTATCAATCAGCTTCAATGGATGTTGGAGATGATTGAGGAGGAGAAGATGGAACGGCTCAACAAGCAGGCCTTTGATGCGTTCAATGACATGTTTCCGGAACGGGTTGAATCTGATCCTGAATTCAAGGTGGCCAAGGGTGAGCTTGAGGAGACCAAAACCACGGTTATCAAGCCAGCCAAAGTGAGCAAGCCTCAGACTTTCACCGAGCCTGTCTTCAACAAGGAATACTCCTCTAACCACAAACCCAAGAAATAGTGACACCACACCAGGGGCACTATTATGGTGTGTTGAATAGGCATAGAAACAAGCAAGGTTAGGGTATTTGGGCTAAATACCATGAACGACGCTGAGATGCTCGACAGGGCTGCTCAATCTTGGTGTTGTGTTACTGGGCCCAGTAACTGCTATTCTTACTACCGCGTTCGCGGTTACGTTCCTATGCCCCACTTTGGGGATTGTAATGGACGATACTGACGAGGTTATTCCTAACCATGTATTCATCAGCCTCCGCTATGAATTCAAAGCTATACGGGTGATTGATCAGACTCTTTCACCAACCACGATAAAGATCAAAGCTGACGTATCGACCCTTGACGATGATTCTGATGATTACGGTTTCCGGATGGAAGTCGCCATCAACAAGCTTCGTTATTGGGTTGATCAGGTATTGAATGATAGTGTCATCCTATTCTGTGGAAATGAATGGGCCCTAGGAAGCTTCATGAGTGAAGACACACCAGGCTCTCCAGCAACTTCCAATACGGTTCTGCTCTGCCCTGATGAGCCGACCGATGCCTGCTTGGCTGAATTGCTTCTCTGTAAACTGAGTGCCATTTCACAGGGTGTCTTCGACTTCCATGCCATTGACATTGAGAGTTCCGATGGGCGTGGCATTGGATTTACCTTCGTGGGTGGCAATCCAGGCGTTTCATTCCCCGAACCAACTGAATGGTTCATGGATAAGCCCAATTATTTCACCAAGCCCTGGTGGGCTAGAGGTGATGCCAGCACTCTTGATGTTATCCCCTGCGAGGATGATGACCTCAATGAACCGCCCGTATGGGCGTATAGTCTGGGGTTCATTGCTGATAATATGGCTGATGAGACTCGCCCAAACAATGTGGTTCGACCTGAGTTCAAACCCAAAGTTATCGATGGCGGCAAGGTAGATCAATGAAGCTCAAAGGGCGTTCAACTGATGATTGGGGGAACGTGATCTTTGACACTGATGGTCTGATTGATCATCTGATGAAGGGTCATGATCTCACTGAGGATATGACTGCTGAGCCAAATGATGGAGTGGTAAGGTTCAACGCTCTTTGTAAGGAATTCGATCATCCTGAAGACCAGGTTGACCAATATGTTAAACCCCAGGTAAGCGTTGAAGAGTGGGATGCGAAGCACCAGGCCGAATGGTTCATTCCTGAACCATTTGCTAGCTTGGATGTCTTAGAATGGCTTTTGATGAAATGCCAAACTGAGCAAGAGATTGAGCGCATTCTAATGGAGTGGAACCTATTCATCGAGCGTGACATGGTTCCACTCCTACGTTGCTTGATCTACTTGGTTCACTCATTCCGAGAAGAAGGAATCGTCTGGGGAGTTGGGCGTGGATCAAGTGTGGCTAGTTTCGCCCTTTACCTAATCGGTATCCACAAAGTCAACAGTCTGGCTTTCGACCTGGATGTGCGTGAGTTCCTCAAATAACCCTGGTTAACTGCGTATAAATAAGAGCGTAGGTCGTATTAGGAGGAGCGTATGGCTCGCAACGGTTTTAGAAAAGTCCCCACCAGTATGCGTGGTGTCAAGGTTGATATGGATGCCATGAGAGCAGCCAATGAAGCCTCAGTCGCTATTGGTAACGCCAAGATGAATGCGCGCGGTGATATCCTGGGTAAGAACGGTCAGATCGAAGTTCGTAGGGAACAGATTGCTCGTGAATACTATGCCAAGAATCCACAAGCAGCCAAGCAGGCATCTCTGAAGCCCGCTATTCCTGATACGTTCGAGACACCAGATCAGGCTGTTAGCCGTCTTATGAAGAAGGCCGATACTGAGACTGATACGCCTGCCAATCTAGCGCCGCGTAAAGGTCGTAAGCTGGTGGATAAGGACGACGATTAAGAGCTTCGGAATAACCGGAGACAGAGCAATGCCAAGCACAGTTTACAACAAAATCAGCAAAGACGTTCGCCCCATCAAGGATCATGTTCTTGTGGTCAATATGGAGAAGGGTGATAAGGTTACTAAGGGTGGCCTCATTGTTCTAGATGACAACGGCAAGGAGCGTGGTATTCGCCCTCGTTGGTGTCAGATCTGGAAGGTTGGGCCGGAACAGGCCGATCTTCAACCAGGTCAGTGGATTCTAGTTGAGCATGGCCGTTGGACCTACGGCATAGAAACGGCCATCCCCGAAGGTGGTGATGATGAAGTCTTCTACGTTCAGCGAGTAGATGTCGCTGGAATCCTAGGCGTTCAGGATGAGCAACCCTCCTTCACCTAATCCATTAAAGATGCGAGTTCCGCTCAAACGGGACCATCAGCACTTTGAGGATATGAATGACTTCATTGCCTTCCAGAGGCATAAGGTGAAAGACTTTACATGGTTTCACGGTGGTCTTAATGAGGCCTCCTACCTAGACATCGAGTTTTTCAATGTCACTGATGCGTTGATCTTTAAGCTACAATACGGTTAAAGTTATGCGAGCTGAAGCCATTCAGGTGGATGATACTCCAAGGGGTATCATCCACCGTTACTTCTACCCTATATCATTGGTTCAAACCTTCCGGCCGTGTGGCTGGGAAAATTTCCATGTCTTCATCCATGAAGACGAGCGGTTTAGAGCTATCATGCATGAGCGCATAGAATGGGCGACGGAGAATGAGATCAAATGCCATGTCTCCTTTCGTTCACTCCAGGATGACATCAATGTACCGACCTGCTACCGACTCTATACTGGCTTCGTGGGTCAGGATGATGCAGATCGTTATAAAGACCGGTGGTCATGGGTAAACAGGTAGAGCACAATCCGAATATGCAGCAAGGATGGGAACTTATCATTCTCCACCCTCCGAAGACGTCAGATGTCAATGAAATCAAGAATTACACTGATACCCTAGAAGACGCCAAAGATTGGTGCGGGAAGAATACCCATGGTCGATGGACGTTTGGGCGTGAGCTTGTAAGGGATCGCTTAGGAAGCATCTACTATACCACGGCCTTCCGCTTCAAAGGCAAGCGTGACGCGATGATTTTCAAACTAACCTTTGGTTGACTTGGTGGGTGCCCGTATTAAACTGGCTCTATGAAACCAACCCGCCCCATCAAGACATTTGGAACTTGGCTCCTCGAGACTATGACTGTCTCGATCTTCAAGCCCGATGATTGTTTTGATTGGGGTGGTGGAGAAATGAAGGCCTGGATTGAGACCACTCTAGGCCTTCATGATACAAAGGGTCGGGATCCGTCAGACCCTAATGTCTACTGCCATAGCATCAGTGGATGGCCCCAAGCCAACACTATGGTTCCTCATACCTTCTATTTCCCCAATGTGCACCATGCTAAGGCGTTCAAGGATCGCTGGGGTGGCAAATATACCAAGGTGCCAATGGATCAGAGTATTCGTAGAAATGAAGCGATCTTTGGCAACTATACACTCAGGGATATGATGGATACGCTGGGTGATCCATTACCCTACCGGATCAAAGACATCATCCTCGATCTGAAACACCGAGGCATAGACTACTTCAACAATTATGGTCATATGCATCAGGAGTGGTCGAGAGAGTATCTCGAATGGCCTGCTGATTTCGTCTACCAGAGCCCTATAGGAGATTATGATGCTTTGGAAGACCATTTCCGCCATTGTTGGTTGATGACCGCTTGTGGATTCAACGGATTCGAGAACCACCTACGTGGTATAGAGTTCAGGGATCAACACCATGCTGATCTCTTCCGAATTCGTTTCGGAGAAGACCCCATGTGGGGTAAGACAGACTTGGTGGCTCTGGAAGCTAATTGGCAGAAATACGTTGAGAACCTACGGCCAATCTGTCGAGGCTGGTAGCCACCAGAATCGCGTCTAGATAGCCCTAAGACGCTCACCAGTGCTATCTAGGATCAACCTACAGGCAAGATGCCCTTAGCTCTCATAGGGCTTCATTGACTCTCATGGTGACCTAAGAGTAAATTGACGTTAGAAGGGTAGATCACCTATTGTGACTAGACACCGCAATAGGAGAAGCCACTTGGCAGCGCCAGACCTTTGGGTAGAACGCCATCGCCCCAAAACACTTGATGGCTACGTGTTCAAGAATGAGCATGTGAAGGCCCAAATTGAAGAATGGATCAAGAACCCTGAAGGTAAGATGATCCCCTTCCCCCACCTCCTATTGAGTGGTGGGCCAGGTATTGGTAAGACCACTCTGGCTAAGATCATCCTCAATGAGTTGAATGTGAATCGCTATGACATCCTGGAACTCAATGGTTCTAGGATCAACGGCGTGGATGCCATTCGTGATATTATCACTGGCTTCTGCTCTACTTACCCCAATGGTGATTACAAGGTAGTGCTTTTGGATGAGGGTGATTACGTCACCCATAATGCCCAAGCGGTTCTTCGTAATGAAATGGAGCGTTTCAATGAGAGCGTTCGTTTCATCATCACCTGTAACAAGCCTCATAAGATCATGCCCGCCCTGCATTCAAGGATGCAAGGCATTCACTTCGACAGCCTTGATATGGAGAGTTTCTTCAATAGGGTCATGGAGATTTTAGCGGCTGAGGAAGTCACATTCCAGATTGACGACCTCGAAGCCTACGTGAATAACTCCTTCCCCGACCTCCGCAAATGCATCAACCTTCTTGATCAGCATACAACTGGTGGAGTGCTTTCACCTCTTAAAGAAGGCAATGCTACCAACCTATCCTATATGGAAGATGCGGTTGCGTTGTTTAAGGTGCGAAGGTTCACTGATGCACGAAAGCTCATTGTGGCCAACGCTGACATCGGTGACTATGAGGAGATCTACCGCTTCCTCTACAAGAACCTGCAGCTCTTTGGGGAGGATGAGGCAACTCAGAGTTCTGCCATTGTGATCATAGCTCGTGGTCTGAGAAACCATGCCGTGTGTGCTGACGCCGAAATTAATCTGGCAGCGGTCATGGTCGAACTGAGTCAGCTATGAGTGATAAGTGGCACATCAGATACATTGAGCTGGCTCGCTTGGTATCCAGCTGGAGTAAAGACCCTAGCACCCAAGTAGGCGCGGTATTAGTGCGACCTGATAACAGCGTGGCTAGTATCGGATATAATGGCTTTCCCCGAGGCATCCAGGATAGCCAGGAACGCCTTGAGGATCGTGAGACCAAATACAGTCACATGATTCACGCAGAGATGAATGCAGTCTTGAACGCCCATGATAGAGTGAGGGGTGATACCTTGTACTTGTGGCCACTCCTATGTTGCGATCGTTGTGCGCCTCATATGATCCAAGCAGGTATAGCCAGAGTGATCGCTCCAACATGCCCTCCTGATAAGGAGGATCGTTGGGCTTCGATCCTCCTGGAAAGCAAGAAGCGATTCGAAGAGGCAGGTGTAGAATGGATCGAGATCCCCTACGAGAATTTCAAGGAAGCAAAGTGAGCAACTATCTCCGCAATCGACCCTTCATGGTCATCAGCTATTCATACGTTCTGACTAACGGTCAGAAACCCAATACACCAGGCTTTGGTCAGAAAGCCCACTTGGGAGCCAATCGAAAATATGACCATCGTGGATCGCATCTCGGATAAGCAGATGCAGAGCGCTGAGTTGATTCTAGATCTCCTGGAACTCAAGGTTATCAAAACTCGTGATGGTAGTTTGGATGCCAACCAGTTATTCAACACATTCGTCAATCGTCACTTCGATGATGTGAAGGCAGCGTTGGCTACCTGGGTGGCATCGAATCCAGACAATCTCCAGAAGGTTCAGGCCTTCGTGGATCAGTATAAGAAGGCCGAAGAGGAGACACCAAATGATGAAGAATAATCCTGACAGTCTAGCCAAAGTTGGAGTGATTAAAGAGACTTTGGCCAATATGCTTCGCACCTACATCTTTGAGCCCAATAACGATGAGACCTGGAAGCAGGTCACTGAAGACTATGTTGAATTCTTGGCCAAACAGGGTTTCAACGATTTTGAAGTCAAATGTGATGGCGAGAATAACACCCAATTGAGGATTGAGGCGTTTGAATTCTGGGTGGATCTATACATCCAGGTCAATGAAGGCGAAACGTTCATTCATATTCCTCTTTGTCTAAGCCCGGCTCCTACCAATGGCTAAAGTTATACTCACTGATATTGACGAGGTCATCTTCAATTGGTCTGAGCCATTTGAAGAGTGGGTAAGGGATAACTTCCCCCAGCATAGCCCAGAAACCTCACTACGTGATCATTGGCACGTGGAAGCCTGGCTCAACTGCCCAATTGAGCATTCACGCGAGCTCATCAAGGAGTTCAATGGTGATGATAACATCTGGCCCTATTTCGAACCCTTGCCTGGTGTGACAGAGACGATTAATCGCTTCCATGCTGAGGGTTGGAATTTCGTAGCTATCACGGCTTGTGCAGAGGATGAAATCACCTATAGGGGGCGCATGGAGAACCTCCAGGCTTGTTTTGGTAGAGCCTTCGACACTCTTCATTGTGTGGGCTTGCATTCGAGCAAGAAAGAGATCCTAGAGCGTTACGCGCCTACCTACTGGGTAGAGGATAAGATGAAGCACGCCGTGGATGGTGCTGATGTGGGCCATACGAGCTTCCTCATCAATTACAAGCACAATGAACGTGATTACGACTCAAGGGTTACCAGGGTCAAGGATTGGCATGAGATCTATGATCGGATTGCTTTGAAGGAACTGGGGCCAGTTCTAGCCTAAATCAGCTTAGGGCGGTTCACTATTTAGTGGCCGCTCTTTCTGTCTAAAAGCGCATACATAACGACCAGCCTGGCATGTAAATACTGGGGAGCAGCCCGCAACTACAACCCTCATTTTGGAGGTCGAAAGTGGCTAAACAACCCCGTGCAAAAGGCGCAAACCGTGCCAATCCTCGTGCAGACCGTAACATTGGTGCTCCAAGCGCCCGTGGTGGTCGTTACAATCAGGACCGCACCTCGAATGTTATTGAGCTAAACTTCCCTCAAAAACCCAAGAAGCAGCGCGTTGACATCGTACCTCGCAACTTGACCCAGGAGACCTTGGTCGCAAGTCTAGAGAATCCAAACAAGTACGTGACATTCGCAGTCGGCCCAGCTGGTACTGGTAAGACGCTTCTGGCCACCCTTCATGCCATCAAGTGCTTTAAGGCTGGCCTGGTTGAGAAAATCGTTATCACTCGCCCAAACGTAGCAGTTGATGACCGAGATATTGGTTACCTCCCCGGTGACATCATGAAGAAGATGACACCATGGATGCTACCAGTCTTGGACGTCTTTGCTGAATACTACACCCAGCTCGAGATCACCACCATGCTTGAGGAGAATATCATCGAAATGGTGCCAATCGCTTTTATCAGAGGCAGGACGTTCAAAAACTCCTACATCCTTGTTGATGAGGCACAAGGCACAACTCCAAACTCACTTCTCTCGATCCTAACCCGTATTGGTGAGGGTTCAAAGATGGTTGTTACTGGTGACGTGGCCCAGAGCGATCGTGGTAAGGATAACGGCCTTTCAGACTTCCTAAATCGTTTTGAATCAAGCGAGCACATTGATGTCATTGAGTTCGCACGTAAGGATGTTGAACGTCACCCTGTTGTCAGGGAACTCCTTGGAATCTATAAGGATGGCCAGTTCTAAGATCCAATTCTAGCAAAGAAGGCGAGTCAGGAATCCACTCTTGGCTCGCCTTCTTTTTGGTTGACAGATCGTAGATCTAACCTACAAATGGCATATGAGCAAAACGACCTTCTTTATGCCATTTGGCACCGAGCATAACCGACTGGACAAGATATCCAGGGGTGGTGATGATGTTCCTATTTCGATGGAACGGCTCGGTGATCTTGGTAAGGGTGAAGATCTTGACGAGCTTGCCTATGAGCTCTTCCTGATCGAGAAAGAGGGTCATGGCAAATTCTTGACCTACGTTGACGTCAATGAGCCCAAGAAGGCCGGTGATGTCATCTATCTTCACAAGACCCTTACTGCCGTGGGTAGCAAAGCGTTTGAAGCACTCAAAATTGGCTGGGTCTGGGACGCGGTTAATCTGGATGTGAGTGTTGAGGAGACCAACAAGCTCTACCGGGATATGCTGAATAAGGGTTCGATCACCCGCCATTACGCAGAGCTGATCTCCAACAACAAGGATGAACGCCTGCGCGAATTGCGCAATGATCTCGTTTACTTCAAGCTACGTGCTAAGGAAGACAAGAACGGCAACTTCACCGAGATCAAGGATGCCGCATAAACGTCATACCTTTTTCGATGATAACGTGCTCGCAGAGATCGCTGGCCGACTGAAGTTTGGTGGTAAACCGCTCGAGAAGATCATCGAGGAGATCCCTGAACCAGAAATCAAGCCCTGGATCTATCCACCACATGAATGTGACGATCTGGGTAAACACTTTGACCTTATGGGGTTTGAATTCAAGGCGTTGACTGATAAAGGCATCAAACTCCTAGAGAGTGACTTCCTGGTTCAGCAGACATACAAGAGGTTCCTACAAGCCGTTCGGCTCAGAGCTCCAGAGATTATCGAGAAGGTCACCAAGCACGAGCGAAAGCAAGCTCTCGAACGAGCCCGTCGTGAAGACAACTATGATGCCAAGGTTCGTGCTCGCGAGCAGAAGATCAAGAATGTCACCAAATCATGGCAGGAGGTTCGCGATACTGTGCGAACTCGCTGGAGGCGATTGGAGCGATCGCTTGCCAAACTCCTGGAGATCGATGCCAAGTTGGAATCCATGGATGATCGTGATGTTGCGTTTATTGAAGAGCTTGAACGCAGATCAATCCTCGAGATCGCCGAAGGTCGAGTGATTAGCGTGAATTGGAATGCTTATGAGGATCTCTCAATCGAGGATATCAATGAGATCGTAAAGCACTTGGATGATCATCCAAGTGGCGGTTTCATCAAGCCCAAAAGCGCTTAGAGCTTACGAGTTTTCTTGGAAGAAACGAGCAGGCGTGATTCCAGGGTCATGACTGGCTTGGCCACTGGTTCCTCGATACTCTTCTTATCGAGGTCGCTGAGAAGTTCCCAAAGTCGCATGTCATGTCTCCGGTGACAGATAAACGGTACTAACTCCTATTTAGCCTATCTCCTTTAGGTAAATACTGGTATATAGGAGGATCTCATGCCAGCCAATCCACAGCTCTTTAAGCGACTCAGTGATTCAGATAGTCTCACTGACGTTCTGATCCAGATGGAAGACTTCATGGATTCTTTGGATCTCTACGTCTTCAAGAACTGGTTCGAAGGGGAGATCGTTCAAGGCCCAGATATTCGTCGTTATTGGGTCTCAATGATCCTCAAATACCCCTATGAAGAGATGCCCGATCCTGCTGGCGCAGAGCGTCTCATTAAGCATGGCGTCAAAGTCATCTACCGTAAAGGTGAGGAAGAAGCACCAGTTGATGTCGAGGGGCCTGATGATCTCCTTCCATCGAATAAGCCCAGAATGGAGACCAAGAAGGTTTGGCTTGTCGAGATCCAGATTCCACGCCGCTTCATCGAAGAACTAGACGATTCAGATCTAGAGATGCACGTCGATGACGAGCTAGTGGATGTCGAGGATGTCAGTGATGCTCGTGATGAAAACATCGATGATGCGGAGGCATTTACCAAGGATAAGGATGCTGATGAACCCGAAGAATCAGATGAAGATGACACGGATACCGGAGGTCAATAATGGATAACCTGTTTGAAGGCCTCAAAGAAGGTGATCTTGAGGATCTAGTTCTTCCCCTAGTGAGCATTGATGAATACGAGAGCAAGTTAGACGATGATAGCATCGTTATGGCGTTCTTCGTCAAGGATAAAGACCCAGCTCAGGATCTCAACCGATTCATCCAGAAGGGTGCCGTTGATATCCTAGATACTGATGTCAGCCCTGCCCCCACCGAGGAAGGCAATTTCATGGTCTTCGTAGAACTACTACGTGACCAGGAGTTTCCTCAGAAATGCCTAGACCTAGTGAGTAGTTTGGATGGATTGACTGGATTGGATGATTGGAAGGTCGTCATCTATGATATAGAGGGTAGCCATCCATTGACTCTAGAAACCCTGGAGAGTCTAGTCAGACTCGAAAGCCATGAAGATCACACGGGTCATGATGATGATCAGGATGGCGAGGTCGATGAAGAACTTATCGAGTTCTTCAGACAGAGCGATCTTGAGGGGTTCAGGGTAGAAGGTCGGAAGGTCTTCCTTGAAGGCATCCTGACCGAATGGTCACTAGACCTCGTAGATTTTGGGCCCTTCGATGTGATCAAAGAGCGTAATGCGGTGCTCGCACAGGGCTTGCGTCTAGATGAAACAGCCCAGCACAACGTGAGTCGTCTAAAGGCCCTGCTGGGCGATCTATGGCTCGTAGAACACCTACAGAGCCACATCCTACTCAGCAGCATCCTGAGTGAAGACGTGGCTCTATTCAGGCTCTAAAAACGCAGGTCTTCAGTGCTCTTGTGCTGAACCTTACCTGGCGTGATGATGTAATAGTTGCCAGGGTTGCCCTCGACATCCTCGTAGAAGACGATCTTCCCCTCAGCGACATGGCGGGCGATCACCTCGGGTACATCGTGGAAGCATCCCCAGACTGACGTATAATCGCCATACTGTTCGAAGCCACCATCTTCGTTAGTGGCTATCTGGAGCTCACCATCAGGCAATACTCGGAAGGGCCCTTCAAAGAGGTCATTACTCTGATAGGCCTTCTGACCCATCTGGAATTCCTCATAGAGCTCACCTAGGCCTGAGTTCTGTAACAGGTCATCATTGAGCGCTTTGATATCATCGATTACCAGGTCATCAATCTGATGAATCGCAACTGTGATTCGCAAACCCATATCAATCTCCTTGGAAGTCACCATCCGCGTCGCAATGCTCAGGTGGCCAACCATGAGCCACGATATTACGTGAACGCAAAGTGCGGTTATACGCCAGGAAGGCATAACGGAAAGGGGATGTCACGACCATAGCCAGGATCAATGCTAGGAAGAAAGCACTGATCGGATTCTCGGCAATAAAGGTGTAGATGTTCATCCATCCAGATAAGCAGGAATAGATCCACAAGTCAAGAAGAAGACGCCCGGCAAGGCGTCTTCTTCCCGAAAGGAGGCTTAGCCTCAACTATGCTGGTCGGGGAGACAGGATTCGAACCTGCGACTTCCGCGTCCCAAACGCGGCGCTCTGACCAGACTGAGCTACTCCCCGATGATTCCCTATTTATAAAGCGATTCACCTTGGAGGTCAAGAACTTTAGGTCCAGAGGCTGTTGCGAATCTTAACCAGGCGCATCAACATCTCGTTATCCTCATTCAGGTAGAACGTCTCCATCCGATCAGAGAGTCGGTATTGTGATCGGTTCTTCCCCTTCAGGATAGCCGATAAATCAGTAGTCATGTCATCCTGATCCCAAATGAGTGGAGAACTCAATGGATCCTCACGCTCATTACGCCAAACGGTCCACCACAAATAGAGATACTTCTTCTCCTTGGCCGATTCAGACTGTGATGGATTGCTATGCTTGCATTCAACGATTTCCCAATCGAGATGCTTGAGGCCTTCCTCAGGTAGCCGCTCTGAATTACGACGGAACTTCCGAAACAGCTTTCGGAACTTATTCAGCTTCCAGTTGGTGCTCATGTTTTCTAGGAGGTCATCACCATCGCCCATGGCAAGATTCATAGCAGCCAGTTCAATCTCCACATAGTCGACTAGGATCTGGAAATTGGCATGAAGCATCCGATGATCAGGATCGTAATAGTTAGGCTCCAAACCAGTATCGACGATATGGTAGCGATCCCAAGTGCGGAACCTAACCCAATTCCTAGCCCTGTTGATGGGGCTACGAATCTTGTAGTTCCAAATGTCTGGCAGCGTTTCCCAAATGAAGAACCGAATGGGGAAGGAGCTCTTTAGGCGGCTTTCACGCTTACGCCATCCATCCCAGGCCATTGCGAGGGGTGGATGAGGGGGCAGGATAAAGCGGCGGGCGATCTTCTCAAACCAACGACGCTCGGTAGGATTTCTGTGAAACTTGATACCCATAGACCCTAGACTCTGTCTCGATCTATGGATCGCAGATCCTGCGATTAGACCCGAAGGGGTCTAGACCGTGACTAATGTCTAGGGGTAATCGTGCTCATAGGAGCCAGATAGTAGACATATAGGCCTATGTCAATGGTCGATCTCACTACAGGTCTCCATGGCATTAGGCATGGAGAGTCGCGCCACACAGTAGAGGTCACGTTCACCTCTAACTTCCGCCCGCTCAAGCGACAGCTAGGCATTTCACATTGGGCCAAACCCCGCCTGTAGTGGTCAACTAACAGGTTCTAGGCTCGGTATCCATCCTGTTGTTGGTGCGCCACGAGGGACTCGAACCCCCACACCGTAAGATACCAGAACCTAAATCTGGCGTGTCTACCAATTCCACCAGTGGCGCATTGTGTCTTCAAATTAGCGTATCTGTTCCAGGATCGCAACCTCTTTATGGTCTAAGGATCGTCTCCATGAAGTGATCACTCTGTACGGCCCAATCCACGCTATAGTGGAGGTCAGCCGGAAAATTGAAGAGCGATTGCCACTCATAAGGGGTACAGACATTCTTACTAAGTGGCTCGCCTGGCACCCATACGTGATAGAGATGGAAGTTGGATTGCTTCGTCATAACGTAGGTAAATATCAATTCCTCCACACGATCGTTATTCAGAATGAGCTTCATCTTATCAATCATATCACGGAGAGGGCTGAACTCCTCGACACGATCATGAACTGTGAATTGCCAAACATCATCCTTCTGATGAAGGAGGAAACGGCCTGTCTTGCTACTTTGAACCACAACGGTCGTATCAATGAGGGTTTTCATATCACCGGCCTAGCACGCTAGTCTTGGTCTTTCAAATTGAATACTGACATGGCATGCCTTTCACCAGTAAGGTGAGAATCTACCCAGTCGGGGCGATCAGGAGCACATATGACTAAGAAATCCAATGTCGAGAAGGCCGGTAAGACAACTGAGCAGGCCAACCTAGTAGGGGCAGCGCCTATGGAAGGCACGACATCCTTGCGTGATAAGGGCATCTACTTCCTAAGTGGTAACTTCACTCCAGAGACGGCGCATAAGATTGTGACCTGGATCCTGGAGGCCAATTTCAATCCTCAGGTTGAATATGATCATCTCACCCTGATCATCAATAGCCCAGGTGGCGAGGTTCCAAGTGCCTTCGCTATCATTGATGCCATTGAAGGCAGCGCAATTCCAGTTCACACTATGGGCCTTGGTATCATTGGTTCTTGTGGTCTTCTTACCTTCCTGGCTGGTGCTAAGGGGCATCGTGTCTTGACGCCAAATACCTCCATCCTGTCGCACCAGTGGTCATGGGGTGATTATGGTAAGGCTCATGAACTCTTTGCTACAGTTAAGCAGTATGAGATCATTCAGAACCGTATTCTGAACCATTATCAGAAGCACACTGGTCTGAACAAGACGCAGATTGAGGAGAAGCTTTTGCCAGCTCATGATGTCTGGCTAAGTGCACAGGAAGCGTTGGATCTTGGCCTGTGTGATGAAATCAAGATCATGGGCCAGAGGAAGTAAACCACTAAATAGACCTGAGCTCAAATCAAAGAGAACCATGTCAAAAGAAGATGTCATCAAGATGAAGGGTCAGGTTACCGAGGTCCTTCCAAGCGCACTGTTTCGCATCAAGTTGGAAAATGATTTCGTAATCATCGGCCACATTTCGGGGCGGATGAGGAAGAATAATATCAATGTGCTCCTGGGGGATCGTGTGGAGGTTGAAATGACCCCCTACGATATGACCAAGGGTCGGATTACCTTCCGCTTCAAATAATCAGGCCCAAGTCAACTTAAAGAGGATCGCTTGGTTCTGGGTCTTGAAATAGACCCAGTTCCAGCGGTCTTTGTATATGCCCATAGCATTGGTCGGCATGAAGATGTAATCAGATTTGGCTACATGGTTCTTTAGCCATTCCATTATCTCCTCTTCAGTCTCTTGGGCGAACTCAGGCGTTCCAAGACCTTTGACTTCCACACCATATGGATGATTGGCGATCTCTAGCTCAAAGTCATGCTCGCCCTGAGTTAGCATTGCCTTTCTGATCTTCATGAATATGCCAGTCTGATCATCGCTCTTAATGATAGACTTTAGGAGGTTCAGTGTCTCGTTATCCTGAGGCTCTCTAGTCAATGCCATGCGAGCTTCCACATCATGGCATCCTTCTGGCTACAGAATGATATCCTAAGACCATGAGTTATCGGGCATTGGTAGAAATACCAATGCTCCTTGATGCTAACCTTGATCCAAGCCTTAACCTCAGAGTTCACAGTATAGCGCAATCGAGGAGGCTTCGGAATTGGAACCTTCTCGACAATCAGGTCTGCTCTAACTGCTTCTGTATGCGGCACTGAGTGAACCTCATTTTGAATCCAGACCTTGATAGTAAGACAAATCAGACTGTCAAGACCTACGTCGTGTCCACATAGTCATCTTAAAACTACCAGCTTGTGCGGCGTTGGGGAATGTCACAAAATAGGCCATTCCATTCCAGAACCCTGACTTATACCTAGGATATAGCTCAGGTTTAGCAACCTTCTTGAATTCTATTACAGCACCAGGTGCGTGAACCTCAAGCCACAATCTCTCGACATCGAGGAGGATGACCTTGCTAAAGGTCTTATCATCGTGCTGGATCCAATAATTGCGACTGCGACGGTTCTTGATATTCAGGCGGTTAAGGCGATTAGTGAGTTTCAAATGACGGCTGAGATTGAAACCACCAATTATACGTTTTCTTCTCTTCCGTGCCATCTCATCCCCAGGCTAGTTTGAAGAGCATCACATCCTTTACCTTCTTGAAAAGGAAGACCTCGCACTCCTTGTTGTCAATACTTACCAGACAGACCTGGTGTTTGATCTTCTGAGTCTGAAGCCAATCTCGGATAGCCTGACGATATTCTCGACGAGCCTTCGGCCCTTCCTCTTCGGGTGGGCGAGGCTTTACCCATTTACCATTAGGTAGAGTCGAGACCAGGGGTAGCTTCTTCATTGTCTGTGGAGTCTTGTGAAATCTCGACTCATAGTGACTCTCCCACGCTTTCTTTGGAGAGTAGTAATCCATAGACATCTCACACCCTGACCCATTTAGGATGTCAGACTAACACCTGAATCAACTAGCCGCAACCATCTAATCTTGGATTTCGAGTGCGAGGCGCATTTCAGTCAGGAAGGCCTTCTGGAACATCTCCATATCAGTTTGGCTGGAGAAATAGAACGCGAAGACTGTAAGGGTGTGATCACCTAGAACTACTGGCCTCAAATGAGTAGATTCGTAGATCCACTCATTTGAACAGCACTCCTCACACCATGATAAAATCCGAGATGGCCAGGGGGTGGCAATGATAGCCGCACCGGAGATCGCGTGGGGGCTGTTTCGCATTCTCAACGGTGCGGCTATCTTACTGTCGCCATACGGGGTCTTGGGCGACCTCCTCAACCGTATAATCGTTCTTACCGGCACTTCTGCTGAATGCCTCGAGGAACCTTTCGCGAGCTTCCTCAAAGCGTTCCGGCATCCGGACATGAACCATCGCAACCAGTTTTTCAAAGGTATCAACCTCCGTCGGATCCACTGGTGCGCCGAACAGCAGTCTCAGAACCTCCTTTGGCTCAGTGACATGCGATAAACGCACAAATCGAGGGCTAGTTGCGACAGCCGTCTCGAATTCGTCCGCAGAAACCACCGACATACCCTGCCCCGTGAGCTTGCGAAGCTTCCACTGCCTGTAGAGACCCTTCTCAAGATCAAAGCGCAGACCAACCCTAGCTAGGCGTTCTTCACCCTCGAGTAGTTCAAAATCCTTACGCATCTTGGCCAACACACCAAGCATCGTAGACATCATGACACCCTTATAGGGGCTGTGATCCCTACCTGGTGAGAAGTGACTGAACTTCAACCATTCAGGATTACCACCAACAAAGTCTACCTGAACGTAGCCCTTTGAAGGATCCCCTGCTACGGGGAAAGCAGTCTGGAACTGACCACCCTTAAGCGTCTTCGTCTGAACATGGCCCTCTGGAAGAACTTCTCGAGCCCGAGCAGCCACTTCCTTGAGCTTGAATACAGGTAGATCAACCTCTCCAACAAAGCGAGCCGCTTTGTTGTTCATCGCGAAGTCGAGATCGCCAGAGTCATCCTGCTTGCCCGCGCTACCCATGAGGTTTGCCATCGCATACGCAAAATCAAAACCCGGTAGAGCCATGACAGTAACGACATGATCTACTGTTAGAGCAACATACTCTCTTCGAACCCGCACCATTGGCAGGTTCGGAAACGCATTTCCACCCATGATAAACCACCCTGAAAGGTTGTGCCTTGCAGGGTGGCTAAATCGAGCCCAAATGTGGTGCGACTATTACGACCCTGCCGATCTCCATATGTCACACCAAATAATCATGACCTATTCCCTCATGTTTGATGTATAGGCTCTACTTGGAAGTCTGAGCTACGTCAACCAACTTTTGGCGGATCAGAGCTTGAACTTCCTTATCATGCTGTAAGAGGTCATAGACCTCAGGGCTAATGTAGGAACCACCACCGCCCATACCACTTAACATCTTACCGCTGACACAACAGCTCATAACGCAGGCGGTAGCCAGACCAGCTTTACCTGGCTCAACAGGATGGATAGCCTGCAAGCGATAAGCGTAAGGCTTCTTCGTATAATCAACCATGCCTTACGCTACCTCCGGCATTCACTGATCCACCCACGTCATCGCAATTGACGGAGCCGCCTGCATCCACGTTGCCCGTGATGTCATCAGCGTTAACCGAGCCGTTGGCATTCACATCACCACCTACATCGTTACAGTTGACTGATCCACCAGCACCGACATTACCCGCGACATTCCCCATGACCGAGACACTCAGGTCACTCTTGACCGAAATAGGATCACCTTCAACCTTGATTGTCAGGATGGTTTTCGGATCCTCGATACCCGACTGATCAGTGATATCCACGCCATCAATGATAATGCGACCACCAGTCATCGTGATACTGTTTCCACTGAATGACCGACCTGCGATATTGATGCTACCCATTCTCTTGCCTCCAATAAGATCACCGGCTATGACCTTCCGGCTCTTAGAGCGGTCATAACTGAAACGACTGTAAAGAGCTAGAAGATACATCAGACCGCCAAAAGCCAATAAGACTAGCGGAACAGCAAGGTCTCGATTCAAAGCCCCAACTCCTTCAATTGTCTAATCGTATCGTTGGCATTTGTATGGAGAATCGCCACACCACCGGCTTCAACCCATCGCTTGGTATTCTTCTCCATATCATCAATCAGGATGTCACCCTCCGCCTTCATGTATTTGGTCTTATAGCGTGAGTATGTGGTAATTACAGGCACTTGGCTACCAAGCTCTCTAAGGGCCCATGCCTTCTTACCAGCCTCTGCGAGCTTATATCCCTGACTAGGGCATCCGGTGAGTATCGTAGGGTTATGTGGTGCGATATAAGCCCAAAGTTGTAGGGCTCCAGGCATTGCCGGAAGTTGCGACCAATGCTCCATGTTTTCTTTGATAGTCTTCCACATCACAAACTCAGGAACCGAATGTGGATGAACGCCATATTGAATTTCGTAACCGCGCTCAAAATCAACGAGCACGCCATCAAAGTCGCAAAAGATGTGAGGCACTGAAGGCTCCTTAAGAGTATCATGTCTCCTTAGGATCTCGACTGCCTAGATGTCAAGTTAGATGGCCCAGAACTCCTTGTGGTCGAGGTAAATGTTCCTCATCTGACCATGGAAGTTATAACCAGCAGCATTCGCACCATCATTACCAAAGGTTATGCCGGCCATATTGCTAGCTAGCGAGGTTGTGCGTGGAATACCACCTTCTCCACCGGCATTGGTTGAGCTAGTGCCAAGTGTTTCTTGAACCTTGACTACATTGTCGAGGTAGACTCGCAAATAATTGGTGGTATCCTGGCGGTAATACATCACACCACAACGATACCAGGCGTTGCTCTGAATATCAGCAATAGTGTAGGAAGACATTCCATCTCCACCATCCTCTGTCGCTTGCGTCAATATCAGTGAGTTATTATTCACTGATACCTGCCAACATGGCCAACCCACACCATTACCCTGGCCTAGATTCACCAGGTATTGGTAAGCTGTAGGGGTAGACATATTGAAGTCAATCTGGAAAGAGAATGGAAGAGGAGCCACCTGAATATCGGCATTAGGCAGATACGCGATTGCTTGATTTGTTCCATTGAACGACATGGTTTCAGTCGTGGAGTTGTAACTCGGATCTGTAGAACTAGTGAATCCCCCGCCAGACCGTTTGGTTACCGTTACTGGGCCCAATTGCGTTGTGGAAGCCGTGCTAAAGACATAACCGGAATCAGCATTCGCAGTAGTCTGGGCAGGCCCCAAGGCAGCATAAGCCTTACCAATTGGATTGGTTGACGCTAGGATGCCAGGGTTGAATGTCATTGAGTCTCTCTCAAATAGACCAGAATAACTGACCAGGCCCTATGAAAATGTTGCGAATCTGACCGTAAAACATACGGTTAACATAGTTGTTGGCATCCGCCCCAATCACAATGCCATTGGAGGCCTGTTGAGGCATTTCAACAGCCCGATAATCAACAGCACTTCCTAGGATACTTGACGTGAATTGCGTTCCTGTCTGTGAAACGGTATTGTTGGGTGATAGCGCCTGTTGGAATTTCTTCTCACCGTTGAGGTAACCGCGAATGTAAAATTGGCCACCTGTCCATGCTTTGGTTCCAGAATTGTAGGTGCCACCCACATTGTAAAACATCAGCCCTACTCGATACCAGGTGTTGATCTGGATCAAAGCATAATCATACCAAGCCTGGCCGTAATCCTGACCTCTAGAATTGGTACCAACATGGAGGCAATTACCAGCTAGTTGAAACGCCCATTCCGACCAGCCAATACCAAAGCCCTCGCCATTATCAAGAATGAATTGGACATCTTTGGCCGTGGTAGTTGTCTTGAAATCTACCTGAACGCTATAGGGTGCCTGAGTATGGAGAGCTGTTTGGAGGTTGTATCCAATGGAGGTTCTTCCATTAAGTGTGAATACACCGTTTGAAAGAGCTGGCACTTGCCATGTATAACTCTGATTACCACTCGCAGTCTGATTAACCGTAGTGGTCTTGTTGACAGTTATTGAGCCGATCGTTGTAGAAGAACCAGTTGATGGGGTATAGGCGTATGCAGAATTGGCAGTAGTGATAGCAGGCGAACCCGCCTGCTTACCAATCAAATTAGTCGATCCTAGAGTGCCAGGGCTGAAGGTCATCAGCTTACCTGCATATCTCCAGCCAGATCCCAAGAATTGGCTGCGACCTTAGTCAATACGGCAGAGCTACCAATCTTTCTAAAGGTCAACGTATCACTATGAAGGATAGTCACACCGCTATCTGGAGCAATATATGCCAAAACACCATTGACCCAAATCATGCTAATCTGAGTACCAATGGGGAAATCAGTCGTAGCATCAGCAGGCACGTTAATGATAGCAGTTCCCGATCCGCCATCAACACGCAGATACTGATCACCAAGGGCCAAATCATATGAACCCTCCGCTGCCTTGATCGATGTGGTATTGAAGCTAGTTGGAATATCGGTCTTGAGTGCTAGATCAGAAAGGTCACTCTGAAGGGCTACTGGATCACCACTCGGCGTCGAACCATCATGAGTATGTAGACGCTTCGTCTGGGTATTGTAGGTTACTTCACCTTCAGCACCAGTGAACGTAGCATGATCCACTGTCGTTCCACGACGTAATTGGAGTTGGGTAGACATTGACTTCCTTCTCTAAGACTACTGCCTATTTACCGCTTCTTTCTGAACGATCTTGCCGTACATTATTAACGCCACTCCGGTGGATTACACATTGAAATCGGTAATTGCGTGGTATTTGAAACAAGCCCTCCCCAGCGGGCTTACTCCAGATAACACGGAAATCACCAACTCTCAATATATAACTCACCAGAGGTGCGGCTGAGCTGACTCTTTCATCGCCAGGCTCAGCGGTACGAAAATGAGCTAGGGAGTGGGACGACGCCGCAGACTGAATACCTCTGTTGATGGCCCCATCATAGGTGAAACACCACAGATATCTTGAGCGATTAAAGTGGGCATAACATTTCGAATGATAGGTAAAATCACCCGCATTGTATCGCTGGTAAATTCACAAGGAATCCAAGAGAACTTGAATAACATACCTTGGCGTTTACGCCTAAAGGAGATGAAAGCCATAGTGGGATATTGGGGTGCGATGGTCGCATAACGCGATTCTTCTTGTGAGAGGCGATAATCGTTGCCCTCATTCATCTGCCATGTGGCAAGAAGCGTCTTAAGGTCCTCAAGTCTTTCTGGAGCCAGGCGGAACTTGAATCCAACCTTGAAATGTCGAGTGCGATTCCGCCAAATTGGCTTGGAGTCGTCTAATTCAAGATTGCTCATCTGCTTCTTCTCTCTTGATATCCTCGTCTAGCAGAAACGAGTATGTCGACCAAGTATCACAGTTCTCAAAGAGATGCCACTTAAACCCAAGCTCATAATCGAATAACTCACTGCATGGGTTTGGGTTCAATCCGCGACCTTTAGCCTGTGTGATCCAGATTGGATAAGCCTTCGGATATATCGTTGGGTAAAGCATAGGGCTAAAGGTCTGGATAGAACGACCATATGTGGAATTCAGGCTCATCTTCCTGAATAATTCCTGCAGAGTGTCAGGTTCATCATCCTCTTCCCATGATAGCTTGAAACGGATAGCATCACTCTTTTCCGAAAAACGGATCACGCTATCCTGCTGAGTAAAGAGGTTAAAAGAGTTGGATGGTTTGAATCGCCACCTCCTACCCTGCTTGCCATAGGAGTCACCTAGGTATTCAAAGAGCTCCATCTGTCGATCCATAGGAACATACAATCTGATCTCATGACCAAACCAATTACCACCACGCTGGTGAGGCTGACGCTCGATGAATTCATATTCCATGTGGGTTGCTTTGCGCTCACGTGATTCAAAAGATCAATATTCTCAGATAACCGCCTGGATAATTACACAGGAGCAATGTGCCAATTTTGACAGCTATGATGTTGACCTATAGGATGACTGGATGAAAGACTATTATGCCACTCTGGGCGTAGAACGCTCTGCTGATGACTCAACAATTAAAAGTGCCTATCGTCGGCTAGCCAAGGAATACCATCCAGATACCAACAAGGCTCCTGATGCCGAGGCGAAGTTCAAAGAGATCAATGAAGCATATGAAACTCTGAAAGATCAGCACAAGAGAGCACAATACAACGCTGCCAGTTTCGGTAATAAGTCTCACTTTACCTGGCATAGTAATCCTGCCGCAGGTGGCTTTCACAATGTCAGTGATATTGATCTGGATGAGATCCTTCGCGATATTCGCCGTGGCCGTTCCCCCTTTCCCGATGATGCTCGTAACCGAGACATCATACTGACCTACTCCATCACCTTGGAAGAGGCCTACCAGGGGAAGGAAGCGCAGATCAAATACAACCTCCCCGATAAGGAGCAGCAGGAGATTTCATTCAAGATACCACCAGGTATCCAGGATGGTATCAAGCTGCGATTCACTGGCAAGGGCGACGACGCGATGCAGGGGGTGAAGCCTGGTGATCTATATGTGAAGATCAACATTGCACCCCACCCTAGTTTCATCCGTATGGGTTACCATCTAGTCACTAGTACGATTATTGGATACATGGATGCCATGTTGGGTAGTGATCGAGAGATTGCCACTATTGATGGCACCAAGATCAAGATGCGAATTCCAGCGGGTATCCATCCAGGTCAGAGCTTGAGGGCTGCTGGTAAGGGTATGCCAATGGGTAATGGCCAGAGGGGTGACATGATGGTAGAGATCATCTTCCAGCCTGAGAAACTCACTGATGAGCAACGCGATCTTATTGAACAGGCTCGTCAGAAAGGTGCTTGACATTCCACCAATCCTCACTATCTAGGTCTGGAGAGGAGGAAGAATGCGGTTTGTGCTTGCCTTGTTAGTAGCCTTGCCAAGTGTAGCTCATGCGCAAAGCATGGAACCGATGCCTTATGGCATTCACAAGAATCCTCAGATCGCCCAATGCACACAGGTTGAAGAAGCCTATGGCAAGGAGATGGTCGATTTCTACTTTACCCTCCAGCGTTATTCTAGCGATCGGGGTGGCCCTGTAGATCCTGCTATTATCAAGGATACCTATTCTGCTCTTGTGGAAGCCAAGGAATTCGTACATACAAACGTTCAATTCGTTCAACGAGCTGAAAGCCGGCATGGTCAGGTGTTGGTTCAGGCTTGTAGAATTGTAACGGCAGATGCTCACACCGAGATCGAAAACTACGTGAGGTATCTGTTACGTGAAGTTGATCCTAGAGACCGATGGAGCCGCCATCTTGCGGCAGAGAAGTTCCGAATGGAACTTCAGCAACTCACCCGTAAATACCAAGGATATTGAAAGCGAGATCACCCGTCTTCTTGAGGAAGAAGGTGGTATTGGATTCTCGGCTAATCAAGCGGGCCTTGCTTATCGCATATTTGCGATGAAGATCGATGATGAGGTCCGGTTCTACTACAACCCAGAAATCCTCCTATCCAGCGAAGATGAGCAAGTCTCGATGGAAGAAGGGTGTCTGAGTTTTCCAGGATTATTCCTCAAAGTCAAGCGCCCCAAGCATATCAAGGTGCGCTACCAGGATTCCAATTCATGTTGGCATGAGGAGGATCTTGACGGAATTGCGGCTAGGTGCTTTCAACATGAATTGGATCACCTAGACGGAATCTGTTTTACCGATAAGGTGAGCAAGCTCACCTTGGATATGGCCAAGAAGAAACGCGCCAAGCGCGAAAGGAAGAACTGATGTCTTTGGAGAACTTCGATCCAACCAAGGCGAATGAACTACTTGAACGCGCGGCTGTGATCGCAGAGCGCCATGGTCATGAGTATGTAACCCTGGAGCATCTCCTGGCTAGCATCCTCCAGGATCAGAAGGTCTTGGAAGTATTGACTGAACTCGGAGTTAATTGCTCTGACATCTCGGCAGAGCTCTTGGAGTATTTCAAGACTGATCTGATGGGTAAATCCAATGGTCGGCCTCCTCGCCAGACAGCACCTCTTGGTCGGGTAGTCAATCGTGTGGTGGGTCAGACCCTCTTCTCCGGTCGTAGTGAAATTCGCCCTGTTGATGTGTTGATTGCCCTCCTGGGTGAAGAAGATGAGAATAGCCACGCTTGCTACTTCCTCGCCAAGCAGGGTGTGAGTGCCTTGGATGTTAAGACTGTCATTTCACATGATAGCATCTTCGATGAGGATGATGAAACCAAACAGATCAATGAAGGCGGAGAAGAGGGCGAGGAAGATACCGGCCCTAAGAAGACCAAGGCAGAACGTATCCTCGAGAAGTTCTGTATCAACTTGAACGAGGCCGCCCTTGAAGGCAAGATTGATCCTCTGATTGGTCGCGAGACGGAGGTCGCCTCACTAGTTCTCACCACCGCTCGCCGAACCAAGAACAATACGGTTCTCGTTGGTGAACCGGGTGTTGGTAAGACTGCGGTAGTCGAGGGTCTTGCCAAGATGATCGCTGAGGAGAACGTCCCCGACGCGATCAAGGGTAGCATTGTCTATTCACTCGAAATTGGTGCGTTGATGGCTGGCACAAAGTTCCGTGGTGACATGGAGGAGCGCGTTAAGCAGATCCTCGATGCCGTGGAGAGGGTCGGTGAGGATAAGGGTATTCTCCCCATTCTCTTCATTGACGAGATTCACACCATGATGGGTGCGGGTGCTGGTAGCAGTGGTGCTCTCGATGTGGCTAACCTACTCAAACCAGCCCTCGCTAAGGGCAAGCTACGCTGTATTGGTGGCACGACCTACGAGGAGTACCGCAAGCATTTCGAGAAGGATCGCGCGCTCCTGAGGCGCTTCCAGAAACTCGATATCCTGGAGCCTAGCATCGAGGATGCAAAGCGTATCCTTCATGGCCTGGCCAAGGTTTACGAGGATTATCATGGCGTTACCTATGAGGGTGATGCCTTGGATGCTGCGGTTGACCTAACGGCTCGCTACGTGACTGATCGTATGCTGCCTGATAAGGCCATCGACGTCATTGATGCCGCTGGCGCACGCCAGAAGATTGCACCTGAGGATGAGCGAAAGACTGATATCACGGTCGAGCTCGTGGAGAATGAGGTCAGTCGGATCGCTAAGATTCCTGCTCGAACGGTCAAGGAAGATGAAACCGAGAAGTTAGGTCATCTGGAACAAGACCTCCACAAAGCGGTCTTCGGCCAGAATGGTGCCATTGACGCGGTTGTTGATGCGGTATTCTTGAGCCGGGCTGGCCTGCGTGATCCTAACAAGCCACAGGGTAACTACCTCTTTGCTGGCCCGACTGGTGTGGGTAAGACTGAACTTGCGAAGCAGTTGGCCAGCACATTGAGTATTCCGCTTCATCGCTTCGATATGTCGGAATACATGGAGAAGCACAGTGTCAGCAAGTTCATTGGTTCACCTCCGGGCTACGTTGGTTTCAGTGATGGTGCCTCGGGCTCGGGTCTGCTGACCAACGCGGTTGAGAATAGCCCGCATTGTGTCTTGCTCATTGACGAAATCGAGAAGGCCCATCCGGATATCTTCAACATCTTCCTCCAGGTTATGGATAACGGTCAACTCACCAATAGTGCTGGTAAGACTGTGAACTTCCGCAATGTGATCTTCATCATGACCAGTAATGCGGGTGCTGCGGAACTCCAGAAGAATAGCCTGGGCTTTGGTGGTAACTCGATTGCTGGTAATGACGATAAGGTCATTGAGCGTATGTTTGCACCTGAATTCCGCAACCGGCTTGATGCTATTGTGAAGTTCAATGCGCTCAAGCAAGAGAACATGCTCCATATCGTGGATAAGTTCATTAGCCAGTTGAACAAGCAGGCTAGCGAGAAGAACGTAACCTTAGCCCTTTCGGATGAAGCAAGGAATTACCTGGCCCGTAAGGGTTATGATCCGAAGATGGGCGCTCGACCACTAGCTCGACTGATTCAGAATGAACTAGGCAAACCGATGAGTCGAATGATGCTCTTCGGTGATCTGAAGCATGGTGGTGTGGCCAATATTGATGTTGAGGATGACCACCTGGTTATCAACACAGATACCATTGAAACACCTGAAGAGCAGGTTGAACCCTCGGCCTAATTGGGTTGCTCCAGGTGAGGATAATCTCACCTGGAGCATCTTTGGTGTTGATTTAACCTACTGATCTGCTAAAGAGAGTGCGGTAAGACGATCGTCTTACCTTCCAGAAGATCGAAGCGAATAGATCGAAACGGCGGCCGACCTGATCGAACCGTTGTAAGGAGTCGTTTCGATCATGGATAACAAGCTCGCCGAAGCTCTAGTTCAGAAGGGCGTTCTAAAGGAAGGAACTGAAGTCAGGGCCAAGCATAAAGCTATGGGTCTGGGTTCAGTAAACAACGTCATCGTCAGTGGTGACTTTTCGATTTCAGCCACGCACATTCGCGAAGATGGTCGGGTTGTCTTTAAGCTGGCCGACCTACGTAGCGGTGCGCCATCTAGTGTCTTTGCCGAAGACATTGAGGATATTGATGGTATGGATCCAGTGCGCTTCGCTAGTGTTTACGATATTACAGCTGATGGTGGTAAGGCCGTAGTGGGTAAACGGCGAGGCCGTAAGCCGAAGAACCGTCAGATTGAGGAATTCTAAGATGCGTAACCACATTATTGCTGGTATTGTGTCATTGGCCATTTCGGCTTGTTTGCTCTACGTCGCCGTGTGAGACCCAAGTGTCAAACATCATCGAATTCCAATCGGCAGCTCAGCTAAGGAAGTTGCTCCAAGAACGTGAGGCCGAGATTGCTTTGCTCAAGGAGCAGCTTAACAACCAGGAAGCCGTGAAGGAAATGCTCAAGCTGCAGGTGCTTGATCTGAATGATCAGGTGGCTGAGTTCATTAAGCAGATGGGCATAATCCAGAAGAACCTGGTCAGCCTACAGAAGAAGCTAGATTGAGCTAAATACCCAGTTGTAAGGAGATAGTTGTGGCCAAATTGCATGAAGAGATTGTCGTTGTTAAGATCAGCAAGTTGCTCAAAGACGGCGAGACTCAGGAAGTCATCCTGAGCCCAGAGATGAAGGAAGCCTTGGCTCTAATGGCCGAGCAGGTTCTATTCGAAGCCTCTGATGCCAAGTTCCTTATTGAGGTGGTTGACCTCGCAGAGTAGTGATCTGTTTCTCTACTTCCTCAACCCACCGAGTTAGGAACGTTCTATCTTGGTTATGACCTGACTGCTCAGCAGTTACCTGATTCCATCCAGACGCAACGCGAATGCCTTCTATAACAGAGTAGGCTTCGCGTTCTTCTTTGAGTTGATGGCCTAGACCCTGACAAAGCAATTTGGTTTCAGCATGTAGCTCATTCCACACCTTGCTATTTAGGGGTAAGGTCGATCCGAAGATCGCTTTCGTACAAAGCATGTAGAACCCTCTAAGGGTCATAGGGTAGCCATGTATGAAGACGAGTGTAAGGTGCTTCCATTGACCCACAATGGGCTTCTCGGCTAGCTTGCTATGAACGCAATTGGCTTTGATGAATTGTTGGAGGTTACTCACCAAGGATCTCCAAACCCATCTTACGTGCTATGGTTCGCAGCATATCGGAATTTACTTCCTTCGCGGTTACCAATTGATCAACCTGTTCCTCATGATCATAGATCGAAAGATCCTCGGCACCTTCGAAGATAGCCCAAGCACTTGTGGCTTCCAGACCGCTCTCTACGATTGTCTTATACAGACCAGGCTCGGGTAGGAAGCCATGCTTCAAATATTTGGCCATACGTTTGACCACCGTATATTTGGCGACCACACCCTGAGGCGCGAATCGCAATACATTATCCATGATATCCAGGTGAGCCTGCTTAGTCAGGCCCAGTTTCTTACCATCAGTTGCTATCTGGCAGACACTGAAATCGAAGTCTTTGAAGATCGCATCCAATGAGTCATAGAATCGCCTTTTGATGATCTGAACCTTCAGGCCATTTACCAAGTAGGTAGTTGCTCTTGGGCTCTTGAAGACCTCCTCGTAATGACCCAGGATCTTATCAAATTGCTTCCAGTCCTTGGTTTCACTGAAGAAGATATCAACATCACCATCCTCTAGACTCTTACTCTGTAGTAGGCGGCGCGGTGCTCCACCAGCTAACCAGGGGCCAGTTCTTAGATTCAATGGTGGTAGGATCTCGAGTATCGCCGCTAGTTGCTTCAAGCCTGGCCCATCGGGAATGTCGATGTATTCATAAAAGAGACTGCCGCTTGGTGTCTTAATGGTATCAAGCTCTGATACCATCAGCTTCCAAGGTGAAATCGCTTGAGCAATGTTGGTTAGGAGATTCATATCTCCAATTAACTGGTGTGACCTTGGAATGTCATTATTCGTTAAATAGCTGGCATAACAGGAGGTCAGTCGTGCCAGATACGGTCATCATGATGAGCAACACTCAGGAAGTAGCCAACCTTACTGGTCAGTCTTGTAAGGCTGATGGCTGGTATGGTCACACTGAAGGTCTCCACACCATTGTGATGAATGTGATCAATTTCACGGGGCGCATCTTCATTGAGGCCTCGTTAGCTATGACACCAACTGATGATGACTGGTTTGAATTGGATCTTAGTCATCATGGCTTCCATAGTCATCACGATGACCAAGATTGTGGTTGTGATCACAGCCATAATCATGGCAATTATATCCAGTTTCCCCGTAATCCAAATGTGCCTACTGGTAGCCAAGAAACTGGTGGAGACACAGGATCATTTGGATTCACATTTCGTATCAACGCTCTTTGGTTACGAGCGCGCCTAGATCGAACCTATTTGGATCCGGCACTTTATGACTTGGATCCTAATAGCCTACAGGCTCTAGGATACGTCAACAAAATCACTCTGGCTCGTTAACCGGTGAATGCTGCGTTGAGCTAAATATCAGAAATTCCTTTGGAGAGCGATCGCCATGGCCACACCAGATAATCCAGAAACGTTCCTGCCTAATATTGGTGGCTCTACCAATATTCCGTCTTCTTCAGGAGAAGACTCGGCACCAACCTCAAACGATATCCGTTTGAACGGTAATGCCAATGACGGCAAGCGTTACCTATCAGGTGGTTCACCTGCTACTGGTGGAGGTTATACAAGCGCCTCAGGTCAGGTCTCGGTGGTCAGTGGAGCTCAAGGCCCAAAGGGCGACAAAGGTGATAAGGGCGACACTGGAGCAACTGGCCCACAAGGCCCAGCCGGACCTCAGGGGCCAGCGGGACCAACCGGCCCCCAGGGACCTCAAGGTCCCCAGGGAGAGCCTGGAACTGGTGGTGGCGGATCGATCAGTGTCACTAGGCGTCAATATGATGACGAGGATAGCAGCCAGTTCACCGATGATCCTGAGATCAATCCAGCAACAAAGATCGCTTTCACTGGCCCAGGTGTTTCAGTTCAGGAAGGTGACGTAGACACTACGGCTGAAGTCAACGTACCAGGCCTCACCATCCAGAATGGTGATTATAACATCTACACCAGCAGCCTCAGCTTTGAGGGTGCCGCAAGTGCGTCTACCAATTATGGTTTCACAAACGTCTACGTAGCCAATAACGTATCGCTTCAGGGTGATACCGATAACATGATTCGTGGCGTTTGGAAGTTTGATCTAGGCCCTGGTTTCACGGCAGCAATCGATGGTACTGATAACGAGCTAGTTCATATCGGTTTCTCGGGTGGCTCCGCTCTAACGATCCACGATAATGGTGAGATTGCTTCTTCCTACCAGGCAACTGATCTATACCTTAATGATGGTCTCGATATTGATGAGGATGGTTCGAACCATCTGACCCTGATCAACAAGGGTGTTGAGCTCCTTAATTGGGATACTACGGTTAATGGTGGTTCGGGCGGTTTTGTCACCTATGGTTACCAGACTGGTCTGGCTCTGAAGGCCGGAGCGGGTATCACGATTGATGTTGGAACAGCTGATCAATCAGGTAGAAAACCAATCACTATCAGCGCAGGTGATGTGAAGGGCATCGAGAGTGCTGACATTGATGGTTATGGTCACCTATACCTCCATTACACTGACAGCACTATCGCTGATCTGGGTAAAGTCACGGGTAATGATGGTCGAGGAATCGAAGGTGCGTTCATTGACGGATACGGCCACCTCTTCCTCAATTATACCGATGACACAACGAGCAATGACCTAGGCAAGGTTCTAGGAGAACAAGGCCCACAGGGCCCACAAGGTGATCCTGGTCTATCGGTGGTTACTGCTGAAATCGATGGTTATGGCGACCTCTACCTCCACATGAGTGATAGCAGCCTGGTCAGTGCCGGCCATGCTACTGGCCCTCAGGGTCTTGGTGTTGATTCGATTACTATTGATGAGAATGGCCACCTACAAGTCACCTACACCGACTCCACTACTCATGACGCTGGTATCGCGAGAGGTGAAAAGGGGGATACCGGTTCACAGGGTGAGCAGGGCCCTGAGGGTTCGCATATCACCTCAGCAAGTGTTGATGATGGCATTCTGACTCTGAATATGAGCGCTGGTGAACCCATAGTAGTCAGTGGTAGTGTTGCTGGCCCACAAGGCCCACAAGGTGAGCAGGGCATCCAAGGTATTCAGGGCCCAGAAGGCAAGCATGTTACCTCCGCTAGTGTGACAGGTTCGACTCTAACCCTAACAATGTCAGACGATTCTGACGTGGTAGTCAGTGGAAGCGTTCAAGGCCCGCAGGGTGATACTGGTGCCAAAGGTGATAAAGGCGACCAAGGCGATCCTGGTAAGTCAATCGCAAGTGCGGCCGTAGATGGAACTCAACTGGTTCTAACGATGACTGATAGTTCGGTCATCAACGTAACCGGTGACATCACTGGTCCCCAAGGTGACCAAGGCCCTCAGGGTACACAGGGTGAGCAGGGTGACCCTGGCGTTAGCGTAACCGCTGCTACCATTGATGAAAATGGTCACTTGGTTCTAACGATGAGCGCCGGTGAACCTATTGATGCGGGTGATGCCAAGGGCGATCAAGGTGAACCAGGAACACCTGGTACGAATGGTCGAGGCATCTCGGATACTGCTATCAATGGTGATGGTCACCTGCTTATCACGTATGATGATGGTACTGATCCTATTGATCTGGGTAAAGTAACAGGCGAGGCTGGTAGTGGTTCTTCTATTGAGGTTCAGCAGGCTGGCACACAGGTCGTAGCCGCAGCCACCGCAGTAAACTTCACTGGCACAGGTGTTACGGTGACCCAGGATGGCACTGTTGCTAATGTAGCGATTACTGGTGGATCGAGTGGCGGAGGTGATTCTGGTATCACTACGCTGTCGTTCAAGGCCAATTTCGCTAACAATGTCTTCACCAATGTTAGCGATGTTTCTGATCCAAATTGCACGATTACACAGAGCACCAACGACCTTTTGGTCAAATATCCTGCAACCTACGGGTTTATGGGTAACTTTTCTGCTTTTGCGTGTTCCGATGGATCTACTCACAAACAGAAGACGGTATCAACCAATTTCTACGGAAGCTTCAACAGCACTCCAGATGGAGAGCAAAAGATCAGCCTAACTCTTGTTGGTGCCACGAACACGATTTCAGTATTGGGGGCGAGCTCAGGTTGGGTTCTCTTCAAAGTCATCTTCTTTTAAGGATAGCCGTAGATGCCTGTTACACCCAATCTATCTCTTAAAGCACAGATCACGAATTTCGCTGATTCTGCTTATTGGAGTGGAAACGATAACACCAATGATCCTTACATTGGTTTAGCCTACCAATGGCAGGTGACTATTACTATCCAACCACAACCTCATTCGAATCATACAACAGCAACGCCTAACTATTTCACAGGCCAAGACGTCAAAGTCGGTGATTGGTTTGCCTCAGGCCAATATGGTAGAGCAAACTTGATCACTTCGATTGTAAGTGCTGACTTCTATTCAGTTACTTGCATTCTAGAAGACTATGAACGTTACAATCTCTTTACCGACCCTAACCAATCAGGTGTGGGATTATGCGATCCAGGAGTCAATGGTATCATATTCCGCCTCGGTGGTGATGGTTTGCCAGCTCTTGGGCCTATTGATGACTTCTATCTGCCGACCAAATCTGTAGAAGATCTATTGGCTCGTTTCATCGCTCAGAACTCCACTGAGCAAGTGCTGGTTCATCAAGCCGCTCACGGCATGTATGTGGGTGACGTGATCTACGCAGATCCTGATTCTGATGCTGGTTACAAGAAGGTCACCTCGGATACATTCAATCGAGCAATCGGTGTGGTCGTAGAAACCAATGTGCCAGGCCTGGAATATTTCAGCTTCCGCCCAATTGGTCGTTTGGTCAACAATGTCAATCCACCCCTCTGGGGATCTAATGGTGATATCTTCTACATGGATCCGAATGAGCCAGGTGGTCTGACCAATGTAAAGCCTGATGGTATCGCTATTCCGGTTTACATGCAGTTGGATCTTCCGACCCGTGCGATCCTTCTTGAGCGTGGTGCCGAGGTTGAGCACATCGCAGAGTCTGAGACTAATAAATACGACGTCGAGAGTGTGGCTTCCGGTCAAACCACATTCACAATGCCAGATGATGCCAAAGAGATTCTCTACATGGCCATCAACGGTATTGAAAATGAGAACTTTACCTTCGATGTCTCATCAAAGGTGCTGACGTTCGACCCAGTAGAGACCGGCTATGGTGTCGATGTGGATGATGAAGTGTTCTTCATCTACAAAACCTAAGTTGATCAACTAGGAGAGAATAACTATGGCACAACTACGCGCAAAGCAGATCAAGCTCGCTGCGGCAGGCGATTTGCTTATTGGTGGTACGAACGGAAACGGTGATGTCCTAACCAAGGGCGCGGATGGTACGATTCTAAAGGTCGTATCGGATGCTCTGACATATGACACACTTTCGGCAGCAGAGACCACATATGATAACTCGACTTCAGGCCTAGAAGCCACTGATGTCAAGGCAGCGATCGATGAACTCAAAGTTCTGGCAGGTGGTGGAACTTCCGGTCTTCAGACCGAGGTAGACTCGATTGAAACCGCTGTTGGTCTTGGAACTGATGGCACTAAGACCGATTTCTCTTCGGCCAATTATGTCACAGCTAGCGGTACGTTCAAGGCAGCTATTGAAGCTCTTGATACTCAGCTGAAAACAGCCACTGATGCCACTGGCACCAATGCCACAGCGATTAGCACTGAAACAACTCGCGCAGAAGGTGTTGAAGATGCCATCATTGGTGGTGCTGGCTTGGGTTCAGGTGGTGCCTATACTGCTGACGATGAGAGCAATTACATCACTGGTGCTACCTCGCTAGCAAATGCCGATTCGCTCCTAGATGCTAAGATTAAGGCAAATGCCGATGCTATCTCGGGTCTATCCGGCGGTGGCTCGCAGACCGAAATGGATGCCATTGAGGCAGCGGTTGGTTTGGGTACAGACGGCACCCTAGTTGCATTCCAGACCGGTGGTTATGTTGATGGCAAGGCCACTTACTTGGCTGCGGTCAACGCCCTAGATACCCAGGTTCAAACCAATACCAGCGCTATTGCTGGCCTAACGGGTCTTGGTGCTCTACGCTTTGACGGCACGGTTGATGGTAATGAAACCAGCACTGATGCTTATGATGCTGATAACAATGCTGGTGGTCTTCATGTAACTCCAGTAACTGGTTCGGTTTATCGCGTTGCTACCACTGCAAGCTCTAATTGGGCAGGCACTGGTCTAGAGGTCAACGTAGGTGACTACGTGGTCAAGACTTCAGATGGATGGCTCAAGTTCGATAACACCGATCCAACTGTTACCGGTTCGGGCGTCATTAGTGTAACTGGTGGTACGCATGAGGGTTACACTGTTGCGGTAACTGGTGCTGATGTTACTTCGACTGGTGGCACGATCACTATTACCGGTGGTACGGGTGCTGCACTTGCTGGTGTCAACCTAGAAGTTGACGCAAGCGGTATCAATTTCTCGGATCTTGGCCAGGTTGGCACGCCAGCTGATGGTAAGTTCCTAAAGTGGGATGCCACCAATAGTGAGCTTGCTTATGCTGATCTTACCTCGGTAACTCAGGTAGATGAGGATTTCACACCAACGGCAGCCGCCAACGTATCGTTCACCCTTACCAACACTCCAGTTGGTGATGTATCGGTTTACATGAACGGTATTAAGCTCACAACTGGCGGTTTCACGATTGCTGGTACAACGGTTACCCTGGTTGACTCGGTTAACGGTTATCCATATGAAACTGGTGATACTCTATCGGCTACCTACAACAAGGCAGCTTAATAGGTTCCTAGAAACTCAGATGGGGTGGAGATTGCTTCACCCCATTTGTGTCTCTGATAAGTAGCTATATGACAGAGATTCCACTCTTCATACAATTGAAAACTGACCATCCTCTATCGAAGGAGGAGGCCATTGCGTGGTATCGCTGCGTCAAGGATAATGCCCCAAGTGGCACCCTGACCAGCGTTCAGACAACAAATCCCCAAGGTGATCCTGATGTGGTCTTCATGGTTCACAAAGAAACCCAAGACGGTATCCACCTTTATGTAATTCCCCTAACCCGCGACCTCATTGATGAGGAAGTGGCTAAAATTGAAGAAGCATACCCAGAGGGCGAAATTGAAGCAAGTTCTGAAGATGTAAAATCCGCGCGTCAAGGACCAGCTGACGCGGTTGTGATGTCAGAAGACGATTACAACCACCTTTGTGAAACGCTGGCTAAGCACCAACACCAACGCTGGTATGAAGCTCGTGCTAATTCCGGTTGGTCATTTGGTCTATTGGTAAATGAGACAAGTAAGCAACATCCACTTATGCGCCCCTGGGAACAACTACCAGAAGATTACCGCAAAGTTGACTATGAATTGCCCCACCTGTTTATGAATATGCTAGTAGAGCAAGGTTACGTTGTGGTGAATCGCAACGACCTCAATGAGTGGCTGAATAAGAAGAGGTGAAGAACGATGACGAAAGCCATCGACATCGTTCTACGCCTTTTGGATCCTGCTGAAGATTGCGCATTAGTGATCCAGGATGCCTGGAATGCTGATTGTGAGGAGTTCTTCATAGGATTGGATCTAGCGGTCAATCCTGATCTCCAATACCATTTGGATAAGGTGCCAGGTCTTCCTGAGGATGATGCCGAGGAAGGCACACTGACATTTGGTCAGTTCTTCCAATTGGCTATGAGCCTGGCCAGAGATAAACCCCTACCCGAGCAAGCGGTTCAAGCGGTCAACAATGCCGCTATGTCAGCGGATGCCACTGAATGGAACCTATGGTATCGTAGGATCCTGTTGAAATCACTCCATAAACACCTACCCATGGATACCATCCAGAAAGAGCTAATCCGCTTGACATCTGAGTAGCCTGTGTTATCAATCGCGTATAGATCGGATACACAAGGAGTTCAGATGGCACTGGTGGAAGAAATCGTCGCAGCTGAAGCAGCGTTGGAGATTCTCAACGGAGAAACTGAGCCAACAGCAGATCTGCTGGTATTCATCCTGACCGAGGCGTCAGATCTCTACCACAACAGCGATGACGGCGAAAGCTTCATTACCGATGCTCAGTATGATGAGCTCGAGAAGATGCTCAAGAGCATCGACCCCAAGAGCAAATTCCTTGCCACTGTGGGTAGCGATGTTCGAGGTGGTAAGATCGACCTTCCCCACCCCATGGGTTCGCTGGATCAGGTATATGAAGGCGACACCGCCAAGTGGATCAAGGCCAACGGCTGGGAAGATGAGCTCTTCGTAATCTCGGATAAACAGGATGGTACGAGTGCGCTCAACTGCCATGGCAAGGGCGAATCAGGTCTTCGCATTGCTTATTCGCGTGGCAATGGCTTCCAGGGTGCTGATATTACGCGCCATATGAAGCGCATTACTCGTATGCCAACAAATGGTGCGGTTTTGGCGGCACTCGCGGGATATGATGTGCGTCTCGAAGTCATCATGGAAGATGACGTCTTCGCGGCAATGAAGGCGCAGGCAGAAGCCGAAGGTGGTCGCGTCTACAAGAATGCGCGTAACTACGTGGCAGGCCGCATGAACGCCAGTGAAAGCCCGCAGAGCTTCTACGATAACGTCAAGGTTATCGCGACCAGTATCGTTAGCCCTAAGATGGGCAAGCTCGATCAGTTTAAGACCCTCGAAGCGGCTGGTTACGAGGTTACACCGTATATCACGGCTTATGGTCGCGAACTCACAGATGAGTTCTTGATCGCGCACCTGACCAAGCGTCGTGCGGAGACCAAGACTGCCATCGACGGCCTGGTTATCGACCTCGATGATGCGGAGAAGCGCGCCGCCTTGCGCCGCAATTCCAGCAGCATTAACCCTATGTATTCTCGTAAGTTCAAGATTGGCGGCGAAGACAACGTGGCGATTGCCGAGGTAGTCAAGGTTCATTGGAACCCCAGCAAGGCTGGTTACCTCAAACCGCGCGTTGAGATTCAGCCGGTGGATCTGGTCGGTGTGACGATCACCTACGCGACTGGTTTCAACGCCAAGTTCATCCGGGATAACCTCATTGGGCCAGGTGCAAAGATCCAAATCACTCGTTCGGGTGATGTGATCCCCTTCATCCAGAAGGTCATCGAGCCCGCAGCACAATGGGCCGAACCCACCGAAGCTGAGTTCGGCCAGCTATCATGGACCGATGGTGACGTGGATCTCTATATGCTCGACCCTAGCCAGAATCGGCAGGTTCAGCTCGAGATTATCAACAGCACCTTCGGCGTTACTGGCCTGGATGTGCCGCATCTTCGCGAGGGCAGCATTGAGAAGCTCTACGAGGCCGGGCTGAAGACGGTCGTGGATATTATCAAGGCCGATGAAGCAACGCTTTGTGCGGCGTGTGGTGACAGCGCGGGCAAAAAGATCCACGCGGGTCTTCGCCTCAAGCTGGGCAATGTTGAGTTGGGCATCCTGGCCGGCTCGACCAACCTGCTAGGCAGGGGTATCGGCCGCCGCAAGATGACCAAGTTGATCGAAGCTCTTGGCAACGATGTCGTGCTTGTTGATCCGATTGATGTTGCGCTCGCAAAGCGCATTGCTGACGTTGATGGTTTCGGTAGCACGATCGCCAACACTATCACGCAGAACCTGTCGGCCTTTCGGGCATTCCTCGCAGATATCGACGGCTACTACCAGCTCGTGAAGCCCAAGGAGAAGGTTGTCGGTGGTGACCTCGAGGGTGTGACGGTAGTTTTCACCGGCATCCGGGATAAGGATCTTGAAGCCAAGATCACCGATCGTAGTGGTCGAATTGGATCGAGCGTCAACAAGGACACTACCTGGCTGGTGGCCAAGGATCCTAATGGCTCGTCGAGTAAGCTGAAGAAGGCCGCTGATCTTATTGGCCAGGATCACATCATCAGCATCCTGGAAGCAAAGGAGCGTTGGGGCTAATGACAGTTTATCACGCTACTATGCTGAAGGCCTTTGTGTCGAGGCTTTCGACCGTGGCTTTGATGGTTCTTGCTGGCTATCTCTGTTTTGCACAGACAAATGAACCCGAATGGGCTAAAGCCTTTGTGCTGCTCTTTTTGGCATTTGTCATCGGAGGTCAGATCTACAAGCTGATTGGATATCTGGCCATGGACCGAGACGAATTCCTCAAGCAATGGGAATGGGAGATTTCACAATGAGCAACGGTGGTTTCAATCCTATTGCGGGCATCGGCCTGTCAGCGCCCTTCCGTGATCCGGGAGATAAGCGCTTTAATAGTGCCGAATGCCTCCAGGCTCTCATAGACAAGATTCAGGCAGAACCGGAGATCATCCGCAATCAGTTCAACATCGTGAGCCGTGAAGAATCGGGTGAGATGCATACCAAGTTCTGGCCTGCTATTCTCGATCCGACTAAC